TTAGTTGGACTCCACGAACCATTTACTATCGTTCAAGTATTGTGGATCAACTTAATTATGGATACGTTAGCAGCATTGGCATTTGGCGGTGAACCAACTGATAAAGCCTACTTGAAAGAAAAACCAATTGCAAGAAATGAAAGCTTAGTTACAGGCTATATGAAATCAAATATTGCTGTAAGTGCGTTATTTATTGCATTAGGTGTATTAGGTATTTGGTTAAATGTATTTGGATTACACGATTTAATCTCTGACCAATCCGAACCTGTAGTCAGAACATTTATCTTTACTTTCTTTATTTACGCTGTTATTTTCAATGGCTTTAATACTAGAAATAAAGGATTTAATGTACTGAAAAATATTACCAAAAACCCTAAATTCTTAGTAGTAATGATTGGTATTGGTATTGCACAATCATTAATTATTCAATATGGTGGTGCTATTTTCTCAACTGTACAAATGAATTTACATGACTTCTTGTTAGCATTAGGTTTAGCATTCCTAATCGTTCCAATTGATATGATTAGAAAAGTGTTTGTTAAGTAGTAAATTAAGCTAGGTAGAAATACCTAGCTTTTTTTGCATTTAGGTATTGACAAAAGAAATATTTTGTCTTTATAATTGCAACTGTTAAATTGTTACAAAGGAGTTTCTTATGTATCAACATAAAAGAGGGAAAATTAAAGAATCAGCAATTAAAGCGTTAGTTACTGATCCTTTATTTACAAGTAAGATTGAAAAGCCAAAGAAAGGAAAAGGATCTTATTCTAGAAAGAATAATAAAAAATCAGAAGGGTGGGAGGTTTGATGGAAAATTTACTTAAAGCTATTAAGCTATTAAAAACTAGCTATTCAATTGAAAAAGAATATACAAGTGGTGGTTGTTGGAATTTTGTTGAGGCGTTAAGATTACTACACAACCACAAAGATGGGTTAGTAGTTTATGACCAAGTTGAAGGTCACGCTTATTATACTTATGATTGGGTAAGTTTTTATGATATTAATGGCGAACATAAATTTGATAAAGATAAATCAAGTAAGTTTATGTATGGTGAAGATTTAGCCTTTATTAAACCTGAACAATGGTGTTCAAGTATTAAAAATAAGGGTAATTGGGAAATCTGCATAACAGACAATACAGGGATTATTACAAACTTAATTAGTTTTGATACTTATGAATCAATGAAATTCTTTTTGGAAAAAATTGATCAAAAAGTATTTGACAAGTACACTGTAACCCTATATGATCAAAGTCGAGATAAATTAGTAGTTTGCCTTGACAATACTAGTTGGCGTAAACTATAATTTAAGTAGTACACAAGAAATTGTGTAAAATGTTAGTATAGCAATAGCTATTTAATTTAAGAAAATCAAAGGAAAACAAAATGAAGAAAACTTTATTAGCAACTTTTATTATTGCAATGGCTTCTACAGCTTATGCAACAACTACAGGTAAAACACTACCTACTGAACCATTTGTAGTAGATGGTTATACACCTGATACACGTTCATCTGAAGCTAAGGAAACTTATGCTAACCGAGTTACTAAATCAGATGTTGAAGGTAATAATCATTCTGTTATGGGTCAAGATAATACCGTTCTTGCAGAACACGGTAGCTCAAGTAACTTTGGTAACCAAAACGTAATTGGTGCAAATGCTAAAGATGGTAATATCTTTGGTGATGGTTCAAGTATCACTGGTTTACAAGCTCAAGCTTATGGTGACAACAACCACTTAAAAGGTGAACAAAACTCTGCCTTTGGTATGAACAACGTTGTAACTGGTGACCATACCCATGCTATTGGTGGTGGTAATAACATTACTGGAGATCAATCATTAGCTACAGGTCATTATAATTTAATTACAGGTGCTAATGCTGTAGCTATTGGTTACGATAATAAAGCACTTAAAGATGATACAACTGTAGTTGGTTCTGGTGCAAAAGCTGATGGGTTAAATGCTGGTGCGTTTGGTTCTAAAGCAACAGCAACAGGTGAGAGTGCATTGGCATTAGGTACAGGTGCTAATGCTACAGCGGACTCTACTGTAGCGATTGGTAATGATTCAAATGCAACAGGTAAAAGCTCTGTAGCAGTCGGTGAATCTACCAATGCAACAGGTGTATTTAGTACAGCACTTGGTGATAGTGCTACAGCAACAGGAAATCGTACTGTAGCAATTTCTGTAGATTCTGTAGCTAAAGGTGATGAATCAATTGCTATTGGTGCAGCTAGTAAAACAGATGAAGGTGTTCGTACAATTGCAATTGGTGCTAAAACAGAGGCACAAGGTGAATCAGCTACAGTAATTGGTAGTCATTCAACAGGTAAAATTCGATCTACTGTAATCGGTGCTGAGGCAAATGCTGAAGTTCGTAGTTTTGCTGGTGCATATCAAGCTAACGCAACAGGTCAATCTAGTGTTGCTTTAGGTGATAATGCTAATGCTACACATGATAATTCAGTAGCTTTAGGATCACAATCAGTATCTAAAATTGAAAAACAAGTTACTACAGCAACAGTAGGTACAAATACATATAATGGTTTTGCTGGTACTAATCCAATTGCAACAGTATCAGTAGGTACTGAGGGTAAAGAACGACAAATTGTAAACGTAGGTGCAGGTGAAATCAGTGCAACTTCTACAGATGCAATAAATGGTTCTCAATTATATGCGGTAGCAAGTAAAATCGGTGAATCAGTTAAAGTTCCTGTAGTTGAACAAGGTAAAAATGTAACAGTGGATGTATCTACTAATGCAAATGGTCAAACGGTTTATACAGTAAACGCTAAAGACCAAAAAGATTATACCCCTGAAATTTTAGCTAATACAAAACTTATCAAAGAAAATTCAGATAAGATTGCAACTAATACCGCTGATATTCGTAGTGCTGAAAAATTGATTGATGCTAATGCTAAGAATATTGCTGAAAATACTAAAGCAATTGAAGGCAATACTAACTACATTAAATCAGTAGAAGCTAAACTACCTGAAGTAAAAGCTGGTGATAACACAACAGTAACAACTGAAACTGATGCTAATGGTAAAGTAACTTACACAGTATCAAGCAAGGATTATCAGCCTGAAATTGATAAGGTAGATGCTAAGGCTGAATCAAATAAAGCTAAAATTGCTGAAGTTGAACAAGAGGCTAAACGACACACTGTAGTAAAATCAGGCAAACATATCACAGTTGAAAAATCAACAGGTACAAATGGTGAAGCTATTTATACTGTTAATGCTGACGTAGATCACCTTGCAACTAAAGCTCAAGTGAACGAAGTAAGTAAATCAGTTGTAGGAAATACGAAAGCAATTCAAGAAAATGCTCGTAAGATTGGTAACTTAGACCATAAGATTAATAAAGTTGAGAAAAAAGCTCGTGCTGGTATTGCTAGTGCAATTGCGGTAGCTAATATTCCACAAGTTACAATCCCAGGTAAATCAGCATTAGGTGTAGGTGTTGGTGGTCATCATAATCAACATGCTATCGCTACACGCTATACACGAATGAGTGATAATGGTAAATGGATTATTTCAGGTTCGGTAGGTGTTACCACCCAACGTGAAGTGAATTATGGTGCTGGTGTTACTTATCAATGGTAATAGTTATAGGTAGGCAATATTGCCTACCTTGTATTAAATATAAACTTGGAGAATAAAAATGAAATTATTTAAAACTTTAGTATTAGGCTTATCAATCGCATTAGTATCAGCTTGTGGTAATTTAAATAAAGTAACTGACGAAGGTACTTTAGCTGATGGTCAAGAACTTGTCTGGCCAGAAATTGAAAAATCAACCTTTAATCACGATGGTTCACAATTTGGTAGCTGGCCAAATCTTGAAAGCTTAAAATTAGTTGAGCTTAATGGCAAAGGTATGAATAAAGATCAATTACAAAATCTTTTAGGGCGACCACATTTTGCTGAAGGTTTGTATGGTGTTAGTGAGTGGGATTATGTTTTCAATTTTAAAGAAAACGGTGAACATAAAATTTGTCAATATAAGATCTTATTTGATAAAAATCACAATGCTCAATCGTTCTTTTGGAATCCTGTAGATTGTAAATTAGATTCTCAAGTACATGAATTATCAACTGACTTTTTATTTGATTTTAATTCAAGCAAATTATCAGTACAAGGTAAAGTGTATTTAAAAGAATATGTTGAAAAATTAGCTAATGCCAAAGCACTAACAATCATTGGCTATACTGACAAATTAGGATCTGATAAATACAACCTAGCACTATCTTCAAAACGTGCAAAAGCGGTGAAAGATTATTTAGTTGCAAATGGTATCAAAGCTGATATTACAACACGTGGTGCAGGAAAAGATAGTAAGCAAGTATCTTGTGATAATTTTAGTAAAGATGAATTGATTGAATGTTTAGCCCCTAATCGTAGGGTAGAAATTATCTCTTATCAATAAGTTTTAGTAATAGGGAAAGTAGAATTTTCTACTTTCCTTTTTTTTTGTAATTTTTTTTCAAAAGGTATTGACAAGGTAATAAAAATCCCTATAATGCAAAGTGTAGGTTAGATAAACAACTAAGGAGATTAAAATGTTTACTTTCTATGTATCTTTTCAAGAATCAAAAAACTTTCAAAAATGGGAATCAGCTATCAAGGTTGAAGTAGCTGAAGATGAAATTGAAAGCAAAGTAAAAGAGCTTTATGAAACAAATAAAAAATTCTACCCTAATAAAACTTATGCTTTCATTGGAACAGAGGTGAATGGTACTTTTGATAATATTGAAAACGTTATTTTAGATTACCAAGCTACTATGAATTTCAATGAAGAGAATCCAACTTTAGAACGTTGGAAAGATTATTGGGTGCATTATAATTTTTAAGGTGATTTATGTCTAGAGGTTATCAATTAAAACCAGATGAAATTTATGATACTATTGACTTGCTATGTAAAGAGTATTATTATAACCCTGAATGGGAAGAACAATATGACAATGACCAAGAATTATGGTGGCGTTATATTGACCAAGATGAAGAATTTCAACAACATTATTAAGGATAAGTTATGTTAGAATTAACAAAAGGACAAGAAGAGGCATTATTTAAACGCTTAAAAAATCACTTAGAAACTCACCCTTATGTTGTCCGTGAAAATTGGAATGGTAGAACAATTGAAACAAATAAGGTTAGAATTCTGTGGTATGCTGGTGGCAAAGGTCATTCATTCTTCATCTTGTCAAAAGATTTAAATACAGAAATCAATATCTATGATGGAAAGAATGAATTAGAATACGTAAAAGAATTTGCTCAATATTGCTACAGTTTAATCAATCTTGGTAATGTTGTACAAGAAGAAAAGACTGAACAATTTTTAAGTGCATTTCTAGGGGAATAAAACTATGGCTTTAAAAATCAAAATGTCAAATGAAGATAAAGACAAATTCCTGTATAATTTAACAGGTATTTTAGAAGAACTTTGTCAGACTGAATACTATCAGACAATTGATTATGATTTTTCTAGTGGATCTAGATTATATGTCTTTGCAAACTTATCAATTGAATGGTATAGTGGCAACGGTTATAAAATCACTATCACTAATAAAGATGGTCATTATATTGATATTGATCATAAATCAAGCGAAGTGATGAATTTTATTTTATTGTTATCAGATATGTGGAATAATCCACCAACAATGAAATATAGCGATGAATTTTTACTTTCATTTTTACAAGGAAATAATCAATGAGAACACTTTTACTTTTACGTGGTGCAATGGGGTCTGGTAAATCAACTTTTATTAAAGAAAATGGTTTAGAGCCATATACTTTAGAGGCTGATAGATTTAGAACACTAATTTGTAATCCACAATTAAACGAAGAAGGGAATTGGCATATCACACAAAGAAATGATACTCAAGCGTGGAATATGTTATTAAGCTGTTTAGAAGAACGTATGCAACGTGGAGATTTTACTGTTATTGATGCTACACACAATAGTCCTAAATTGGTTAAAAAGTATGTTGATTTAGCTGACCATTACAAATATTCAATCTTCTATTATCAACCTGAAACCACTTTAGAAGAGTGTATTGAACGTAATGCTAAACGTGACCAATATAAATTTGTCCCTGTTGAAGCTATTAAACGAGCTTACACTTTAATTCAAAACGTGGATTTGCCAAGTCGATTTAAACGTATCTATTCATTATCAGAAATTGATAATTTTTATATTCCTGATATTACTGAACAATACGAACAAGTAAAAGTGATTGGTGATATTCAAGGTTGCTATACAGTTTTAAAAGATGCTATTGGTGAAATTGATCCTAAAACCCTATATGTTTTTGTAGGGGATTATTTAGATCGTGGCATTGAAAATAAAGAAGTATTAGATTATATTTTATCTATCCAATCTTTACCTAATGTGGTTCAATTGGAAGGAAATCATGAGGCACACTTAGTCAATTGGGCTAAAGGTTTAGAGGTTAAATCAAGATACTTCTTGCGAAATACTTTACCTGAACTTGTGAAAGGTTTAAACGAAGATCAAGTAGTAGAATTGAAAAAGAATATTCGCAAATGGTGGAAACAAGTTAGACAATGTTATGCTTTTAATTTCCATAATCAAAAATATTTGGTTACGCATGGTGGATTGACTAGTGTTCCAAAATTGACCTATGTCTCAACTGAACAAATGGTAAAAGGTGTAGGCAATTATGAATCAAATGTAGGTGAATTATATCAAGACAATTACTTACAAGGTAAATGTCAAGATTTCATTCAATTACACGGTCATAGAGGCGTTGAAAGTAGTGATTATTCTTATTGTCTAGAAAGTGAGGTAGAATTTGGTGGTCATTTATCAGTAGGCTTAATTCAACCAAATAAACCTGTTGAAATTTTGCAATATCAAAATACTGTATTTAAAGTATTGAAAGCTGAAGAACAACAAGGCGATGAACTTGATCATAGAACAGTAGAAAATGAACAAGTAAATAAAATGTTATCAAGTCGATTAGTTAAATCCAAGGCTTGTGATCATAATTTAATCTCTATCAATTTTAGTCGTATGGCATTTAAAAAGAAAGCTTGGAACGATATGACAATTAAGGCTAGAGGTTTATTTGTTGATAAAGTTAGTGGTGAAGTTAAATTGCGTAGCTTCGAGAAGTTTTTTAATTATGGTGGCGAAGTAGAAGCTACTACCAAACGCTCATTACAAGCTAATTTAAAATTCCCTGTTAAATTATGGCTAAAAGAAAATGGCTATTTAGGCATTCTATCTGTAATTGATGATAAGTTTGTTTTCGCTACAAAATCAGTTACCAATAGTGAATATGTAGATTGGTTTAAAGAGTTATTTTATACTCAATTTAGTATGGATGAAATTGAACTAATTAAACAATTCATTACTGAGAATAATTGTAGTTTAGTGTTTGAGATTATTACAAAACACGACCCACACATTATTAAATATGATGAAGATAAATTAGTTTTATTACAAGCTATCAAAAACCAACTTGAATATGAGACTGTTGATTATACTAGCTTATTTTTTGTTACTACTGTTGAACCTAAATGGTTAGTAGGTACTGTTGATGATTGGGAAAGTTTAGAGAAGTATTTTAAACTAGCTGACCAATCAGAAATTGAAGGTTATGTAATTGAAGATCAAACAGGCTTTATGTTCAAGTATAAAGGTAAATATTATTCAGATTGGAAGCGTAGAAGAGGATTAGCTGATTATTATAAACGTACCTATACCAGTAAATTCCCATTTGCTAGATGTTTAGATACGCTAGATGTTGAGTTTATGACTTGGCTTACTAAACAACCAATTGAGAAAGTAATTGATAAAGGGATTATTGAATTAAGAGATATGTACTATAATCAATAATCAAATATAACCTACCTAAATCGCTTACTGTTGCATTATTTTAGTGTGATAGTAGGATTGTTTAGGTAGGTTTTTTATTGACTGAAATAGGCGTTATATTAAGGATTTTAGGTGTATAATTAAATCTATATATTATTATCATTATGGTGTATGGAGATAGATTTAGTTTGTTTTATAAGTGCATACACCATAGTGATAGGTTAGATTTATTTACTATTACCTATTGACAAGTAAGATCTAAGTAGGTTAGTATGTAGCCAAGTTAGATCTGATTAAGGAGTTAGTTTATGACTTATGAAAATGAAGATAATTTTGTTATCTTGGAACAAAAAGATTTTAAAGAATATGAAGTGCTATTAATTGTACATTCTGATGGTTTGTATGGAATTAGAATGTTAAAAGATGGTCATGAGCGTTATTATGATACATTTGATTCATTGCGTGAAGGATTAGATTATTTTGATTCAATTGATAGCAAGCGTATTGTTCATGGTTATTTTTCAGCACAAAATAAACACTATTCAAAGGCTGAATTAGAGAAAATTATTAAAGAAGAATATAGTAGAGATATTTTAAATCCTACTTTATTTAGCTTTACAAATAATGCGTTCTTTACACCTGATACAAGAACTTATACTAACAAAATCTATTCAACTAGATCAGATGTAATCTATATCACCTATAGCGATATGAAAGAGGATTTATTCTAATGATAATAAATGATTATGTTAGATTAAGAAAGCCACTAAAGATTGGTGATATTGTAAAAGGTGATGATTTGTTAGGGTATTATATTGTAGTAGATAGTGAAGAACTAGGTTATGGATTCCCTACAAAATATTATGCAATTAATGTCTTTACAAATGATACAGCGGTAGTGTATTATAATTGGCGTAGGGTTAGTAAAATTAATCCTTGGTATTGGGTATTAAGATTATTTGCATTAGTGTAAGGAGCAAATATGTTTGGATTTTTTAACAAGAAAAAAGAAATTAAAGAACAGGAGCAAAAATTAGATAAAGCTGAAGTCAAAGGATATAAAGCTGTTGATTGTATTGCTTTAAATATTCATGGAAAGCCTTATACTTATGGTGGTAAGGTGGCTGAAGAGTATTTAAGAAAGTCTGTAATTGATTATTTGAAGGCAAAGACAGGTTATGTTATTCTTAACAGCAATGTTCTATTAGAGCCTTATTTAATTTCTCCAATACACAATTCTTTTGAGCAAGTTAGAATTACTGTAAAATGCACTGATTATGAGATATGTGATAAACTAAAAGAGCCTTTGAAAAACTTTACTGAATTGTTTACTGTATTACATTATCATCAAAAAGTGCTTAAACCTATTCTAAGCCTGAACGTATTAAATTGTGAAAAAACAGGCTATGTTGGTGGTTTCATTAAATTTGAAGATTTACCTGATTTCAAAAATAACTTTAAGCATATCAGATATAGTGCTATGAACGAATTTTTTAATGAGTTTAAATACGCACTAAGTTGTCAAGATTGTTTAGCTAGTTTTGAAGATGCTAAGTCTGATAAACTTTATACACCAATTTTTGAATTAGTAAAAGATGAAGGGTTTATGTGGCATATCTTCTTCTATGAACAAGAACCACTAGACTTATCTATTGACTATGAAAATTTAGTAAAAGATATTGCTAACGATTTAGTATGTAGCGAGTATTTTATTCCAAAAATTAAATAAGGATTAAGTTATGCAAGTAAATATTGGAAAGAAAATGGATACAGTTGAAATTAGCTTGAGAGATATTGGTAATACAGTTTACTTTAGTAATGGACTGACTGGTAATATTGTGTCTATGGTGAACAACACTTTTCCAGACCATCCATTTACAGTTAATGTTAATGGGTGTCTTAGACAATATGACTGTTTTGGGTATCCATTGTTAGACAGCGATCCACTTATTATCAAGGTAGTTTCTAAACCTAAGGAAAAGAAAATCATTCAAATTTCAACTACATTATCACCTGAAACCGAAACAGTATGTGGTACTCATTTTATCACAGCATTATGTGATGATGGTTCTGTTTATGTAACATCAAATAATAAAGAATGGAAAAAACTTCCTCCAATTCCAAAGGATTAAAGTTATGAAAAAGTTATTATGCCTATTATTGGCAAGTTTATCAGTTGGTGTGAATGCTATGGACTCTGAATCTGAATTGTCAAAAGTTCAAGTATTTACATCAGATAATGAATATGGTAAAATTGAAACTAACGCTTATTATATGAGATTCTGTATTGAGGGCATTCAATATATCTCTATGTATAATAGTAAATCATCATTTACTGTAATGGTGAATAAGTACGGTAAACCATTGCGTTGTGAAATTATGAAAGGAAATTAATATGTTTAAATTTTTAAAATCATTGTTTAGTAAATCAACTAAACTTGAAACTGAAACTCATGACGAACCATTGATTATTGAAAAGCTTAATTCATTAGGATATGATGAAGTTAATATTTCAAAATTCTATGATGTTTATTTCAATGATTTTTTGAAAAGAGATGCAATTAAGTATATTGAAAAAGAGATTGAGCGTATTTTTAGCAAGCTAACACTTGATGAAGATTATACTTATAAATTAGTTCAAGTAGATAAACTTAGTTTGTTTGAATCAAAAGAATATTTGACAGATTTAGAGATTAAACGTGGTTTTTCAAATGGTGAACATATTTATCTTATCTTGGCTTTTAAATCCAAACAGTGCAAACAAAAACAATCAGATTACTCTTGGGATCAATTTATCATAGAGCGTAATTTAGAAACAGGACTTAACTCCCCTTGGACTATGAAAGATTGGATCAAACAAGATAGAGATTTATTATGTGCAAAATATAAACATGAATTCAAGTTCGAATATGATTTGGATAATTTGAACAGTAAAGATATTATTTTCAAATATTACAAAAAGGCTGGGTACATTCAAGAATTAAAAGAGTTAATTAAGCTAGATTTGAAAGATTTAGATAAAATTGAAAGAACATTTATTAGAGTTAGTTTTTCTTCTGTTTCCAAAGTCAAAGTCTTTATTGAATGTGATAGATGGTTAATTAGAAAAGAATTAGCTGAAACAGATAAATTGTTAGAGTCTATTATTAAGAAAAATATTAATAGATTAAATGTATCAGAATATTTTGATAAAACGCTTGGCACTTTGGAGGACTAATATGGAAAAAGTATATGTAGTAGCTATGATTGAAAGTGAGGCTGGTTATGGAAGTAAGATTGATGAAAAGTTATATTTCAAGTCTGAGGAATTAGCTTTACGTTATGTGAAAGAATATAACAAAAAATATAACAATAGTCCTACCGTTCCAAGTTGGTATATTTTAGCTGAATATTATGGGTGTGCAACGGTGGATATGGCTGATAAACAATTTACTGAAACGTGGGATTTTTAAAATTATGAAATGTTTGGATGAAGGGAAAGAATTAAAAGTATCTTTAAGCGATGAAGATATTGAAGATTTAAAACGTAATCTATCCAAGGCAAGATATGTTGAAGAAGGTTATAAATATAGTTTAGTTTTCAATCAAACTTCAATCAGTATGCTTACAGGTGGTGGTGAAGTTAAGTTTATTATTCGTATCAATCAAGCTATTAATGTATGGTTTGAAATCTGTAATAAACAAACTGAATTAAGGCAATTAATCTTGGCAAAACGTGAAAGTGAAATGAAGTTGAAAGAGCATTATAATTATGGTCGATTGCTAACATTATTTCAAGAAGATATGGAATAGTGCTTGACAAGTGAAAAATAGTAAGTTAGTATTAGCTTGAATCAATAAACAAGTAAGGTATCAATTATGAAATATGTTGAAATTAATGATCTAAATATGGGTGAAGTCTTTATCAATCCTGAACAAATCTCTTCATTCGGTTATATCATGTATAATTCAGAATATGATAATCAAGCTACTATCGCTATCAAAATGTCTAACGATGATTTATTTGAAGTGTTGGCTAGTGATTATGATAGTTTTGATGATTTTATTGAGCTTATTTCAGATAACTAAGGATATGTTATGAAAAATGAAGAAGTTAAATTAGTTGATTGCCTGATTAAATTAGGTCAAGGTTTAATTGTAGTATTAAGTGTGATTGGGTTATGTTGGTTATTTTTAGCCTTTAACCCTTAAATTATTAGAGGAAAATTATGTTAGGAAATACAAATTTAAAATTATCAGAACAAATTGCCAAAGCATTAACTCAAACTATCCCTCAATTTGTTGAAAAGCAATGGGTAGGTTTAGTAGTAGGTTTTGTGATTGGTTGGTTATTCTTTTAAGGGGTAATTAGAAATGGCATTAGTGCTAAGATTTTTAGTTACATTCTTTTTTATCTTAGGTGCGGTTGAGGCGTTTCGTTGGTTATTTTTCAATCGACAAGATAAAGAAGTGAGATCGTTTATGAAAAGATGGTCATTATCAATTGGATTAGCTGTATTTATTAGTCTATTGTTAATGCGTTAGGAGATTAGTATGCAAAAATTTACAGCTCAAGAATTATTAGAGTACGCTTTAAAAAGTGGTAAATCAGTCAGTTTAAAAAATGGAGCAGTTGCTAAGATTGTTGGATATATTAGCTTAACTGATGAATATATTGGCTATGTGGTAGGAATTAGTAGCATTAGTTTAAAACAGAAAGCTAAAGCAACTACTTGGACTAAAGAAGGAGTAAATACTGAACTTTCTGATTATAATATTAAAGTTATTTCATCAACTAATGAACTAGCTGAATATGCACTACAAAATAATATTGGGGTAAGTATTCTAACGCCTTTTGGTAAATCAATTGTTAATGTAATTGGTAAGACTAAAGACTCAAGATATATTACAGTTTATCAATCAAATTCAGAACTAATTGCTGAATATCTTAGTGATGAAAATTACAGCTTAGATAAAGTTGATTTAATATTCTAGAATAGGTCTAAATCGTTCATAGCAGGGTTTTTATAGTTAAGGCTAGTAATTATATAGGTCAAAATAATAATGCTGCTATGGTCGTTATATTGCGTTTAATTAAGGGTTATTAAAATGGTTGTAGATGATAATAAAGAAATTAGAGATTATTTGTATCAAGCAATTAAAACAGGAAAACCTGTTCCAACAAAAGGAAAAGATAAGGCGTATATCTTGAAAAAATTAGATAATGTACGTTTATATGTAGGCTATGTTCAAGGTGAAAATGGTAAAGAAATTTACCCTACTACTTGGAATTATGATGGTGTAGTGATTGATGGTAATTCAAGATATAACTCAGACTTAATTATTTCCTTTCCACACTTAGATGATTTATTAGATTATGCTAGTAAAAATAAGTTATCCATCAAGTTTGAAGATAAACATGGTGTGCCTTATCGTGGTATAGTATTAGCAAAAACTCCTAATGGAAATTATATTATTGGTGATGAAATGGATCGCTTAGTTATCGTGGCATATCTAAATCCTGATAACTCCAATTTCTGTAATGTAAGATTATGTTTGTTTGAGGATTAATAAAATGTTAGTAAAATATAAACAAAATGATAGCTTATACAATTTGACAAATATTGTTAAAATGAAACAAGCTAATGGTGATTGGGTAATGGCTGCTCAATATGAAAATGGTGATGGTCAAGTTTTTGTTCGTGAGTTAGGTGATTTTTGTAATAAATTTATAGTATAGATGAGCCTGAAGTAGTTTTCTATTTTGCATTAGAACACGGATATGGTATTGGAATTGAAGATCAAGTTTACAATACAGTAGGCGTGGATAGATTCAATAACGGTATTATTTCAAAAGATGGTAAAAACTATGAGATTTTGAATTTACAAGATGAAGATCTAGATTTGGAAGTAAATTGGAAAGGTCTTGACAAGTAATATAGTAGGTGATAGTATGGCTTGGGCTGAAGAAAATGGGATTGATACGTATGATGATGATTATGGTGTAATTTATATCAGGTCATTATTATATGAAACAGAGAAGGCTTATTTATTCCACGATAACTATGGTGATTTTTGGATTGCGAAAAGTATTGTCTATGAGCAAGAAGGGAATAAGTTATATGTGGCTAATTGGTTCAAGCCTACTTATCTAAAAGGTACATATTTCAAAGGTAAAAGGAAATGAAACTAGATCAAATTAAATTATTAAAAGTCGGTGATATTGTAGTTGATAAAGTTAGTGGAGCTGAGTTTATTGTTACAGGTATTAAGGAAGCTGACAAACTACCACTATGCTTACAATTAATCTCTGAAATTAAAGATCCAATTTACTTAAATTATGTAGCTACCACAACAACTGCTTATGCTGAAAAAGGTGATGCATATTGGATTTATTTAAGTCATAGTATTGCTTACGGTGCTTATTCATACCCTACTGTTTATGTAAATAGACGAATTATGACTTGCGAAGATTTAGTTTTAAAATCAACAGCACCTTGGATTAAGCCAAAAGAGGAAGTTAAACCTGAAGAAAATAAAGTTGAAAAATTTGATTGTTTAATTTCTCTCAATGAATTAGTTAAATTATCTGAAAAACGATTAGCGGAAGATTTAACTACTATCAACCAAGTTATTCAACAGAGATATTTATATAACAAAGAGGTAGCAATTTCCCCTAGTTTGTTAAGAAGTAAACCTGAAGATAAAGCACTAATTGAAGAAATTAGAGCAAGGGGTTATACAGTAAAAATTAGTGATGGTAGATTAGTAATTAGTGGTTGGTAATTATGGTTTATGAATTATTAAAAGGTTTGGTATCAGGCTTAACTTTAATAGCAGTTATGGGATTAGTGTTATTTGTCTTATATGAATTTGATAAACGAAAAGGTAAGTGGAAATGAAAGAGTTTGATTTAGATAAAGCATTGAACGGTAAGCCTGTTGTGTTGCGTAATGGGTGTAAAGCTATTGTTTATTATAAAGTTCCTAACGAGTATAAATTTCCTGATAATAAGCCAACATTATGCCCATTAAAAGGATTAGTGTTTGACATTAATGGAAAGCTGGCTTCTTCTGCTATGTATTGGTATGAGTCAGGAAAGTTTAACAACGAAAAAGATCATTCATTAGACATCGTTGGTATGTGGAAAGACCCTATCAATCCTGAAGATTTACCTAAACCATTTATTCCACAAGAAGGTGATTCATATTACCACATATCTAATGGTTATGTTATTTTAGAACATGTGTATTTAGAATCTAATGATTTGGATAGAAATTTAGCTAAACATGGTCAATGTTTTAGAACTGAAGAAGATGCTCAAGTTTGGTTGGATTTTATGAAAAGTAAATTAGAGTAGGTAAAATTATGAGCGTTACAGATTGGAAAATGCAAGAAGAGTGGAAAAATGAAATTGATGGGAAAAGACGTATTCAAAATCCTATCTTTAATGAAACTAAACAAAACGATCCATTAACACCTATTGCAACTTTAAAACAATTGAAAGATAAAAAGTATGATGAGGCTTTAAGAAAGATTGATTTTCATATTAAGTCTAATTTTATGAAATATAATTCAGTCTATATCTATCAAGCTTTATTATCTGATGATGTAAAAATTGAAGATACAGTTTTACATGAAAAGATCAGACAACAAGGCTACAGCTTGGAAATTGTTTATAGCCTAGCAAATGTTGTTGAAAAGCTAGTTATTTATGGTTGGTAAACAAGGTTGATTTTGTATGAAAACTTCAGAGAAATTGCTACAAAAATTAAAAACTCAATTTCCAAAAGAATGTAGTCACCTTACAAATTTATATCGCTGTTATAGTATTAATGATGGGGTTGGTTTTTGTTGGTCATCTTATGGTAAAGGGTCAGTTTTAGTAGCTAGTTATGATACTATGACTGAATGCTTGAAAAAAGAAATAACACTAGAACCAGCTACTACTAATGGTGGATATGTAGGTTATTTAGTGGGTATTGTTGATTGATAAGAATAGCTAGGTTTTTTAATCTAGCTATTTTTTTTATTTTTTTTCAATTTTTTTAATTTGCCTATTGACAAATGATTTCAGATCCCTATAATAAGAACCGTAAAGATTGATAAGCAAACAAGGGGCTTAAAAATGAAACTAGAAAACTTTTTGAAAATGGATGAAGTACAAGAGTTAGCATTTTACGAAGCATTAAAAATGTTACAAGCTAAAAAAGGTTGGAGTAACGAACAAGTGAAACAATACTTACAAAATAGTGAAGAATTGAGAAAAGAGTTTTGTAATGTTATGGTCAATTTTGTTATTGGTTTAGCAAATGAGTTAGAAGTGAAATAAGGAGCTTGAAATGATAAACGTAATTAAACACCCTATTCGTGAATGGTTTGCTGGTTGTTATGATGATTTATGGGGTGCTGGTGGTTGTTTAATCACTTGGGAAAAACACAAAGGAATGAGTACACCAATTAAAATTATCAACGGTGAAAAATATGTGATCAGTGGTAAAGCTCATTTATTAGAAGATGATAAAAGTTGGCAAGCGATCGAAGAACAAATTTTATTAAAAGATTATCTTGAATCTAACCTTGTTTTAGATTATGATGATAACGGTTATTGTTTGAAAGAAATTAAATAAGGAAGACGGTATGTTCAATTTAGAATTGCAATGGATACAAAAGTGTGATGTAAATCAAGATACTTTTTATAACGGAGAAGAAGTAGTATGTGTTAAGCCTAACGGTCAAATGTTTAAATTAGCTTACAACGAAGAGAAAGGTTGTTTTGTTGATCGATTAGGAAATGAACACGATTTCAATGATTTTGTAGAATTTTGTGATATGCAAGTTAAGTAAGGAGCTAATTATGTACGTATCAAATAAAGAAAAATTATTCCAAGCTGTTTCTAATCTTGACTTAGTTAAAATGACAAGTTGCTTAGGTAGCGAATATTTTTGGGATCAATTGCCTAAATTGTTAGAGTGTGATTATGACCAAGACTTCTATAACAGTTGGGATGAACATGGATTAGAAGAAACATTAAATAGCTTATCAGATGGTCTAGATTTACAAATTAAAAACCTACTGAATACAATTGGTGCGTATATTGATGAAGTTGGCTATTAAGGATTGAATATGAAAAATAAACCTATCAACCAATTTAAACAGGCATTAGAACGATATTTCACAACTTACAAGAGATATTTTGATAGTAAGTTGTATGAGATAAATAGTGGTGGTTGTGGTGAATTTGCTTATCTACTTAAACAACCACTAGAAACGCTAATCAATCATTTTGAATTAGGCGATAAAGTAAAAGTAAGTTATGTGTTTTTAGAAGTTGATAGTAAAGATATTAAAGCTATCAAACAAACTAATAAAAAATGTATCAAGAAATTTACTAAGGCTTGTGAGGTAGATTCTGACTTATATATTTTGAATGATATATTGGGTGAGTTTGAATTTAACCACGTAATGATCAAGTTGAAAATTGGATCGGAGTATTGGTTTTTGGATAGCAATTCTCTTTACAAATCCTATGACTCATTAATTTTGAATGATGGTGATATTAGTTTTGTAAGTAGTGATTTTGAATTGTTGAATAAGTTGGTAGATATGAATATGTGGAGTAGTGTGTTTGAGTTTAGTGGTGATAGATTAGAGGCATTTGAACGCATTGGAAAGCCACTACAAATTATGGCTAACAATCTAATCAAAAAATTATAACCCCTACTTACCCCTAGTGATTAATTTTGCTAGGGGTATTTTGTTATTTTAGTGTATGAATTAGTTTCAAGTTTATTTGATTTTATATGAATAAAATAATTGTTGTTTTTTGAAAAAAAAATTGAAAAAGGTATTGACTCTGATCTGAAAATCCTTATAATAGGCACTGTAACGAGATGATTGATTTCACAAATAAGGAGTGAAAAATGAATAACCAAGAATTGAAAGCAAAACTAATCGAACAAGCAAAAGAAATCCTTCCAAAAGGTTTTGGAATTAGCGTAAGAGTTGGAGCTTGTAGTGTATTTACAGTAACTATTAAAAGTCCTTACGCTTTCGCTCACTTAGATAAACTAGAACCTGTTAATTCTTGGTTACAAAGAAATTATCTAAAACAAGTTGAAAAAGTAAGAGAGATTAACCACTACTATATTGAAGATCATTTCAATATTGAAAATGAACAAAGTAAAGAGTTAGTTGAAGTATTAGAAAAAGTAACAGAGATTTACCAAAACTTAACAGCTGGTGATGGTTGGTACGATGAAGCTGACCAACGTTGGGTATCTTTCACTTACTTACACCTTTACTTAAAACCAAGTAAAAAAGCGATTGAAAATGCTGAATATAAAGTAGCTGAATATACTTGGAATGAAAACGAATTAGCGTATAATGTAGTTTGTAAATAATAAATAAAAAGGGTTAGATTTACTAGCCCTTATTTTTACTTTAGGAGAATTTATATGGGTAGTTATAATATCAACTGTGGCATTTCTGATTTGCCTGTTGTTGAAGGTGAAGAGGTTTTTGTTATTCCAATTCAACGATGTGTGGAAGTAGTAAGTGGTAAAGTTATTTCAAGACGGTGTAAGGAGGGTAACGATGTTTATATTGATCATCTTGGGTGTGATTCTGATAGTTGGTGGAAGCCTTTCAGTTCAGCATTTAAAGCTAAATACACAGGCTACGGTTCATTTATTCCAAATGATTTCGAGGAATTAGAAAAAGGATTGTATGCTAGTTTAAATTCAGATGATCCAGGTTTTAAAAATGTAGCGATTACAGAACAAGGTGCAAATGAATACCACGATTTAGCTTTCAATTGGGCTGAACTTAGTCAGATTGAGAACAAAGAAGAAAAATGGCGTAAGGTTGAAAAATGTATCAATGAAAATCGTGTATTTGTTGAGGAATGTTTTTTCAATCCAACACTTACCCAAATTTCTTTTTGTGTAATGAAAGCATCTGTTTATGAATTCTTTTTGAAAAATTGTACAGAGAAAAAAGAAGTTGATCCTGTTGATATTTTCCATTATTTTGCTAAACGATTATTGCCTTATTTCTACCAATCAGAATGCAATGATACGTATTCAGAATTGATTAAATACCAAAAGCAAGAAGTAAAAAGATTGGAGAGTAGATATGATGATTAATGTTTTAATTTCTATAGTCGCATTTAGTTTAGTGTTGATATTGGCTTATTCAATCACTAAACGTATTTAAAAATAAGTGCTAGGTGAAAATTTAATCACTTAGCATTTTTTTTTTATTTTTTTTGAAAATAGTTGTTGACATTGGTTTCAAAATCCCTATAATAGAAATCGTTGGGTGGTTAGTTGATTTGACCACGATTGATAAAGAAAAGAGAGGTTATTATGAAAAATGGTAATGTATTAATGGGTTTAGGTGCGGTAGTTTTTGTAGCATTCTTAGTTTTAGCAACAGCATTAGTTTTGTTATAATCAGGTAAATAAGGGGTTTAAAATGAACAGCAAATTAAGTCAATGGATTTTAAAATTAGATCTTAACAAAGTATATGAAGATGAATTGCCTGTTGTATGGAAAAGAAAGGATAATAACAATGACAGAAACTACGAATTGGAATAAAATTGTTCTAGGTGAAAAAGAAGTAAATATCCCACCTAGATTCAATTGGGTTGCAATGGATCAAGATGGTTGTTGGTTTGCTTTCACTTCTAGACCTTATATTTCTCATGATAAGTTTTGGGGGAATATAAATAGTGAAAAAATTTGGATTGGGTTTATTGATTATAAAGCTCAAGATTGGAAAAAGTCAGTAAGAAAAATTTAAGGATTAGATATGAAAGAAGTGAAAGTAAATGGCAAAGTGATTGAAGTAGAAGATCATTTCAATTGGCTAGTAAATGATGTTGATGGTGTAGTTTGGGTTGTAGCTAAAAGACCAGTTTGGCTTGAGGATTATAAGACTTGGATTCCTGATGGTTTTGGTGATATGAAAATTTTATACGCACCTGATCAGCCAATTGACCAACAAGCAACACTAACACAACTTTAACTAATCAACCCCTAGAGAAATTTAGGGGTTTTTTATTGTCTAGGTATATTAATTGAATTAATAATGTTTGTAATTTATATGAATAAAATAATAGTAGAAAAATGTAAAAAAGTGTGATTTAGATATTGACATTAAATCTAGAATTGCTATAATGACCCCGTAAGTTAGTTAATAGACAAACAAGTAAGGAGTTTAAAATGACTAGTCGTTCTATGATTGGATATGAAAAAGAAGATGGTTTAATTGTTTTTGTATATTGTCATGAACTAGGTTATCCAAACTATCAATTAAGTTTATTGATCAGTGAATATATGGATCGTAATAAAGTGATTGATTTAGTTGAAAAAGGATCAATGCGTGAATTAAAAGAGAACATTAATGAGATTAGTTTTTTCAATCAAGGTTATGTTAGTGTATGTTATAGTGCTTGTAAGAAAGGTGATTATATTCAAGCAATGGATGAATCAGGCTGTAATTATTGCTACTATTTAGGATTAGATGGTAAATGGCATTATGGGTTGAGTTCATTAGGTCAAGATATTACTAAACCTGAAATCCTACCAAAAGAAATTAAAAATAAATTTGAAAAAATTTAAAATAGTTATTGACAAGTATTTAAAAATCCCTATAATGGGAACTGTTGAAAGGGTTGATAAGATTTCAACCCTAACCAAGAAAATTAAACTAGAAGGAAATTTACTATGGCTACACGTTCATTAATCGGTTTAGAAAATCAAGATGGCTCAATTAATTATGTTTATTGCCACTATGACGGTTATCCTGAATACCAATTAAAAATGTTATTAGAACATTATCAAGATAAAAACAAAGTGGCTGAATTGATTTCAAACGGTGATTTTAGCCAATTGAAAGAAGAAATTAGTTTAATTAGTTTTTACAAAGATAGCCACAAAGAAGTAGTTGATATTGGTGTTTGCTTTAGCAATATTGCGTATCAAGCTAAAATGGAAAAACACGGTTGCGATTATTGCTACTATCTAAATAAAGATGGTGAATGGAAATATTTTGAAAATCAATGGTAAGGAGTAAGTTATGAAACCTGTAAATATTGAATATACAATCTGTGATCAAGTTAATGTAAGTGATAATATGAATTGGATTGCCACAGACGAAGAAGGTAGAATGTTTGCTTATGAACATGAACCATTACCAGTTGAAGAAAGTACAAAAGGTGTATGGGTTGCTCCAGGTGATTTTGAATATATTAAGCACGTTGGCTACACAAAAAATTGGAAAGATACGTTAATCAAAATTTAAAGAAAGAAAGATAAAAAAGCTAAGGTAAAAAATCTTAGCTTTTTTTATTTTCTATATTGACAATTGGATTTAGATCCTTATAATAAGAATTGAAGGTTAGGCAAGGTGCTTTTAATCAATTAAGTAAGGAAAAAGATTATGAACGCTCAACAAATGATAGCAAAGATTCAAAACACTTTGAAAGCAGGTGAAGAATTAGTGATCAATGTTACTTATGCACGTGGTCGCACTTTAGTTCAGACTTACCTAGTTAGCCTTGAATCTGTGAAATACGTAGGTCATAGATGGGGTGGTTATGGTAATGTTAGAAAAATTTATGCTGAAAGAGTTTTAAACTATTAAGGAAAAATTATGAAATTTGTATTATCAAACTCAATGAACGAAGAAAAAGTATTAGCTATCTTAAATGAGTTCAGTAGATTAAGCCAAAAAAGAACTCCGTGCTATCTTGCTATGGATAATGATCACCCATTAAAGCAATTAGTATTCAAGTTCTTGCGTGAAGAAGATGCAAAATACCATTTACCAAGATTAAGAAATCAAGTAACGTGCAATGATTGGAGTGAATGGACTACTTGCTACCATAATTTCTAAACCATTTCTAAAATATTAAACCCTCAATTAAGAGGGTTTTCTTTTATCTATAATATGCTGAATAACCAACCTAAATCAATCATAGTCGCATTATTTTACTTAACTAATACAATCTATAGGCTTAAATAGAAAGTGCTTGTATGGCGTTTATATTGCGTTTTATTAGATATAAAAAAAGCCCCTAATATGCTATGTTGAATACTAGGGGCAAATCTCAAACGAGGTTATATGTTTTTGTTTATTATTGTAATAATTCGGTTAATTGGGCTTTCATTTTTATATCCTTACTTAGTAATTTTGGTGTCGATTATATGCTTTCTTTAAGACATATAAGATATTTTTAAAGATAACGTTTAGATTGATTTTTTCATCAAACCCTTCATTATCTGTTACAAAGAAAATAATATTTTTAGAGAATTTACTATCAATAAAAGACCCACAACTATAACTATGAGTACCAGGCATATTCATCAATTCTTCAGAATTTGGCATAATAAGACCTTTAACACCAAATTCTCGTAATGCGTTTTCATTGAAAGTAAATGATGCAATTTGATCATCATTAATTTCAACAATCACTTTATCAAAAGAAATAACAAATTTAATCTCTTCTACATCAGTCATATTGAAAGTAGTATTATTCAATCTAACCTTATGACTAAATGGAGGTGTGATTCTATTTTGTTGAGTTAGCTTTTCAAACATATTCATAACTTAACTCCTATCTAATTTAAGTTAGTTTTAGTATAAGTTAAATTTTAGTTTTGTGCAAGTGGTTTTTTGTGTTTAATTAAGATCCTAGAATACTTTTCCACCTTTACCCCATTTAGCATAATTACACCACACCCCTTACCTTTTTTATATCTTGGGTCATTAAACCAAGTAGTAGTTATACCAACTATTTCAAACTGGTTAGGATCATATTTATCTAAAAATGAAATTGGAACACCCATTACTCCATCATAATCTCTAGGGATCGCTTCAGTTCTAGGCACTTCAATAGCATTATAATTTTCATATTCCAAATAAGCACCTAATTCAATTAGATTGGGGTTTTTATCTAAATTCTCTTGCATAGTTAAAAGTTCTAAAGGTTTTGTTTTTCTGTTGAACTCTATATTTGTGTACCAAATTGCTGGAATTGATTTTAATGTTTTATCTTCAGACCTATGATCAATAAAATTCATACTTCCCCATTTTAAAGACCCAGACCACATTTTATTATTCTTTATCAGTGGAAAGAACGCTTTAGACCCAACGTGATTTTTATTTCCTATAAAACTAAATTTACAATCACTTTCAATAAGCCAAGTAACAAAATCTATTGACAACGAAAACGGAGGATTGGTAATAACAAAATCAGCACTATCTCTAAACCTTGTAATTTCATCAGATCTAAAACTTCCATCTCCGTCCAGCAAATGATAATGAATATCATTTAGATTTGTAGGAATTGGATCGCCTTGTTCTAAAATATAAACTTTCCCTCTTGTTTCGCCTGTAATATCAGGGTTAGCATAGCAAGAACTGATTAAACGTTTTAAGCCTAATTTCTCAAAGTTTTGAATAAAGTATAAAGTGAAATTGCTCCACGTTGGATCATCACAAGGGCATAATACAGTTTTCCCTTTAAATAGGTCTGGATTATACTCTAAATACCCCCCCCCTATTTCTTTTTCTATATCTTCTAGGAGGGTGTAAAATTCATCATTCTTTTCTTTCTTGGCTTTGTTTAAGTTTGTATTTTTAGCTTTCATTATAATACCTGTTTATTTATACAGTAAATTCAAATTTAATAGGTGGATGATATTGATAGTTTTCTACTACAAAATCATTAGGGTGCATACGGTTTAACACATAATCCCACGTAATTTTTTCTTTTCCTACATATTTAAATGTTGGTGGATCAAAAGGTGTACGAGATAATTGCTCTTTAACTTGATCTAACTGATTTTCATAAATATGAGCATTAACAATTTTATGATATACGTTACCTTGTTTTTTACCTGATAATTGACAAACTAACCATAATAAAAACCACGCTTGGATCATGTTGAAGTTGCCACCGAGGGGTACGTCTTGAGACCTTTGGGTTGTATTTAAATGTACTGTATCGCCTAATAATGAAAATTGGTGCATAAACATACAAGGTCGTAAACAGCCTAATTCAAAATACATAGGATTCCAAAAGTTCCAAATTAGACCCCTTGTATCATTGTCATTAGTTAGATTATCAACAATATCTTTTAATGTATGACCACTAACTAATTCATCTGATAAGGCTAGTTTTTTATTCTTGACTTTTACTTTATGGATCTGATTTCCAACAGCACCATAAATAAGCCCTAAATCACCGTATTTTTCATTCATAAATTTATGGTTAGGGTTATCAAGCCAATCAGGATTTTGTGCGTTGGCATCCCACGTTTTCACCCCTAATTCGTGAAATTGACTAGTTTTAGTATAGCCACGAATATAGCCTAAAATCTCACCAATAGCTGCCTTATAATAACTTTTTCTAGTCGTTACAAGTGGAAATTGATCATGTGTAAGAGTAAGGTCGTGATTGATAATAGTAAGGCATTTAGATTTAGTACGTTTATTTTCAACCCATACACCTTCTTTTACAATACGATCTAATAAGTCTAAATATTGTTTCATAATATCACTCCCTTACAATATACATAATGCAATTATAGTGATCATCTTGCATTTTTCTACAGTCAGTGATTTTTAAGTATGATCCGTTTTCTAGTTTAGATACCTTAGGTGTTTTTGTTTTATCTAAATAGGTGCATACAATAACTGTGATTGCTACAATACCTAACGTTAAAATATACGCAAGACTATTATTTGCACTTGATTTTTTAGTTTCTTTTTCTAAATTTAAAGACATAATTTCACCTGTTAAAGATCAAGTAATTGTTTAGCATCTTCTACTACATTTTCAAACTTATTTTCAGCGGTTCGTAAGTCTTTATATGTTTCGTTGATAAGCAATACTTCAAACTGACCTGAATAAGCAATAAGTTTTACTTTATAGCCTGATTTACTACCTTGTGGATTGTATAGCTCAATTAGTTCAGCTTTTAGTTTCTCTGAAATTTTAAATTCGTATAAAGTCATAATGCCACCTAATCAAGTCTCCAATATGTTTTATCACCTTTTTCATTTTGAATGATTTTACAAGGCACAATATTACCTTTATTATCTAATTGAACAGCAATACCTGATCTTTGTTCAACGTCTGATCGGTAAGTAAGATAGGTAACACCCTCATAACAGATAGGTGCAATGCGATTTCCTACCAACTCTTGATTACTGTATTCACAAGCGGTAAGGGTTAGTGATAATAATAAAAGTGCTAATTTCTTCATTTTCTTTTCTACCTATTTTTAGTTATTTAAAAGATCGAACATTGAATACGATTTTACCTGAACGTGAATCAAAATCAACTGATCCCTCTAATTTATCACCCTCTTTAAAGCCACATTCTTCTAGTGCTTCTAGATACTTTTTGCCACCAAAAGAAATAGTGACAGATTTTACTTTACTTGTAGTTGCGGTAATAATACTTACATTTTTGTCAATGATAACAGCCATAAATCCTCCACTTTTTCTATTGATAAAATGTTACTAAACCATTGCTAGTTGATAATTCGCCATATAAGCGTTGTTTGTCTTTACTGATACATTCAATACCATTTGCACCTACTGATTTAATAGTAAAGTCTTTTACTTTATCAGGGTGAATAATTGCTAAAGCACGTTGGAACGAATCCACTAAATCTTTAAATGAAATAGACTGTGGAATTTGCACTTTAAATGTTTCAACTTCTTTACCTGATTTATTAAATTTACTAGCAAACAAGATCAATTGTGAAAGGCTTGTTGATTCTTTAAATGATTCAGATAAAGACTTCACCGCATCTGTTCTGTAGTCAAAGTCGCTTGTTGATTTTTCCGCTTTGTAACCTTTGAAAACAATATCAAAATCTGGTAGATTGCTAGGCACATCAGAATCAGCAAAGTTATAAGACAATGAAAGATGAGGAGTAAACTCAGGATAATCCCAATTTGCACCAGCTGACATAAGCTGATCCCAAGATTGATTAATTTTCTCATTTTCTAAACCTAATACTAAGCAATTTTTATTATCACCAAATAAGTGATAAGCTTTTACTTTTGCTTTTAGTGGGAATTTAAGTTTTAATTTTTTCTTTAGTAGTTTTTCTACATTATCACCTGAATATAATAAAGTACAATGGAATTCATCAGATACTTCATTTAATCCAATTGACTTACAGAATTCATTTAGTTTTTTAGTCGTTTCATCATCGCAAATTAAACGACCATAAGCAATTTCTTTTGACATAATTTTCCTCTGTTTATAGTATTAAAGCCTATGCTTTAATACTAACATAGGCTTTCAGTTATTTCAATAGTTATTGAAAATTATTTTGTTGTTGTGGCTTATCCGTGACCATACATTCAGTAGTGATCATAAGACCTGCGATTGAACTTGCAAATTGAATAGCTGATCTTGTTACTTTGGTTGGGTCTAAGATACCCATTTCTAACATATCACCAAATTCACCTGTTAAAGCATTATAACCATAGTTGTCATGTTCAGATAATACTTTATTTAAGATAACTGAACCATCTTCACCAGCATTAGTTACAATTTGTCGTAATGGTGCTTGAACAGCTTTAAATACTAATTTAATACCTAAATCTTGCTCGTTATTATCACCATGTAAAGTAGTTAATTTTGTACTTGCACGTAATAATGCAACACCACCACCCGCAACGATACCTTCTTCAACTGCTGCACGAGTTGCACCTAAAGCATCATCAACACGATCTTTTTTCTCTTTCATTTCAAGTTCAGTTGATCCACCCACACGAATTACCGCTACACCTGAAACAAATTTAGCAATACGTTCTTGTAATTTTTCTTTCTCAAAGTCATTAGTTACTTTAGATAGTTGGGTTTTTAGTAATTGAACACGTTGCTCCAACTGTTCTTTATTAGAATTTCCATCGATAATGGTAGTATCTTGTTGTGTTACCACTACACGTTTTGCTTGACCTAATTGGTCTAGCGTTGCTTTGTGTAATTCTAATCCAACTTCTTCACTAAATACTACACCACCTGTTACAACAGCTAAATCTTGCATTAATTCTGATTTTCTTGTACCAAATCCTGGGGCTTTGATTGCTACCACACGAACTGTACCACGCATATTATTTACTACTAAAGTTGCTAAGGCTTCACCTTCAACATCTTCAGCAATAATCACTAAAGGACGACCTACTTTTGCTGTTTGTTCAAGTAGTGGGATAAGGTCTTGAATATTTGAAATACGTTTATCAGTCATTAAGATAAATGGATTATCAAATTCAGCTACTTGTTTTTCAGGGTCAGTAACAAAGTATGGTGATAAGAAACCACGATCAAATTGCATACCTTCAACTACTTCTAATTCATCTTGTAAGCCTGAACCTTCAGCTACAGTGATAACCCCATCTTTACCTACTTTTGCCATAGCTTCAGAAATTAACTTACCAATCTCTTTATCTGAATTAGCTGAAATAGTTGCTACTTGTTCAATTTCTTGTTGTGTTTCGCAAGGTTTAGATAAGTTAGCTAATTCTTTTACTAACACTTCAGTAGCTTTATCAATACCACGTTTTAATTCAACAGGATTTAAGCCTGTTTCAACTAATTTTACACCTTCTTGCACAATGGCTTGAGCTAGTACCATACTTGTAGTTGTACCATCAGCCACACGATCATTGGCTTTAACAGATACTTCTTTAATCATCTGTACGCCCATATTTTCAAATTTATCTTCTAAATGGATTTCTTTTGCAACAGAAACACCATCTTTCGTGATAACAGGTGGCATACCTTGTCTATCTAATACTACGTTACGACCTGCTGGACCTAATGTAACTTTAACAGCATTAGCAACTGTATTTACACCTTTTAACATTTTTTGTCGTGCTGATGCACCAAACTCTACTTCTTTAATCATACTTCATTTTCCTATTGTTATTGATTAAATAATACCTTGCCTAATCTTCATTAAGCTTTTTCCTAATTGATTATCACCTTTATTAAGTTCATCAAATATATCTTCTTCAATATACTCTTTTGTAGAAATTTTAGATATACCAACTCCCCAGAAATAATCATAAGGGCTACATTCTACTAAAATATCATCTTTAGTGTCAAGTAATACTTGTTTCATATCTTCTTTATTAAATTTCAAAGATAAGCCTAATTCCATTACCTTAACTTTTACATTTTCCCATTTAGCAATATCACCATTTCTTGTACGCCCAAATTCTTTAATCTGTTTCATATAGTTGTGAAACCATTCTAAGTATGTTGGGTTTTCTTGAATTTCCTGAGCTGTGATTTTGCCATATAGAAAAGAATTTAGAAAATTGCTACCTTTTAGACAAGCATTAAGTTTTGCTAGTTCGTTAAGGCAATTCATAGCAATTAGTTTTTGTGTTACATAAAAATGTTCAACAGATAGGTAAGGTTTTCCCAAGTAATAGAAAACACAAGGATAAAAATTTGATAGTGGGTCTTTTACACTGTAAAATAATGTATAATTTTTAACTTTGATCATATTAAATTCTCTTTATGTGAACTGGAATTCCTTTCTTTGTTGCTAAAGTGATGCTATTCAATGTTCCTTTGGATTTAAGATCCCAAAAAGCTAGTACACAATCACTATCATTGATAATTAACTTATTACGAATAAATCCAGCTTGTTTACCGTATTTATCCCAATCAGGATAATGTATAATCATTTCTTTTCCAGACCATTTAGCTAACAATTCAGCAATTGAATCAGCACCTTTAGCACCACCACTAACAATATGCGTTACTTGATTGTAAAAAGGAAGTGCTTTAAACACTTCCCACGCTTTATCTGAATCTGTAAATGTTCTTGATCCTATAATAGCTAATTTCATTTAAACACCTAAATATTTGCAAACAGCGTTCCAATTAGGGTATTCTTTGCTACCGAATAAAACTAACTCACCTTGGAATTCACCAGCACCATTTTTTCTTCTATCGTCAATCAAATAATCCCCAATGTTCATATTTTTATTATGACTTAAAATCACTCTTTTGTATAAAGGATTTTCCTCACCTTTACCAAAGTATTTTTGAATCCATAATAATTTATCAGACCAAGCACTAGGATTATTCCAAGGAGCTGTTGAAAGAACATAAACTTCATATTTTTCACAAAGAGCTAAAACACTTTCAATAGCACCATTAACTGGTTCCATTAAACTGAAAATGCCCTCAACTTCATCATATCTTCCTTCATATTCAGCTTTTATGTTTTCAGGCAATTGGTCAATTCCACTTTGGAAATTAACTAAAACATTATCCATATCAACATAAACTACTTTTTTCATTTTACAGCTCCTTATCTTTTACATTTATATAATACTATAAACCATAACTAAGATCAATAGTATTTTAATGATTTTTAGAATATTTTTTCTTTATAAAAAGATTGAGCTTTTTTAGCAAGCATACCTTGCACATTCTTCCAAGTTAAACCGTTTTCAAGTAAGACATCTGACTCTTCTTTAAGAATATCATTCATAACCCATCGGATAAAATCACCTGTACTAGTTGGGTCAAGTGGTAAGCCTTGTTCTTTTAAGTAGTCTAAACCTTGATTTAGACGATTTTCAGTGCAAGAATATTCTACAAATTCAGTAATTTTCTCAATTCGTTCTACATTAACAGGTGCGATAGTTTTTACTTTACTTATTGAGTGTTTTTCACCTTTAACTTTAAAGGCTAAATCTCCATAAGTTTTAACACTATCACCAACTAAACGCCATACAACACCTTCGCCTAATCCTTCAATACCAAAATAAAACTTAGCAAAAGGATCGCATTCCTCAACTGATAGTGTTTTTTCAGCTAACACGTTTGAAGCGTTTGCAAGATTTAATTCACTAAAATTAATTTCAATGTTTTCAATACCTAAATTTCTCATAGTTACTGGAAAAATTCTTAGGTCTTCATTATAAAAATCATCTAAATAGCTAATATCCACAAAGTGTCTATCATAATCTACACCTTCTTTTTCTGATTTAGTATAAAGACAAATTGAGAAAGGTGCAAAGAACTTATCAACTTCTGAAATCGCTACACCTTTTTGAATACCTTGTCCTGCCCATTCACCATACACTACAACCGCATTAACATCTAAACCGTTTACAGGAATAAATGTTAGTAAATTGCTAATAAAGCTTTTGACTTTAGGTTGTAAGGCATAGGCAGCAAATCCAGCATTATCTTTATCAATAGATAAAACATTATTACGGGATTGTGCATAATAATTCCCTTGGTCATCTAAAACAATTCCAGCATTAGTACCATGTAATTTTACTGTACCTTGAAAGGTTAAAGTAGTGTTATCTGAATCTTTGTTATTGTAATCATCAGAACGCTTTACTGAACTTACTACTTGTCGAAACTGTTCAATTGATGGGAATGGATAAAATTTTAATTTGTTCATTGTAAAATTCCTATTGTTAGTTATTAATCATCATTAGGAATCTTACTAAAAAAGAAACAGGTTGTCAAGCATTAAATCTTAACAACCTGTAATGTTTATTTGCTAAAAATATAAACACCTTCGTCATTATCTACAAATGTTTTCTTACCGCTTGAACTACCACCAACCCTAGTGATATTTTTCATAGATAAATAGCTACATGGTGTCAATCCTTTAAGAATAGATGCTTGCGTAAATGATTGAACAAGTGGATAGCCTTTGAAATCTTTCACATTAAAAGCAATTTTTCCTGTTGATTTAGTATATTGAATTAAACAGTCAATCAAAGGATTAACAAATAATTCAACCCACTGATCATAATTTGTTGTTCTATACGAATCTTGTTTTTCTAAGTCATTATTACCATAATCTTCTAAATTAAAATATGGTGGACTTGTAAAACAAAAATCAACACAACCTACTAATTCAGGAACTAAGTATTGCGATCCTTGTTCAAAAATCATATATCTAAAATTAGGCTTAATGGTCTTAATATCTTCAGCTAATTCTTTTAATTTTGGAATTAAATTAGCATTAACATCAAACCCAATATAATCTAAATCAAGTACCGCACTAGCCAATAACCTAATACCCCAACCACAGCACGGATCTAGATAAATCTTGCCATTGCCAGATAAATCTTGCAAGGCTTTCAAGATCGAAATGCACTCTTTCAGTGGAAAATTACTAGGCTTACTTGCGTAACCTTTACCTGCCAATCTTAGTGCTGTTTTAAAATCTTTAACTAAATCTTTGCCATCAAATACTTTATCATTAATCTTTGTTTTATTAATAAACATTTGTACAAGTTCATCGCTTGCTAAAGCCTGATTAATTGACCATTTTGTAGTGTAAAAAATAGTATCAGCAGCTACACGTTCAAAATAATAGTTGTAGATATGGTTAGTGTTAGTTTTTCCTTCTAATAAAACACCTTTCAATTGTTTTAATGCAAGTTCTTTATTTTCAGTATAGTAATTTTCTCTAACATACTTAATCTTTTCAGGCTCTAAAACACCGTCAAAATGTTTTGTATCTACAGATTTTCCTAAATATTCAATAATCATTAGTACACCTTTTCCCTTACTGGCAAACTATTTCCAACTACCCAAAATAAAAATTTTGATCCTTTAAATCTTTCGTCATTAAAGATAAACTTATTTGCGTAATCCCAGGCTTTAGATTCATAGATTGGGTCTAAATAAAATCCTTCAGAAATTTTACATTTTAACTTTTTATGATATTTGTAAGTATTATCAACAATAAATGAATGTTTTGAATCAATATCCTTACCTAGAATCTTATGCACAGTGCTATACATATTTATACCTGAAATTTGAATACCAATTACTTTTGCTTTCTTGTTAAATTTCTCAATGCCTTTTAAAATACCACTAAACATAATAGCACTACCACAAGGAACTATAATGTAATCAATATCTTCAGGGATATTTTCAACTTGATTAGCTACACTATTTACAATAGCATCTTCGTTATCATCTAAATTAATTCCAAACTTAATCTGGAAATAAGGTTTTTCTTGTTCACACAAAGACCTAACTTTACTATCTAGGACATTCTGATAGCCAACATTGCAAAGTTCAACCCTAGTAGCGTTATTTATTGCATTTTCTACCATAGGTCTTTTTTCTTTTAGTTTTTCAATAGACTTATTGCCAAATACTAAAATACAGTCTAAACCATATTTCTTAGCTACAGTAGAAATAATAACAGCTTGTGGACTATCTACAGATACACCACTAATCACTGTATTGTTATAATGATCTTTAATCTCGACCAGTCGATCCTCGACCAAGGAGATCATCTGCCTAACTTTTCCACCACTAATAGGCATATCTTCAAAAGGCATAAATAAATCATCCCTTTTAAAATATACACCATTATATTCTTCAATTGGTGTTAAATCATTCTTATTTGTAATAACCATTCTTTATCCTATTGTATCTAAACTTAAACTAGGTTGATCTTTATATGTTTGTTCAATATAAGATCTAGTGTCATCTGTTCTATCTTCATTTGTTACTATAACACGCATACCATACATATTAATAGGTTCGCCAAAGTTAGTATTCTGATATTCAGGTTTAAGTTTTAATTGTTGATTAAATTGCGAATAATCCACGTGGTGATGCCATCTACTAAATTTATAAACTACCTTAGCAACATCTGGGTGCATTTGTTCAAGCATTTTGGATTTTTCTAAAGTTCCTTCGTGCTTATAAAATTCTTCGGTGTTTCCACCTTGTACTTTTTGTGTAGTCGCTTTACCTGCTGTAAAACAGTTAAATTGGATAGTACACCAACCATCTTTTAAGGCTCTAAGGCTTAAGTCAGTATCTTCATTGTAACGACCACGCCATCTATAGGGTATATCATTTCTTATAAGCAAGAAAGAGTATATCCTAGTATTTAAAGTGTAGCAAGCCCTACATTCGTTTGATTTTAAAAACATAGTATAATTTAAACCAGCAATAGCTATGTTCTCGTATCTATCAACAAAATCTTCATAAGCATTAAAGAAAGCACCTGTTCTACATTTAATTTTCCTATTGTTAAAGAAATAGTGAAAACCTTCTGTAGTATTATCATCAAAAACCCAATGATATTTATAACCGTGCTTAATACTATGATCCCATGCAAAGTTTCTTGCTGCTCCTGGCCCTTTAGATTTAGTATCACCAAGATCATCAAAAGTATCATAGTCTTCTTGATACTTTTGATCCAAAATCAAAAGTCTGCAATAAATAGGATCAACGTGCTTTTTATAATCTTCATATTGGCTTTGTTCAACAATAACAAAATGTGGTACTTCCATTTGTGCTAAAAATCTACTTGTATAACACTTATCAGACCTATTCTTACTTACTACATATATAGGATAGCGTAATTCATATTTACCACCAACAACACGCCAACTACTTGTCCTACCATGGATTAGACGTGGCATTCTGATAGACTTAGTTTTATCTGAAATAGGCTGATCAAATAAAAAAGCTAAATCATCTGAACTGTATTTATCAGTATCAAAATGAAAGTTTACAGTAGCATAAATTTTTTCATCAAAAGAATTGTAGTATGGCATTGAGTTAGATTGCCAAATCTTAATTTTGTCTAAATAATCTTGTGAATACTCAAAAACTTTTGGTGGCTTTTGTCTTTTCTTTTCTTCAAAAGTAGAAAAGTCATAATCCTTAGTCATAGGTGATAAATTAAGCCCTAATTTTGCATTGAATTCATCTAAGGCTTTCTTAGTATCAAATCGGCAAATAATAGTTCTAATCATATATCATACCTTATCTGTAAAAGTATCTACCATATAAACAAAAAATGAATCTAAATCTTCATAATTAGGTTTAGGTTTGTTTTCATCTAATAGCGGTGCGTATAAATCTTCAATGCACCATTTCAAGTTTTCAAAATATTCAAAAGGAACAGTGTCATAACCTTTCTTACGTCCTTCAATTGCTTTTTCTAAGTTTTTTGCTAAAGTTAAAAAATATTTATTCTTTTCTTTAGCATGGGAAATCAACATATCAGCCAAGATAGGTGGTATCTCTTTTCCATAGTCATTCAAAAAACTTAATGCAATTAATCCAGCACTGATAAATTCTTTAGCATCAGACTGAAAATAACCATTTTTTAAGTAGTTTTTCATAATACACCACATTTTGTGCATATAAGTATTATAATCAAATACACGCTTTAAGAATTCACCTAAAATAAGACTTGCACCATCAGTAGGATCACCACTATTTAATAAATTGTCAGAGTATCTTACAGATTGTACTAAACTTACATCATTCTTAATTAAAAGTTGTAAAGCTTTTTTCAATTCCAAAAATTGAATATCTAAAGTTTTAGTCTTGAATGTAAAATTAGTTAGGTTGCTTTCAGGGTTTAATGTTAAATATCCATTAATGCCATTATTAGGAATAAAGATAGCAATTAGATCGGTATCAGAGTTTAATGTACTATAACCTTTTAAATCACTACCTCTTAAGCCTAACCAAATAACCTTGATATTGCGTTCACTTTCAACTTTATCAATCATGGTTTTCATCGGCTAAAAACTCCTTAATTTTAGGGTTTTGATAATTGTCAAAATCAGGGAAATCCCTTTCTAAAATATAACCAGCATAATTAGTATTAATCACATCTTCAATAACTGTACCAATTTCACATAAGCTAGAAGTGTCATTGATATAGACAATTTCTGTAATTTTATCTACAATTTCAGAAAGTGCTTTGTATGTTGTAAGTTTAGGGTTTAAGTGCCATAAAATTCTTTGACCTGTTTCATACTCATTCAAAGACAACTTAATGTATTCATATTCATAGGTAACTTTTATTTCAATTGCATTCAACAGTGAACTTCTAATTAAGATTTCTTTCATTTTCTTTCTCCAATTATTTGAATCTACGATTAATAATAATTATACCTGAAAGCCATAGTACAAATAATACACTATACAAAAAATAGCTTACCAAAGGTAATGAATTATTAGTTACAGGGTTGATAGATAAAATATTAGGATATTCTTCAAAATAAGTTAATCTCCAACCATAATACTTAATTTCAACAGGTTCAGCACTATTTATGTATTGTTGTGCGATTCCTTGTTGATTAGCTGAATCGAATTTAAAGTACCAAGGGAAATCAAATCTAGTATCTTCATTTCGATAGACTTTGATTTTACCACTATCTGTATCTTTTGTAAACAAGAAATAAACATCTCTAACTGGTCCATCAGCTGGGTTTTGTTTTGTGATCACACCGTCTTTATCCATTCTCTTAACTTCCATACCTGTGATCACTGTTTTTTGATAGCTTGGGAAATTAAAATCAATAAACAATGCAACAGATAAAGTGCTTAAGGATAGTGCAATTAAAATAATCCACTTATAGATTTTCTTTAACATTATAAACCCCCATCTGTTGAATTTTATCTTCTTTGTCTTTGTTGGCTACTAAACCATAACCATAAACTGTATCTTCGCCTTGAAATAATACAAGGTGGTGTCCGTGATAATTACAAGTATAGCACTTTCCAACGCTACAATTCTCTAATACCACATCTTTAAACTCTCTTTTGACTTGTGTAAATTGAACTACATAATCTAAATCTGAAATAGTTTCATCAGCACAATCCTTAGTCCAATTGTAATAATCAATATCAACATAAGCCAACCCTTCAATCCTTGCTAACCCTCCTAATTCTTTTTTAATGAATTTAAGGAAATATGGCTCAAGATTAAAAAAGTCTAATTCTGATAATGGAACTTGTTTATAGTTTAGTTTAATAGGTTGTTGTAACATTTTCTTTTCCTTTTGTTTGTTAATTTTGGCTAATTATACACCACAATTTTCTATCTTGCAATAACTTTTGATCAAAAAAGCCTAGCAATTGCTAGGCTAATTATTAATCTTTGTAAATTACATACTGATAACGTTTAAAATCTTCAGATTTTCCATAATACTTTGACTTATTATCATTAAAATCTATTACATCTTGAAACTCATAGTATTTTTTATCTTTAGAATCATATACACCAACATGATTACCTTCTTCAAACCCTAAACGTTCTGCAATATAACTCCAAGCATTATGACCATCTTGTGTTTGTTGTTTATCAGATAATAATGACCCTGTTATTTTAAAGATAATAGTTTTAGTAGCAACATAAGCTGACATTGCTACTGTTGCATTTTTCTTTTTCCAAAGTAAAAGTTGAGTAATAGATGGTTTAGGTAAATTCTTTAGATTATTAACTAAAATATATCTAGAAAAGAAAGTTACCTCATTATCTATAACTTGAAATATGTAATTGTATCTAGATGATCCGTGTTTTATTCTTTCTATTTGAAAGATAGGATATTTTGACATAGGATTTTTTATCTTTTTAATTACATTACTTGTAGGATCACGTTCCCACGCATTAAAGATTTTTAATAACCAACTTTTAGTATCTTCTACTAACTTACCACCATCTATAGGATCAACAAATTGTGGGCTTTCTAAAAAAGCTTTCAATTTTTCATTTAATTGTTTCGCTTTTGACATAGCTAATCCTTATACTTTTTGGATAAATGCAAACCCTACTGGAAACTCACTTGCTAATACTACCACAGAATAACAACCTTTGCAATCATCATCGTTATTCCCAAAAACAAAATCAATTGTACCTTGTGTTCCTTTTTCCGTAATTTCTACAATATCATCTTTTCCACCTTTTGAAGTTACTTCACCTAGCTTATCTACTACTTTATTCTCAAAAGTAGATAAAGCCAAAGTCTGAACTTTAGCAAACTTTTTATCAGTCCATAAACCATCAACTTTAAATAGTTTGTAGTTCTTAGAACTCAATGCTTCATTCATACTGTTAAATTTTTCTTTTAATTCTCTTGCTTTACTCATTATTCTACCTTAATCCTAATACCACACAATTTTTCATTTATAGTTTTTAAATCTGTTCTATATTCATTTATTTTAATAGATTTAGGGTGAACATTATCCACTAAAAACGCATCAATCTTACCACCACTTAAAATGATTTTAAAATACTTATCAGGAACAGAAACCCTATCATGTAATTTTTCTTCAACTAAACAATGATTGAAAGTTGCACCTGTAATAACAAAAGCTTGACCATTTAAATTAGCTTTAATTCTAGCATAATTTTCAATGTTTTTCCATAGCGTTCTATTCAGTTCAGGATTTTGTGGTGTCATATTTGATAGTAAAAAACTTTCAGATATTGTTTCGTGGTCATTAGTATCACCAGCTGGTGCCATGTGACCCCTATCATAACCTGACCTATAATAATCTTTCAACGTTGATCTTAATTTAGGTGGTAATCTTAAGTCTGGCCTAAAGTCATTAGTTCTTGGCTCTTTTTGAGATAGATTAGATCTTGTTACATTTTCAGTAACTAAGTAAGGTATTCTATCTAAATCAGAATAATAACTAGTGTAAGCCTTATTGCATAAAACTGTAATATAGTATTCATTGGTAATATCTATTGTCACATTATTATGCTTGATTTCACAAGATTGGTGTTCAATTGCGTGTGTAAATGTTGATACAAAAAAGAGCAATAATGCTCCCATTGCTTTAATAGTTTTCATTATTGCCCCCTAAAGTTATTTAAGTAATTTAAATTTTTCTTTTGATAATGGACTTAAATTATCCCAAACAATACCGCCATTGTTTGCAATTACTTTTAACTTATCTTTGTTCTTATTCAAGAACTCTTTACCATCTTCTTTTACTTCATAATCTTTAGCACAGTTTTCAGGTTCAAAACCATCCCACTCTGGTAATAAATTATATTTAAAGAAATCATAGAAATCTTGGTTATTTTCTTTTTCTAAACCAGATACTTTATATACTTTGCTACCCTTCCAAATAATAGCATAAATTTTCTTATCTACTTCAACTACTTGAAATTTTTCTTTGACTTTATCAAATCTAAACCCCTCAGAAATAACTCCGCCACGAATTTTAATATCTTCAATAGCTTTTTCTAGGCGTTCATTTAATTGACCTAATTTAGATTGTTTTTTATCTTTGCTTTCATTAAATTTTTGTTTTAATTCTGTTGCTTTAGACATAATTTTTACCTTTATTCTAATTCTTTTTCTAATTGTTTCCTAGCAATTGACCTTGCTAATAAACCTAACGTATTTTGTGGTATATAGCTTTCTAATTTCTCTAAGCTTTCTACTTGAACAAATTCAAAAGTTCGACCATTTACCCTTGTAAAATAAACGCCTACCACTTCACCATAACTTGCTTTTCCTAATTTACCAATTTTTCCTTTTCCTGGCCAATCAGCAAAATCATTAGTACCTATCAGGTAAGCATTTTTTCCTTTATCTTGGATAATACATACTGAATCTTGTTCATATCTAATACCCAAGTTTTCAATCTGTTTTACAAATTTTGGATTATCTTTTGCATTTACTACAAAATAAGAATCTTCAGCTGATTTATAGCGAACACCATCAATAATTTCTTCATATTGACCACGAACTTTAGTTACTTCAAACCCTAAAGCTTGAAGTTCTCTTAACATTTTAGCTGACCTTGCTTTGTTTTCATCTTTAGTCATTCTATTTTTGCCAATAGGTTCATATTTACCATTCTTGGCTGTTCTAAAAGCTGAAATTAAAGCACAGTCATGTTCTTGAGTTTTTGACCAAACTCTAGACAGTGAACTTTCCACTAATTGTTTTTGAAGTTTTTCTTGAACTTTTTTAGCTTTACTTGTCATAGTTTAATTTCCTTAGTGCTTAATAAAAACTTATATTTTGCATAATCTCCGCTATCACCAAAATATTTAGCAAAATCATACTCTAAATCTTCTTCAGATTCTACCCTATACATGATTTTATCACCTTCAACATGATAAAGATAGTAAAAATTAACAAAATGATTAGCTAAATCATATAGCACTTTTTTACCATCTTTGATATACAGGTCATCACTTAATAGCGTTTCATTGCCTAACCATTTAAAATACCAATCCAAAATAAGATCATACATTCTATATTTCATAGTTTGATTTAGCTCTTTCCAAATTAAAGACTTAGTGCAAACTACTAACTTATTTTTGCTTGTTTTTATATGTTCTGATTTTTTATATTTAAAAATAGCAACTACTTCATCTAGGAAAGTTACATATAAAATTTCAGTATTTTTTAAGCTTTTGGAAAGCTCTTCGTTAATTAAAAATATTTTTCCAAACTTAAAATTTATTCCAGGATCAACACAAAATTTATCATATAGTTCTTTGTTGTTTAATAACAAATTATGAAACTGTTGAACAGCTTTTTTATTATCTGAAAAAGTTGAACTAAGTATAGCTTGTTTTCCAAGTTTTTGTAAACTTATCAATTCTTGCTTTAACTGGTATTTAGTTAAAGTTTTGTCATCAACCACATAACCATTTTGAGGGGATTCTAGCAACCCCCTTGCTTTAGTTATAGATTCTTTAAATCTTTGTAACATTTTATTTATCCTTAGCTAGTGCTTTGTCTAGCTGTCTTTCCCAACCATCTTTTACGGTTTCTGGTACATAATCCATAATTTTCTTCAAAAACTTACTTTCAATATCATCTAAATCTTTTGGAACTTCACCAACTTCTTTTACTACAACATAATCCGCTGACTTAACATAAAAAGGTTTAGTCTCTTTACCAAAAATATTAGTTTTCTTATCACCTGAGACAACAACACTATCTACTTTTGCTTTATTGAATGCAAAGATAAATTTACCATCCATAATAGCCCTTAAGTTTCGTGCTGGGTGTAATAAAGCCAAAATAGTATTAGCTACACCTTCGTGTGTCATTGACAAAATTTCTTGTGATACAGTTCTTGACCTTGTAGCATTTTGAGCAATAGCCACTTCTACATCATTTACAACCCACACTACGTGAATTTTCAATGGGTCATAACCAAGACTTTTCACTTGCTCAGATATTTTACCTAATTTATCTGGACTTTTCAAGGTCACATCAAAAATTAAATTAGGTTTTCTATCTGGGTGTGCCATAACAATAGAATCAAACATTGTTGATTTGACTTTCTTATCTAAACCAGCTTTATCAATCGCACCGTGTAAAGTTGAAACATCTTTAGGGTTTTTTAAGTCTAATTTACTAATATCAATACCTTGTTCTTTTTTAACAACGGATTGAATATAGTCGTTAGTCAATGCAAGTTCTTTTAATCTATCAACATCAAATACTTTTCCTTGAATATCTAGTAAATTTTTAAGTATGAAGCCTTTCCCCGAACCACTGCCTCCTGCTAAAATTACTACATTACCAAACTTATTATCTTTAAAAGTAATAAGCACCTCTTGTAATAGTCTAGCTCTATCATCACCTAAATTAGATTCAAATAGGTTTTTAGCATTTGACCCTTTTAGCTTTTCTTGTAATTGTTTTGCTAAAGTCATAATATCACCTTATTTAAATGCTTTCAAAACTACTTGTTTATTCACTACATTATAAAACATTTCGCCTTTCTTTGAAATAATTTGGATAGCACTAGCACCATTAAAATCACCACCTATTGTAACAGTTTCATCGTCAGCACCTAATACTAAATATCCTTCAACTTCGTTTTTGTTTTGGTCTAAAGAATTTTTGCCAACTCTACCTTTATTTAAAGAATATAAAATACTCCAATCAGCACTAGGTCTTTCAATTTTTTCGTGCATTGTTTTAAATTTCTCTTGTAATTCTCTTGCTTTACTCATTTTATTATTCCTCATTAACTTAATTTAACAAATTTATTCTTATATTCATCACCAAAAACGAAAGTAATACCATAAGTTTGATCAAAAATATCCCTATAAGAGTCAGTACGATTATATCCATCTTTTAGTGCCTCAACAACTAACTTAGCTATTTTTTCAGCAGTTTTAGATTTAGGATTAAGTGTATCTTTTAAATCATCTAAGCGTTTAGCAATATCATTTTTTAAATCTCCTCCAACTGGATTAAATTGTAATTTGAATTGCTTTGTCATAACTTTTTTATCTAAATCTAAATCTTCTTGCCTTAATGGGTGAATATCCCATTTCCTACTTCCAATTATTACTTCTTTTCTATATTGTTCAGGTGTAGAATATGCTAAATCTTGAGCATCTTTAACAGGTATTGTGTTTACAGTAACTACAAAACCATACCAAGGACTAACTGAATAAGTAGCTTTCCACCCAGACGGTAAATTCTTTTTAAATAGTTCTTTCAATTTAATACTATCTTCCTTTGATACATATAGTTCATTGAAAGGTTTTAATCTTTCCAAAATACTTTTTGCTTTTGTTGTATCAGGTTTTTTGGTTAAGCTTTCTTTGATTTTTAATACTTTACTCATATCATTACCTCTTATGATAATTTTACAGGTTTATTATAATCACCAAATCTTAACAATACTGAGAAAGATTGATCAAAATAATCAGATTGAGAATCTGAATTGTTATATCCTGTTTTCATGGCTTCAACTAAAGTTTCAGCCAATTTTTTAACAGCTTGACTATCTGTTTTCATATAGTGAGATAATTCTTCAAGTCTAACTTTAAAATTGTTTGACTTAGGATCTTTTGTTGGATTCACATGAATTTCAAAATCCTTAGTAAAAACTTTTTTATCTTCATCAATAGCATCAAAAGAAACTACATCATATTTATATACATTTTCTGATTTACGACCGTTCTTTTTAGTATATTCTTCATAGTTTTCGTATGCCATAGCTTTAATATCTTTCATTGGGATTGTATTAATTTTAACTACAAAATCACCATAACTATTACTTGCTGATAGTGTTGCTTTCCAACCGTTAGGCATACCTTTTCTAAATACTTCCTTTAATCTTTCTACTTCTTTTGGGCTAACATAACCTTCACTAACTTTATTTAAGTTTTCTAAAATTGCCTTAGCTTTGGTTACTTCAGGCTTTTTATTTAATTTTTCTTTTAATTGTACTACTTTTGACATTTAATTTTCCTCTAATATATTGCAATATACCCTTCATTTTCTTTTACCTTTTAATGAGCTATTTAGGGATACACTGATCTTTTAAGTTCATAGTGTGGTAAGTCCCTAAACTTTTCATCTTTCCAATCACCATTTTCATTCCAATCTCCGCCCCATCTGATAGCAACACCTAACTCTTTTGCTGCTTGGAAGAAGTATTTAGATACTTCTACAAAAGGTTGAGCGTTGTTCCAATCAACTGGAAGTGGCACAATATCTACAGCATGACCAGTAATGTGTCTAGAGTTCATAGTTTTACTTAAACCTTTAGCCACTAACTCTTTTTGTCTTGCTACAGTGCGTAAACCTTCTGTAATGGTAAAGTCAATTGGAGATAATTCCAACGCACGATACACTACTTTCACAAGATCAGGGTGTACTCCACGCAAATTATCCAAAGATCGTTTTCCAAATTTAAAATTACTTGCCATAATTTAATCCTATATTGTTATTCATTCTTCAACTTAGGATCATTTTCTTTTTAAACTATCTAAATCACTGCCTATTGCATTAAAAATTTAAGCCATAACTTTGTATTGCTTAAAATAAAAATCGCCTGTATGGTCTTTATATTAATGATTTTAGCTATTGTTTAACCCATTTGAGCAACAACTTGATTGTATCTCTACTAAAATTGCTAGGACTTCTTTTTACAAGGCTACTAACAATATTTTCAAGTGTATCATCACTATCTTGTACAAATTCGCTATCAATCACTTTATTCTTATCTGATACCAAACTAATTACAGAAACATCTTGTGTAGTTTTAATTGCGTATTTCCTATCTACTGACCAAAAACTTATTTCTAATTCTTTATTATCTTTTGGATAAGTAACAAAACAATCACCAAGCCATGTATCCTTTTTTGTTTTGATAGCATCTTTTATATCTTGTACTATATAATCTTCAGAAATATATTTAGATAATTTTTCATTTAACTTCTTGGCTATGCTCATCTTTATCCTCTTTACCTGTTACTTTATCATAACTAGCTTGACATTCATCAGAGATAGCTTTTAATTTTTCCTTAATTTTAACAGCATTTTCATCACTACTTTCTTTTTCTAATTGATTGATTAAATTATCAACCATAGATTTCGTGCTTAATTGCCAATAGGTAGCCTCTAAGATCTTTTTAGAAACTTTACCTTTTCTATAACGTTCAACTAAATCTTTTGCTCTTGACATTTTCCACTTTACCTAAAACACAAAAAGACCAAGGTTAATTTCCCTGGTCTTAACTTTAATATTTAAACTACATAAATAGCTTGTTTAACTACACTGGCGATCAATGCTTTTGCTTTCTTTTCACTTAAGCTATCTACCGCTTTAGGTAATTGATTGTTTTCAATAAGCCAACCAATTAAGGTGTTAAACTGCGCTATTTTCTGTTCAGATTCAGATTCTACAACTACTACCCCTTGATATGGGGTGGGTTGTGTATCTGATTGTCTAACTTCGTTCTTCATTTTCTTTCACAACCAATTATCGTTGTTTCTTTTGAGCTTTTTGTCGTTCTTTCGCCTGTTTCGCTAATAAAATAAAATAGCTAATATAGGTTGAACCTGGTAATGCTTTCTCTTTAAACGTTGCAAATGCTCTACGTGCTTTACCACCATCTACTAAATCTTTTTCACCTAAACCTACTGATTTTGCTGTAATGATTTTAAATACTTCTTCAATACTTAAATATACTTCAGTTTTATCAGATTCAGCTAACTGTAAGCCAAAACCACACCAACCTTTTTTATGATCAACAGCGTGTGATAATTTAACGCCATTTTCTTCATAAAATACTGTTTTAATTTCAATTGGGTTATATGGTTTGCGTGGTTGTTGTTTTTTGTTAAATGGTTTATTTTGTTGTTTAAATTGTTTCATTGTTAAAATACCTTAATTAAGGTTAATCATACCTTGCTAATTAGCAAGAACCAAGTTAAGAAATATCTTTCCTTTCTCATATATAACTAATGCTTTTATTTAAAAAATTTTTAAAAGAATTAGTATAAAAAATAAGCAAACGAACTATTATTTCTTAATTATTTTAAATAATACACCTAGATATTCACACTGTCAAAATATTTCTATTTAAATGATTATTTTTTAGTCAAATTTAGGTAATCCAATTAGTGTTGTTTTGTTTGAAATACCTAAATTTAAAGATTGATTCCAATATTGCATCACTTCTTTTGGTGATTCATTTAATTCTTCAGTAGCCTGTTCAGCACTTGTAAGCCAACCAAACAATCTACCAGCTACTACGTTAAAGTTCAACATAATATCTTTTCTGAATTTTAAATGACAATTCCCATTACGATAAAATTTAGCCTCAAAAGCAATATCCTCTTTTCCTGTTGTCAAATTATTTTCCATAAAGTATAGCTTTTCACCAAATGGAACAGGGTTATTATCATTTTTAAAAGCTTCAGGAATACTAACATTATAACCTAACGATTTTAAGACTATTACAATATCATTTAGTCTATCAAAAATATTATACATTCTAGGCGTTAGCCAACTATTACCTGATACACCTGTTGTAATAATACGATAGTCTAACTTGTAAGGATCTTTGTATTTATTATAACGCCAATCGTGGCTATCAAATACCTTTTGATTAGATTTATATTGTAAAATATTTTCCTGATTCGCAAGCATAATATACAAATCTTTCACTTGATCTTCCATATAGTCATTCACTTTGGAAATAGCTTTATCTGTAACAAATAGCATATTGCCTACTGTAAAATCAAGTGTGCTTACGTTAGAAAGCATAGATTCAAATAATTCTTCACGTTTCTTACTTGTCAATCTATTTACAATTGGATCATAAAAATTAATAAAGTTTTTCCAATAACCTTGTTTCAATCCACTTAAACGATTCTTTAAGCCTACTTTCAAAGTGTTTAAATCTACACCTAGTTCTTTAAAAATGCTATGATCTAATTTTGCCAAATTGTTGTAATTTTCTTGGATTTCTAAAAGGTCTTTATTATACCAATCAGCCAATTCTTGAATAGTATTAGACTTAACAAATACTTCTTTGCATTTATCTTTCTTTTCTTGCTCTGTTTCGTTAGTAGATTGGTCAATATCAATACTAAACAAGCCATCAAACCAAGAAGAAAATGGATCGTTTTCAGTATCATTATAACCACGATTACACATTAGAGGATAATCTAACTCTAAAATATCTCTAAAGCTTGAACGATATTCTCTGTAATATTTTTTAAAGCCAACACGTACAATGTTAATTTTGGCTCTAGCTTGTCTATCACCACTTAAAAAATCACCTGAATAAATAATATCAGAACGCATACCACGATCTTTAATCACTGTTGCAATATGATTATTATTTACCCAACGATCAGGAATAACAAAATAGAATACGCTTGCATAACCTTCTTTTACAATACGCTCTACCCATTGATTAAACTCAGAATAAGGTGGATTACAGAAAATAACATCCATTTGCTTATCCATTAATCCTGTTTGCCAAAAGTCAGTTCCAATGATTGAAATACTGTCAGATTTTGCTAAGTTGGATAAATGAACTTGTGCTTTCTCAATACCAAAATATTTAAATGGTAAATATTTATCATTTACTGATCCGTTTTTCTTTTCATAATTATTCAAATATTGTAATACACGACCATCGCCACAACCAATATCCAAGAGACTTCTAAAGTCATCCCAACCATGCTTAACAAAATTCACTTTCTCTAAATCTTGTGCGATAACTTCAATCATTTCATCAGTTGTTGGATACCAAGAAAAATCTTCATTATTTTCTTTCAACTGATCAACTATTGCTAATGTACTTGCTTTACTCATTTGTGTAATCCTTATATTTCAAATTTAGCTATATCCTACCTTGTATTTGATCTTTTGTCAATAGCTTATCTCCATACACCATAGTGATATATAGTAGTTAATTTGTATTATAGGAGGAGGTAGGTTACTGGATCAAACCATATAAGATAGTTTTTATAATGGATTTTCTTTTTTTTATGTGCATACGCCATAGTGATAATTAGATGGATTTTTTTTAGAAATATAAAAAAATAGAATGGTTACAATGCTGATCAAAAATTATACAAATAGGTGTAGTTTTCTTGACTTTTCTAACTACATACACCATAGTGATATAAATACTGTTTTTTTTAATATTATTGGTTTAATTGTTTAAAAAATAGACAAAATAGTGAAAATAATGCTTGACTTTTACTTAAAATATGATCTATAATATTAGAAATTTAATAATCTTTTTAGTAAGGAGTTTATTTAGTGGTAGCTTAAGAGTGGTATATTATATGACAAAAAGAGAGGAGAAAGGGATTAATCCTATTTCTAGTGATATTCTCAAACCTTTATTAGAAAACAAAGAATATAAAGGTTTAACAGGACTTTATGAAAGGCATTTTAACAAAGAATTCGTTGAAATGCAACAATATTATACAAATAGGCAGTTGATTTTTGTTAAATCCACTGTTATTAAATTACTGCAAACTATTGATATTGTTTCTTATTCTATAGGTGGTGAAATCGCTATCAATCATTATTGGTTTAGATTGAAAAGTGCGTTAAAGAAAACATTAAAAGGTACAGATATAACTTTAAAATCTTGGTTAGAGAGAAAGGGAATGTTGTTATCTGATAATCATTATATTGTAGATGTTAAGTCTATGCACTATAGAACTGGTACACCTAGTTACTTAGTTGAAGAATTGAATAAACTTTATACTAAAAATTTACTAAATAAAGCACAAGATATTAGGCTTGTGGTCGCTACAGAAAAAAGATTAGAAACTAAAGAAAATATTAAAGTTGTCAATAATAACCTAGAAAGATTGGAGAAAAAGAATTATTTTAGTAGAAGCTTTTTCAGTAAATCAGTAGGTCAAAAGGTATTCAAGTCATTAATTAAAGGAATTGATACAGTCGGTTATAATGCTTTAAGTACAGTTGAAAATAAAGCTAAATTAAAAATAGAAAATATCTTATCAAGTAGTCATAAGATTTGGGATAAAGATATTTTAGAGTCGTATGCACCAACACGATTAAGCTATACAGGTAGGATCTATCAAACACACAATCAAGGTACACAAGGATTACCTAAATTGATTAAACAGCGAAATTTAAGAGTTATGCGTAAAGTATGGGGTAAAGAAAATGTTATCAATTATGATATGCCCTCAGCTCAATTAAATGCACTACTTGATATTGCTGAACAAGTAGATTTAGACTTACCTTACTTGAAAGATTATTTAGAAAATCCTAATGCAAAAGACCAAATTGCTGAACAATCAGGATTAGATAAAAAAGTAGTGAAATTATTGATTTTAAGTTATGTTTTTGGGGCTAAAAGTCGTATTTCAGAAGATACCGCACATAAAGATATTTTAAGAGAATTTTATGGAACTTTTACCTACAACTTGAATCAAAGTTATAATAAATTCCTAGAAATTACAAAAAATGTAGTATCAGATATAAGGAAATTCTTGAATCAATCAATAAATATTGCTAAAATACTAGGTATAGTAGATTTAGACCAATATAAAGCAAACAATAAAGTTGTTGAAATTGATTTAAGTCTATTAGAAAATGAACAAGGTTCTTTAAGTAAAAGTAAAGTTACCGCATTCTTGTTGCAAGGTAAAGAGCAAGAATTTATATTAGAAGTTATGAATTTACTAGATAACCAAGGCATAGATATTTTAGGCTATGAATTTGACGGTTTAATAGTAGAAGGGGTGATCTCACAAGAATTATTAGATTTAGCTAGAATAAAAACTAATTTCAAACGAGCTAATTTAATATCAAAAGATTTTTGTGATAGGTCGTTAGAAGTGGTTTAATTTATATGAAGTTAAGTTTAATTTTAGCTAGGTCATTGAATAATGTTATTGGTAGTAATAATAAATTGGCTTGGCATAGTGAAACAGACCTTAAATGGTTTCAAGAAAATACAAAAAGAAAAATTTGCATTATGGGGTACAATACTTTCCTTTCAATGAAAGAGTATAAAAAATTCTTCAAGGATCGCTTTGTATTTGTTATTACAAGTAAAGCTGATTATATTAATGAAAATGCTTTATATGTTGATGATGGCAATAGTAGTGAGTTTTATTGGATCACAACTGATTTTGTTAAGGATAAAGAACAGTGTTTAGAACATATTGGTGAACTTATCAGTATGCAAGAAGTATTTGAAAAAGAGCATGGTTTTGATTTTTCTGAAATTATGGTAATTGGTGGTCAATCAATTTATAATCAGTTCTATCATTATTGTTCAAAAATTTACTTAACAACAATCTATAAAAATGTTGTTGGTGATGCTTATTTTACTAAGGATTTAATGGCTGATTGGGAAACAAAATTAATGTATCCTTTTCAGGACAAAAACGGATTAGTAGGTATGATTGAAGTCTATGAAAGACTTGATATGCCAAAGGATTTTGATTAGCTTTATAGTTAGTCAAAATAAGCACTTATACTAGTGCTTAAACTATAGAACTTTGCAAGTTATGTATTGTTCTAATAACTAGAGGAAAATATATGTTAAAAAAGACAATGCTGATCTTAGTTGCATTAGTGGCTAGTCAATTTGCTAGTTCACATCAGCAACACGGAAAGGCTAGTTTTTATCACTATGTTGATTCAAAAGTTAGATTGACAGCGAACGGTGAAAAGTTTGATAGTGGTAAATTAACGGCAGCACATAAGACTTTACCTTTTGGAACTCGTGTCAGAGTTACCAACTTGAAGAACAATAAATCTATTGTTGTTAGGGTAAATGACCGTGGCCCGTTTATAAAAGGTAGGGTAATTGATATTACCAAACATGGAGCTGAGAAACTTGATTTTATTAAATCAGGTGTAGTTCCTGTAAAACTAGAAATAGTTAAACGATAATTACTACCCCTTGAAATATAGGGGTATTTTAAGGAAGTGTTATGTATCAAAAGATTGATTGTTCAGAATATAGAAATGTATTTGTTATTGGTGACTTACATGGTTGCTATGATGTACTTATGAAAGCTTTAAAAGAAGAAGGGTTTGATAGGTCAAAAGATTTAGTAGTATGTGTAGGCGATTTAATTGATCGTGGATCTAAGAATTTAGAATGCTTAGGTCTTATGTTAGAAGATTGGTTTGTTACGGTCAAAGGTAATCATGAACAATTAGCTTTAGATGCGATTACTAGACCTAGTTTTTCTACTTTAAATACGTGGGCTTATAATGGTGGTCAATGGTTCTATGATTTAGAAGACCAAGGATTAGCTGAACACTTGATCAATATGACTAAAGATTTGCCTTATGTGATTGAATTAAATTTCCCCAATAATGAAATACATAAAAAGATTGTAGTTTGCCATAGTGATTATCCTGAAGATACTTATGAATATGGGAAACCTGTAGATAAGTTTGATATTTTGTGGTCTCGTGAAAGAATTGATAAAAAATTAAAAACGGTAGTAAAAGGTGCTGATTTATTCATTCATGGTCATACCCCACTAAAAGAAGTATTAAGTTTAGGAAATAGATTATATATTGATACAGGTGCTGTATTTGGTGGTATTCTTACAGTTTTACAAGTTAATGATTAAAGGTTTATATGATTGTAGTAGGAAAAGAAACAAGATCAGTGCATGTTGAAATTAGTAGCAATGAACAGGCTGATGTTGTAAAGCGTTGTGATTTAGATGCGTTAAAAGTAGGTTTAAAAGAACGTATTGAAGAATCTATTTTAAAAAATTTTAACAAAAATAGATCAGAAAGTGAAAAAGCTGAATGGATTAGTACAGACGCTTTAGGTAATTTATGCTTTATGCGTGAGCAAGAACATTACCACGGTTCATCTAGAACAGAAATTATTTCACTTTTAGATAAAAAAGATGTTGACAAGTTAGAAAGTTTAAGTAAAATACTAAGTGTTCTTAATTGATAAAGGAAAACTTAGTATGAAACGCACAGTAAAATTTTCAAAAAGCATTTTAGATTTATTCATTAAACAAGTTAAATCATTGGAAATGAAAGAAGTGAAAAAGACAATTTATGAATCAAACGCTTTAGTGATTGTAAGCTATAGTAGCTTAACTTTGGTAGCAAATAACACTGAAACCGAAGTTTCTATTAAAGAAAGTTGTGAGTCTGATGGTGAATTTGAATTTTTACTGCCTATCAAAGATATTAAAAAAGTATTGAAAGTCTTTGGTAGCGAATTAGAAATTTCTTTAGACTTTGAAAATCAAAGTGCAAGTATCAATGAAAAATACAGTTGGAATTTAACAAGCTCTAATTTATTTAAGCGTGTTTTAATTGGTGAAAATCAGTTTAAAGCTATTCAATTGAAAGATACAAAAATCTTCAATAAAGTTGTAGCAAGTATGGCTAAAAATGACTATAGAAAAGCACTTTGTGGCTGTTTAATTAAATCTAGCAAGGATAATAAAGAAAGTGAAGTAATTACTACTAATGGTCATTGTTTATCTTATGCTAAAGATAATTGGGGTGGTTTTCTATACGCTGAAGATTTAGAAGTTCTTGTTTCAAGAAGTTTTGTAAATTTCTTTGTAAATAACACTATTGAGCGTGTTGTAGAGTATGGGAACGATATTACAAGTATTCAAATTTTCTTATTTTCAGGTGGCGTTAAAACTAGATTAAACGTTAAAAATGGAAAATATGATACAGTTGAGATTACGTTGATTAGTAAATCTATTGATGAAAGATTTCCAATGTATCAAAGAATCACTAATCAGTTAAAAAATACTTCTAATATTGAATTAGTATTTGATACAAAAGAATACTCTAGTGTGATTGAATATTTTGATGCGGTAAATACTATCAATAAAAAAGAATTCCCTTGGGTGAAATTTGTTATCAACTCTACAAATACCTTAGAATTAAGTGATGTAGATTCTAATAAAGAAACTTTAAAGGTTGAAAATATTACTGATTGTCGTATTGACACAGATCAAAATATCGGTTATTCTTTAAATTACTTACTAGATGTAGCCAAATTGTCTAAAGAACTTAAACTAGATAAATTAGTATTTCAAACTGAACAAGGTTACAAATCAGTTGCAAGATTTAAACTAGGTGATAATCTTGAATACTACCTAATGCCCAATCGCTGTTCAGGTAGAAAATAAATTAAAATAATACTTGCAAGGGTATTAAAATTGTGATAATATACCCTTGCAATTTAAGATTAGTTGATAAAGTGAATTTAATAAAGTTTATTTTTTGAACTAATTTTAGTTCCTAGCAAGTTTAGCATTGCTAGTTAATTTCTTAAAACGTTTTTATCTCTTTGGCTTATGGAGATTGATAAGTAATAAGCCAATTAAGTAGTTTTTGGGTAGGTAGTCCCCGACCCAACCTCCTAAGTTGGTAGCATGATAAAATCGGGAAGGAGCTGAGAGGTTCGATTCCTCCTACTTACGCCAAAGACTATTTGATTTTGTTCTTTGATAAAATAAAAAAGTTAAAAATAATACTTAAATCTAATATAATGGGTGGTGTCCCCACACAGGTCTTCTAAACCTGTAGCGTAAAAAAGTGGGAAGGAGCTGAGAGGTTCGATTCCTCCACCATCTGCCATAAACTAGAGGCTAGTATGAAAATTATAAAAGATAATGTTACTATTTTACCTGAAACGGGTTGTTGGGTTTGGAATAAATCAGTTTCCAGTGCAGGTTATGGTCAATTTACTAAAAATGGTAAATATTGGGCTACACATAGATATGTTTTCACTAAATTAAAAGGTGAGATACCTAAAGGTATGGTAATTAGGCATAGTTGCCACAACACAAGGTGTTGTAATCCAGATCATTTAAACTTAGGAACTCATAAGGATAATTGGAAAGATTCTGAGGAAATTCATAGAATTGCTAGTAGTAAAAGAGCTAAAGGTTATATAATAAAAGGTGTTTGTTATAGGACTGTTAGGGAAGCTAAAGATAAAACTGGGATTAATATGGATACTCTTATTAAATACACAGATAAAGATACTAGAGTGTTTGATATTGAGGCTTATTATAAAGGATGTGAAATATCTAAAAGGTGGAGTCCTAAAGTATAAGGACTACTACACGGAGTGCCAAATTCTATAAGGGATAAGAAGTCACGATATTAGTGATTGTATTGACCGCTTGTTTGTCCAGGACACGGTGCCAGGTTAAATTCCTAGATCTCTTGCCAAATTTTTATAAAGGTCTATTGAAAAATACTATTAGATGCCTAAAATATAGTAAATACCTCTACATTGATAGACCTTTATAAAGATAAATACTTGGGTTGCTAATGTTGGCTTTAGGACGGAGCTTATACCTCCGTAAAGCAATCACCAGATAAGTGATGTAACGCGGGTTCGATTCCCGCCCCAAGTACCAAATAATTTGACTAGATATTAGAATGAATAAACCAAAGACAAAATTTGAATTAGAATATCCCTAGAATAGGGATTGGGAAAGTGGATACTTAGTTACTAATAGTGAGAATAGGAAAACTGTTATCTTATATAATGGTATAAATGGCAACAACCAAAAAAGAAGTAGTACTCAATATGCTAGATATAAATTATCTGTTAGTTTAAGTAGGTATTTAACCAAAGATGAAACCGTTGATCATATAGATAATGATAAATCAAATAATGATCTTTCAAATTTACAAATTCTATCCATAGGTGATAATGTTCGTAAATCACACAAGAAACCATTGTTTGTTACTAATTGTTTTATATGTGGTAAATCTTTTAATGTAAAGAGAAATTTAGCAATTGAACAAAAGTTGAAGTGTAAAAACAATGAATTATGTTGTAGTCGTGAATGCGGACATAAAAAATCTGTTATAACTGCAAAAGCAAATAGACTAACTAAATTAAATCCTTAGCTGTTGAACACTGTTAGGGGGACCAGATTTAATTAAGGTCATAAGAAGAATTTATATATCAGGCAATTTAGGTATATAAAACATGATGAAGTAGTTGCCAACCTTATTATAAGGTAATACTTGAATGTGGTTCATTATTATGAAGGTTTATAATAAACTCTTACGCCATTCCCTTAATTATTTATTAAAATTATGAAAATAATGCTTGACACTAAGAGCATTAAATAGTAATATAGAATACGAAAGTTAAAAATTACCAAAATAAATTAGATGAAATTATATGGAAAAAGCATATAAATTTAGATTTTATCCAACTAAAGATCAAATAGCAAAATTAGATAATACTTTTGGTTGCGTAAGATATGTTTATAATTATTTTTTAGCTTTAAGAAAAGAATTATATGTTAAAGATAAAAAGTCTATGTCCTTTTTTGATTCTTGTAAAGAGCTAACTCTTTTAAAACAAGAGAAAGAATGGTTAAAAGAAGTAGATAAATTTTCGTTGCAAAATGCTTTAAAAGATCTAGATATAGCATATAAAAACTTCTTTAAAGGAAAAGGTTATCCTAAGTTTAAATCTAAGAAAGATAATAGGAAATCATATAGAACTGGTTATGTAAATAATAATATAGAGTTTCTAGGTAATAAAATAAAAGTTCCAAAATTAGGAAAACTAAAAATAAAAGGTAAATTAAAACCACAAGGAAGAATATTGAATGCAACAATATCTCAAGCACCCAGTGGAAAATACTATATATCTTTATGTTGTACAGACGTAGAAATAGAAGCATTGAAAAGTACAAATAAAAAAGTTGGAATAGATTTAGGTATAAAAGACTTTGCAATCACTAGTGATGCAATTTCAATATCTAATCCAAAATATCTACAAAAATCTTTAAACAAACTAGCAATATTACAAAGGAGATTATCACGAAAATCAAGTGGTAGTTCAAATAGAAATAAAGCTAGAATAAAAGTAGCAAGAATGTTTGAGAAAATTGCAAATCAAAGAAATGACTTTTTGCAAAAACTATCAACAACACTAATTAGAGATTATGATGTTATTTGTATGGAAAATTTACAAGTACAAAATATGTTAAAAAATCATAAGTTAGCTAGAAGTATCGGTGATGTATCTTGGTATGAATTTACAAGGAAATTGGGATATAAAGCTAAATGGTATGGTAGGCAAGTTGTAAAAGTAGATAAATTTTTTGCAAGTAGTCAATTATGTTCTTGTTGTGGGTATAAAAATGAAGAAGTAAAAAATTTAAGTGTTAGAGAGTGGTCTTGTCCTGTATGCCAAGTTGTACACAATAGAGATATTAATGCAGCAAAAAATATCTTGAAAGAAGGATTAAAAGTATTGACAAGTAATGCTTAAATATGTAATATAATAGATAAGAACCGTAGGAACTACGGGGATAGCTTGGTAAATTTAGTTGGCTAGTAAAGCAACTACTACCCAAGAATCTTACAACTAAATTTGTAAGAAGTTCATATATTGAGTGTATAATCCACTTACCAAATTGTTCGTTATTGTTTGTTGCTATTTTATCATTTAAAAGTAAATGCAAATGATGACTTTTATGAAGTTGATCGCCTAGCAGCGTAATCACTTCCAAGGTTGGTCTGAAGCCTTGTTACCGAATTTCAGCCCTGTTTAGGCTTTCACAGGGATTGTCAGTAAAGCCACCTTGTAAGTACACTAGTTTTTTTATTAACTAACCCGATGTATGGACGTATATTTATTAAACTATCAGGTTCTAGTGTACTTACAAGGTTATAAGATCCGATAATTCAGTTGGTAGAATGCTTGACTGTTAATTAAGTTGTCGTAGGTTCAAGTCCTACTCGGATCGCCAATGTTAGCGGTAGCTCAAAGGTAGAGTGTTCTCATTTTAGGTACACGAGAAAGGTGGAGGTTCGATTCCTCTCCGCTAAACCAAATTAAGGGGCTGTAGTTCAGACGGTTAGAATGCTTGCCTGTCACGCAAGAGGTCGTGGGTTCAATTCCCATCAGTCCCGCCAAGTTTTTATTATTGTGCCAATAGGTAAATTTGGATAAACACAATATTAAAATGTGATAATTATCCGAAAGGTTAAATTATCTAGGGATGTATGGTTTAAGGTTTTGAAAGGCTTTTACCTTTTGCCCGAAAGAATTAAAAGGTTAAAAGATAGTCCGTTATTTTTTGCTAGTTTTTTGTATTCGCAAAAGAAAACTAGCCCTAATTTCAAAGTTAATTTAATAGTTAGTTTTGAAATTAGGAAGAATCCCATAATTGGTATTGGAGCAGATTGCTAATCTGTCGGTCGATATATTCGGCTTACGAGTTCAAGTCTCGTTTCTTCCGCCATGTTTAAGGTAGGTTGCTAGAGTAGTTAATAGGGAGAATTGCAAATTCTTTATTCATAGGTGCAAGTCCTATACCTATCTCCATTTAAAGTTAAAAAGAAGGAAAATTAAAATGACTCAAATTTCAATCACTCGTGCATTAACTCGTGTAAAAGTTATCGAAAAACAATTAGAACAATTATCTTATGATAAATATGTTCGTTCAGTTCTTGAACAAGACAAAGATAAAAAACAGTCAGAAGACTTTAAATCTGAAAGCAAGTCAAACTTTGATAAATTTAATTCATTGTTTGATGAATCTGTATCTTTACAAAAAGCTATTCGTAAATCAAACGAAGATACTTTAGTTAGAATTTCAGGAAAAGAAATGACTGTATCTGAAGCATTGATTTTAAAATCTTTGATTGAGCATAAACAACAATTGCTATCAAATATTCGTGATCAAAATTCAAATGCAAATAATGAAATTGAAAAAGCTGATACTCAAATTGAATCTAAAGCTCAATCTTTTGTTCAATCATTAAAAACTGAAAATCAATCACAAATTGATGATGCTATGAAAGTAGGTCGTTTATCCGCTACAAAAGAATTGCGTAAGGTTCGTTTAACAGGTTTAAACGTTGAACAAATTCTTAAAGAAGATCTTGAATTTGTTCAAGAGTTCTTAGTAGAAGTTGATTATGTTTTATCTGAATCAAACGCAACAACTTTGATTGAAATTTAATCATATTTAATTAAAAATGGATAATCGAAGTTGGTTAAATAAAGATCTTTGATACAGAGATAATTGTATGATGAATTTAAGATAAAAGTAATGTAAGTCTATGGTATATAATATAATAAGACAGTATATTAAAAACCTTAAAGATTAAAGTTTACAGATAATTAAGTTCAAAGTATAAAGTTTAATTAGGCTGATATAGAATAGTAACTAGCCATTAAAGGTTAAACAGCAAAGTACAAAGATTATTAAACCCCTTATAAAGTAGTTGCTTATGCAGGGTAGCTTTGACCTATACCACACTACAAGGGCTGATTATTTGGTTTTTAGATCCACTAACTATATTCAAGTTAGTGGATTTTTTTTATTTTATATCTTGACAAAATTATAGAATAGGTGTAATATGTTTTAGAAAGCTAAATATTGTGTTTAGCTAATTTCATAAGGACTAAAAAATGGAACATTTAAATTTTAAGTTATTTGCTGACCCTGTAGAAAGTCAGTTTAATAAAATGGCTAGTAGTAGAGATTGGATTTTATTGCGTGTAAATATTGACTTAGAACAATTATGGCAAGTTTACCAAAATGCTTATCCAGAAGAGATCAATACTATTTTCAGACAACGAAAATATTATGACGGTAATTATGATCGCTATTTTATCAAGCGTTTAGGAAGTGTGATTGGTTATAATACAAAAACGCAAGAAATTGAAACTGTTTGGAATGTTGAAGTTCCTGAATATTATCAAACAGTAGCTAATGTTATGAAAGATTATGTTTTATCTTTTATTGAGAAAGGTAAAGTTGAAAGTTATTTTTTAACAACCGAACGTGTAGCAGGTCATTTGTCAAATACAGATAATTATGACCCTACAATTATTTGGGATCACTTTTATGCCAAAATTCCTAGTCAGTATCTGGTTGATAAAAAAGATATTGGTACAGTGCTAGGGGATCAAAATACTAATTATACTTTAGCAAAATCTAGTATTGACTTAATTTCTTTAGATAGCTTGGAAACTATTTTAGAATTAATTGATCAAAATAGTCTATATCGTGGTGAAGAGTTTGAATCTTTAGTAAAAAGCTATTTAGACTTTAGAAAAAGTTTAACCAATCTATCACCTACTTTAGTAGATATGAAGTGTTTTGAACTAGGTATCAAAAAAGGTGGTGTTGCAAGATTTAAAAATACTGTAATTGGCACGTTAGCTACTGATTTAAGTGAAGGTGTAGAGTTAGATAAAGCGGTGGCAAGTTTTGAAAGCAAAGTAGCCCCTACAAATTATAAACGAACTACTTCGCTTATTACTAAGAAAATGATTGAACAAGCTCAATCAACTTTAGAAAAATTAGGTTATGCTGATTCAATTTATCGTAAGTTTGCTATTGATGCTGATCTTCCACTTAGTGATGTTTTATTTACAGGTGAAGTAAAAACAGCTACTAACATATTTGAAGAAATGGCTAACGAAACACAAGTTGATCCTAGAACTTTGTCAAAAGTTGAAGAAATTAGCTATACTGATTTTGTAGAAAAGGTATTGCCAAAAGCTAAACAAGTAAGTGTTTTATTTACAGGAAAACATAAATCTAATCTTGTTAGCTTAATTGCACCTGAACACCCAAGTTCAGCTAATATGTTCAAGTGGGATAATAAATTCAGTTGGGCTTATAATGGCGATGTTACTGATTCAATCGCTGAACGTGTTAAAGAGTTTGGTGGCAGCTTAGAGGGTGATTTACGAATTAGTTTAAGTTGGCATTGTGGTGATGATTTAGACTTACATTTAATTGAAGCTGACCAAAATGAAATTTGGTATAGAAATCGTGGCATTGTATCCAGACTAGGTGGTATGCTTGATTTAGATATGAACGGTTTAGATAAGCATGATGACGAAAACCCAGTTGAAAACATTATCTATAAGAAAATGCCTAAAGATGGTGTTTATAAAGTGGTTGTTAATAATTACTCTAAACGATCAACTAAATCAAACGCATTTACAATTCAAGTAAAAGCATTTGACATTACAACTAATTTCAATTATCCTTTAGATACTAAAACGGATCGCAATGTTAATGTAGTAAAAATCCATATCAAAGATGGTGATGTTGTTAAGCTTGAAACACTTAACGATCATATTACTACAACAGGTGGTATTTCAGGTGAAGAAGTGTGGGGAATTACTACAGGATCATTTATTCCTGTAACTAAAATTTTCTACAGTCCTAACTATTGGGGTGAAAATAAAGTAGGTAATAAGCACTTAATTTTTGCTTTAAAAGGTTGTAATTCAACTGATCCGCAACGAGGATTTTTTAATGAGTTCTTGAAAGAAGAACTTATGAAAAATAGGAAAGTGTTTGAAGTTTTAGGTTCTAAAACGAAAGCACAACCTACAAATAATCAAGTATCAGGTTTAGGTTTTAGTTCTACTAAACGTGATGAATTGATTGTAAAAGTACAAGGTGCAATGAATCGCACTTTGAAAGTTAAATTTTAATGGAGAAAGAAAATGAACTTATTTGAAATTGCAAGTCGCAACAAATTACGAGTTCCAACTACAAAAGGTGATCTAACTGTTGAACAATTATGGGATTTACCCTTAAAATCAGCAAACGGTATTTCTTTAGATAGTATCGCTATTGCATTGAATAAACAATTAGAATCAAAAGCAACTAGTTTTGTAGATGAAGTCCAAGCACCTGAATCTTCAAATACTAAAGTGCTATTTGATATTGTGTTATATATCATTAGCGTTCGTAAAGCTGAAGCAAAACAAGCTCAAGAACAGGCAGCTAAACGTTCACAACTTAAATTCTTAAAAGAATTGAAAGATAGAAAACGTTTAGAAAGCTTTGAGTCGTTTTCAGAAGAAGAAATCAATAAACAAATTGCTGAATTAGAAAATCAGTAAATTTTTAGTAAGCCTAGATAATTTAAACAACAATTTATTAACAAATAATTCATCGTTAAAATAAGAAAAGAAAAGTAGCTTAACAGAAGTAAGTCTAGGCTTAGATTAAATTCACAAACAAAAGGAAAAGAAAATGTTAGAATTAAATTTAACTAAAAAATTAGAAAAAGGTGAAAATGTAGCCTTAGTATTGGAAAAAGGTAAACCTTTAACCACAGTTCGTATGGGTTTAGGTTGGGACGTATCAAATAGCTCAACAGCTTTTGACTTAGATTCCTTAGTTGTCTTATTAGGTGCTGATGGTAAATTTCATTCAACCCCATTAGATTCAGTTGCTTATTTTGGTAACTTGAAACCTTTAAATGGTGCAATCTTACACCACGGAGATAACTTAACAGGTGAAGGTGATGGCGATGACGAAGTTATTGATATTAACCTTGATAAATTACCTGAAACAGTACAAAAAGTAGTTGCTGGTGTAGCTATCTATCAAGCCCCTGAACGTGGTCAAAATTTTGGTCAAGTAAGCAATGCGTTTGCACGTATTTATTTACCTGACAATTCAAAATTTGTAGTTGATGATAAAGAAGTTCAAGAGATCCGTTATGATTTAACTGAAGATCATTCTGTAGATTATTCAGTTCAAGTAGTTGAAATTTATCGCCACAATGGATCTTGGAAAATTAAAGCCTTAGACAAAGGTGCTAAAAAAGACTTACAAGCATTTTTAAATGATTTTGCTAACTAATTAAAATGGAGAAATTAAATATGGCTCAAGCCCCTTTAAAATTAGGTAAAGGTGTAGTAACCCCTTTATCCTTATCAAAACCAATCAATAAAATTAATATTGGATTAGGTTGGGAAGTTCTAGCAAGTAATGCACTTGATTTAGATGTTAGTGCAATTGGTGTGAAAGCTGACGGTAAAGTGGAAACAACTGCCGATGTATGTTTTTATGGTCAATTATCGGCAGCAAACGGTGCTATTGTATCAAGTGGTGATGATCGTACAGGTGGTAATTCTGTAGATGGTGATGATGAAACAATTTCAGTTGATTTCACTAAACTACCTGACTACCTAGCAAAAATTGAAGTTTATGTAACAATCCACGAAGCTAAAAAACGTAACCACCACTTTGGTTTGTTGAATGATGCTTATGCTAAAATTTATAACGCTGAAACAGGCGAAGAAATGTTTATTATTGACCTAGATGAAGAAGCGTTTGGAAAACAAGCAATGCACGTTGCAACTTTATCAAAAGAAGGTGGAAAATGGAACGTAACCAAAGTAGCTAAACCTTTAGATGAAGATTTATTTGTAATCTTACCTAAATATGGTGTTCCTGTAACAGCTTAATTAATTAGAAGGGTAATTTTCATTACCCTTTACTTTATGAGGATTTTTAAAATGCAAGCATTAAATTTAAGAAAAGAAGAAGCTCTTGTTTTAACTAAAGACAATGGCGAAAATTTAACTAATATTACTTTAGGTTTAGGTTGGAGTACAAGTCGAATTGTTACAGAAAAAGAAGGTGGCTTTTTAGGCTTATTTGCTAAAACAGTAGAAAAAGTAGTCCCTGGTCGATCTATTGATTTAGATTCAAGTGTATTAGTTTTTGATGCTGATAAAAACTGTATTGATAATATTTACTTTGGTCGATTAAACGGTAAAGGTATTAAACATTTAGGTGATGACCGTACAGGTAATGATAAAAAGTCAGCTACTGATAATGAACAAATTTTGATTGATTTATCTAAAGTTGATCCAAGGGCAAAATATCTAGTGTTTACCATTAATAGCTTTACAGGTGAAACATTTAAACAAGTAGCTAAATCATATTGTCGTATTTTAGACGGTGATAAAGAAAAAGTTCGTGTTGAATTAGCTGAACAAGGATCTTACACCGCTGTAATTTTAGCTAAAGTTACTAAAGAAAATGGTAAATGGGAAATTAAAAACGTATCAAAAACAGGTAACGCTCGTACCTCAAGTCAATTAATCCCATTAGCTCAATCAATTCTATAAGGGGTTGAATATGAAAACACTGGAAATTGGTGAAAATATTAAGTTAGGTGAATTTGGTCGCACTTTTGTGTTATCTACAAATTCAGATAGCTTATACTTGATGAATGGATCAACAGTTGTTGGTCAGATTTATGACGGTATGGTGATTGATCTAAATTCTTACCTTGCTCAAGCTATTAAAAATCTTGAAATCGTTTGTGTACAAGATAAAGTGAAACCTATTTTTCTTGCTATTTTGAAAGATGAAACACCTATTTGTAAATACACTGTAGATACATTAAAAGTAGGTAGCAAAACTGTTTTAGGTAAGTTCTATTTTTATACAACGAATGAATGGCGTTATCGTGCATTAGATTCAGATGCCACAGAACAGCAAAAACAAAATATTCAGTATTTCAACAATAGCCAAAATACGCAACGAGAAAGCCTACAACGAACTCAAAGTCAAAGTAATGCAATAGTTCAAGTTCAACAAAATAATGCAACAGGCAGTGATTTAAGGGCATTTAACGATATGTATAGTGGAAATATTGAGTTAAGTAAAATGCAAAGTCAAAATTTACCTGAATCATTAAGAAACTTATATATTGGCTTTGGTTGGAAATCACTTAATACAAAAGCTGGTATTTTTACAAAGATTGTAGCGAATCAGTCATTAGATATTGATTTAGATTTAGCATTATTAACTTTTACTAAAGATGGCTTTGCTGAGGTTATTAATGGTTTTAATACAAGATCTAGCGATAATGCTATTTATCATTATGGTGATAAAACAGAATCTCAAGGCGATTCTGAAATGATTTCTATCAGTTTTCCAGTGTTGAATCCTAAAATTAGCCATATTGCTATTGTGGTAACAAGTGCCAAAGGTCATAAATTTAACTTATTAGAGCAATCTACGTTGAATTTAAGAAACCAAGAAGGAATGTTACCTTTAGTTAGCTATAATCTTCAAAATGGCGAAGAAAAATCTAGTTGTTTAATTGGTATTTTGATTAAGCGTTCTAATTGTTGGGAATTTCAAACAATTGAAGATTATTCAAGAGAAACTAATCCTAGGGATTTAAAAGATTTAACCTTGAACTGGATTAAATTTATTAAGTAAGGTGAGTTATGTGTAAGTTTTATATGTTAAGGTTTATAATTGCCATAACCCTATTAGCTACAATTTTATTAGTATATGGTTGTCAAGGTTTAGAGCCTCAACCTATTTAAAAGGACTTTTATATGTTAATTTTAACAAGAAACAAAGATCAAGAATTTAAAATTGGTGATGATATTACAATCAAGATCTTATCAGTAAATGGTAAACAGGTGAAAATTGGTATCGATGCACCAAAAGATATTAATATTGTAAGAACAGAATTATTAGAGAAAGGTAAAGAAAATGTATAAGGATTTTAAAATTGCCTTATCTGGTGGTCAAGGAAGTGGAAAATCTTCTTTAGCCTTTGCATGGTCAGAAAAACATGGTGTACCACTTTCAAAATCTGTTACTCAAGATATTATGGCTATTTTTGGTTTTCAAAATCATAAGCAAGTTATAAAAGCTGGTGTAACTACACCTGAAGTTGGTATTGAATTTCAAAAAGCATTAGCTACTGAAAAATTGAAAGAATTTGTAGAAACTGAAGGTGGAATTGTTAGCGATAGGGGTTTAATTGATATTTTTACTTACTACGCATTACATAATTCAGCTTTTGCTAAAGAATCTACAAATGAAGAAATGAAAAACATTTTATTAGAATTTGTAAAGCATACTGATTTAATTGTTTTCTTATCACCAAAACTATCTAAAGTAGAAGATAATGGCGTTCGTATAAATAGTTCTGTGTATTATGAAACAGTATCAAGTGTAATGTATTCTACTATGAATTCTATCATTTCTACTTATGATTCTATTGAAGGTATTATTCAAGAATCTTTTAGATTTAAAGATAGTAATATTTCAGCACATATCTCTTTTAGCCCAAGTATGGCTATTTTACATATTGACGAATCAGGTTGTAAAGATGGTATTGCATCTGTAAGCCAAAGGATTGAAGTTATTGAATCAGTTCTTGAGGATTTAGAACGATATAGGGGGAAATAATGTTATTAAAAGTTATTATTGACCAAAATAGGATCACTACTGATAATCGCAATTTACTTACGATTGAAGGCGTTCCACATAGATTATCTAATCAATTTGAAACAGAATATCGTGCAACAATTAAGCCCAATTGGTATAATGATCCATTAAAATTAGAGGATGGTGCAACCTATTGTAAAGTATCTACTACTTACTACTATTCAGATGAGCTTATTGAAGTTTTCAAATTATTGTTGGAATCTGAAAACTTTTATAGTAAAATGACTAGAAAGGGTAATTTCCCAAGAATTACTTATTGGAAAATGATTTCAGATACACAGTATAATGAAGTCGTTAGGGATTTATTTAAGAAAGTAAGGTTGATTCTTAATGAAAAAACAGATTGATAAAGTATATATGGGGATGGCTATATACTTAGCCAAACTATCTAAATCATGGCGTAAGAAAGTAGGTTGTTTGATTGTTGATTATTCAAATGATATACCTAGGATTTTAGCTGAGGGTGTTAATGGAACATTACCTGGTTATTCTAATGAGTGCGAAGATGACAATGGAGTAACGTATGATCATGTTATCCACGCTGAAGTTAATGCTTTGAATAAAGTCAAAGGTTATGATTTAGAAAAATGTACTTTATATGTAACCTTTCAGCCTTGTCAATGTTGCTCAAAGTCTATTGTAAAAAGTGGCATTAAAAGAGTAGTTTATTTAATGGATTATAAAGACCCAAAAGGTATAGAATATATGCTTAATAAAGGTGTTGAAGTAGTTAAATTAAATAACGATTATTTCGCTGATTTAAACTTAGTGGCATTAGACTATTCAGGATATTTAAGAAAGGTTGAAGGGTTAAGTGAGAGTGAAATAGCTAAAAAAGTTAAGCTATCTAGAGATGTTGGAGAGTTTATTTATGATTTCATCAAGTGAAGCTAAAGCATACGCTGATTCATATTATTCTAACCTTGATACAATTACTAAGATTGAATTAGAAGTAAGAAGATTATCAGCAAGTGGTGAGTATTGTTATAATTTTTATAGTCCTGAAATTGTTAAGGCTTATGGAACAAATACGCTTACGCAAGATATGCAAAGAATTCTTTTTGAATTAAAAAAAGCAAGATATGAAATTAAGTTTGATTTTGAAAATCAATATGTAGTGATTATGTGGGGTTAATATGAAAGTAGAGATTTATGGAAAAGAAGGCTGTAAATATTGTCAAAAAGCGTTAGAACACGTTGCTGAGTTGATTAAGCAAAAGAAAGTTACAGAATTCAAATATACTGATATTGTAAAAGAAGGCATTACAGGAAAAGATTTATCTGTAATGCTAAACAAAGAAGTAACAACTGTTCCACAGGTAGTAGTTGATTCCGTTGCTATAGGTGGATATACTGAATTTTACGCTAACTATAATCTTTAATTTATATGGACGAATTTGATCTTAAAAATAGCCTACTTAATATTTATCAACCTAAACCTGAAAGCTTTAAAAAAGGTTTTAAGGAATCTTTTAAAGTTAGGGTGTTTGATCCCACTAAACATAAAAAAGTAGGTGAGAATAAAACACACGAAATGTATAATTGTCCTTATTGTTTTTCAGTAAGGTTAAAGCATGATAATGATGGTAAATTTTATTTTGACAAGGAAAAGAAAGTAGGCAGATGTTTCAAATGTTTGACAGTTGGGGTATTGGCTACGGATAAAGATATTTCTGAACTTGATCTAGATAGAGCTATTTATGAACTAGATAACAAATATAAAGAAAGTGAAGAAATAGACCATATTTTTTCAAGTATTCAATATGAAAAAATGTATGATCCGATTGACCAAGAGGCTATTGATTACTTAGATAATCGTTGTCCTTTGTATTCTAGTTTTGCTGACAAGTTAAGATTCAGAATAAGCCCTACAATTGGTGTAACAGTTCCAATTCAATATTGGGGTAAAGATATTTCATACAATTTGCGTTTTTATAAACCAAATGGTAAAATGAAATACTATATCCCTAATGGTGTAAAATATGTTTATTCACCTAATAATGTGTTTTGTGAAAAGGGTAGGTATCAAGAAATAACATTAGTAGAAGGTTATTTTGATGCTATTGGTGCTTTATTAGATGGATACAAAAACCCCATTGCGTTGTTTGGTCTATCTATTACACCATTACAGATTGAAATGATAAGATCAATTAGTCCTGTAAAAATAAAAATTTATTTAGATGAAGCAAAATTAAGTTGGAATTTATACTGGAAGATAAAAGATAAATTCCCTACAGTTCAAAAGATTGAAGTAGTTCCAACTAATTATGATCCTGAAGAAAGATTTATGTTTAATTTAAAACGTTGCAAGGCTGAAGATTTACCTAAATTTTTAGAAAAAGTGGAGAAAATATATAATGATGAGTTCTATACCAACGATGACTAGCGAAATGATTGAGGCAACATTAGATAAATTGTTCCCTAATTTTGCTTATCGAAAATTGCAACGTGAAACGATTTTAAAAGCCTTGAATTATATGTTGATTCAAGGTAAAAAGTATGTGATTGTGGACGGGCCAGTAGGATCAGGAAAAAGTTATATTGCCTATATTATTGCTAAAGTTTACAATTATATATTAGGCGAAGAAACATTATTCTTAACTAAAACTATCTTATTACAGGATCAATATTTAAGAGACTTTAAAGATATTGTCAAGTTAATGGGTGCTGAAAACTATGAATGCTCTGTGGATTACTATGTGCCAATTGTGCCAAAATTAAAACACCATAAAACTTGTAAATATACTAAAAATTCAGGCTGTTGTGAATATGCTAAAGCTAAAGCACAATATCAAAATAGCAAATTAAAATTATTGAACTATGCTTTTTATACTAAAGGAATTGATACATATCAATCATCAGGTTTAGTGATTTGTGATGAGGCTCATAACTTTGAAGAAAGCCTATTATCTATGTTAGGCATGGATTTAGATTTAGTGCAATTTAGGGAGTTATGTTACAAGCATTTAGATAAAGATTTGCAAGAAAGGTTTGATTTACCATTAGACCAAATTAAAAAACTAAGCCCTGTAGATGTTCAAAATTTAGCTAACTTTGCTGGTATTTGTATGTCTATAGTTAGTAAGCAAATTGAAGATATTGAAGATAGTTTAGAGAATTCAAATATAGATACTCAAAGTTTATTGAAAATTTTGGAATATGAACTTGATCCCTTGAAACGTTTACAAGATAATATTTCATACTATGGTTTAAGGTTATTAATTATGGCTCAGTCTGATTTAGATACATTCAGTATTTATTATCAAGAAAAAGATCCTGATGCGAAAAGACCATACTTTCAAATTAAACCTGTATTTATCCCAACAGTTGTTAGGTCTATGATTTTTGGTAAGCCTAAAAATATGATTTTTATGAGTGGTACTGCTGAAAGAATTAAAGATAGTTTGAAATTACCTGATGAAGAAACAGCAACTATTACTAATCCTTATTTGTTCCCTTTAGACAATAGACCATTTTACGCATTTACTAATCTACCAAAATTAAATGTAGATACATTCGATGAAGTATTTCCAAGATATTGTACAATTACGGATGGTATCATTGAACAATATCCCGAAGATACTAATGTTATTATTCATTCAGTAAGCTATAAAAATGCTGAATTTTATAAAGAACACTCTAAATTGAAAGATAGGATTTTTATTCCAACTAGTGAGGAAGTTAAAGATTTAACTAACTTAATTAAACCAGGAATGATTGTAGTAAGCCCAAGTATTACTGAAGGTGTAGATTTAGGCGGTGGTTTAGCTAAAGTTCAAATTTTTATGAAATGCCCTTATCCTTATCTTGGGGATTTGTGGGTTAAAAAGAAAATGGAATTAGACCAAGGTTGGTATTCTTATGCTACCTTACTTGCTATTATTCAAGGTAGTGGTAGGGGTGTTAGAAGTTCTGCTGATCAAGCTGATACGTTCTGTTTAGACCCATCGTTTAAAGGTTTATTAATGCGAAACGGTGAATATGTTCCTGATTGGTTCAATAAGTCTATAAAATTCATAGACTTATAAAATAATTGCAAAAAATTTGAAAAAAGTTGCAAAAAGTGTTTGACACGGTGATCAAAATCCGTATAATAAGAACCGTAAAGAGGAGATAATTCCTTAAAGTTCAAAAAACCACTAATCAGGAGATTAATTATGAAAACTTTAGTTAAAACTACAAAAGCACAATTTGTTGAAGTATTAGGTAACGTTGCTGTAGCATTCAAAACTGAAACTAAAAAACAAGGCTTATTCACTGTTAAACTTTTCAAACAAAACGGTGAAGTAGTGGCTAAACAAGTTAAAAATGCAACAGGTGGAGTAGGTTATCACATTGCCTTAGCTTAATCATGAAAATCTTAAATATCCATAAATTAGGGGGCGTATTGCCCCCTTTTTCCATATACATAGGAAATAAAAATACACAATATAATCTTGAAAATTCAAAATATGCTAATCCTTTCTATCTTGAAAGTTGGTCAAGAAAGAAAAAGATTGAAATGTTTGAAAAATGGTTGCTATCTGAATTAGAAAATGGTAATATAACGAAATCAGAATTAGCAAATTTATTTGGTAAAGATTTAGTGTGTTTTTGTAGCCCTAAACCTTGTCATGGGGATATACTAAGAAAGTATATCATTCAGTCTTATTACGAACTAAATAGAGGATCTTAATATGTTAGAACCTAAAGAAGCATTTAAAAAATCAACTTTTCCAACTGATAAAGAAATTAATGAATTTCATTTTATCCTATCTTCGCTTTTACGTTGGGATTTACCTAACGAATTAAAAGAACAGCATATTGCAAATAGTTTAGTGGCATTGGAATTTTACCATTCACAATATTTATTTAATTGTGTAAGTAGCAAAGATGTTTTTAATGTTTTACTAGGTGATAGACTTAAAGTAGATCCTAAGTATATTAGACGATTATTTCAGCTACAGACAAACGTTGAACTTTACGCACGTTATCAATCTATTTGCACTAACCGAAAAGCAACAAGCAAATATATTAGCTTACTATCAGAATTAATTGATAGCTTTGATAATCCTGAAAATGATAATAAATTAATTGACTTTAAAAAGATTTTGAACAAATGGATCAATAGTTAATATGATTATTTTAAAAGAGATAAAACAGTCAAAAGTTTTAGTGATAGGTGAATCTTATGGTAAGGTATCTAGTGATGCTTTACCTTTTATTGATGAACAGTCATCATTAGCTTTAAGGGTTGGCTTTCAAACTTCAGCACCCGAAAACTTTGTTACGCCAGACTTTATTGAGATTAATAACCCTTTGAATGTTGATTTAGACCAAAATATCATTGATTCTTTTAAAGACTTATTTAATTTATACGAATATGTTGTATGTGTTGGAAGAACACCATTAAAGGCTTGGTTTAATTCTTTATCTAAAGGTCGTTCAATGGAAACAATTACTAATTCACCGTTTTTAGAGCCTTTAGAATATCCAAGTTTAAAAGTAGGTGTATTGCCACATTTTAAAAGTGCTTTTTCAAAAGATAGCGAAGATCCTTTATCCGATTATTGGGATAAAATCAAATATCTATTTGCTGATAAGCCTAACTATAATTGTACTGAAACAAAGATCAATGATGAACAAGAATTTGTTCAACTGTTGCATTTTTTGGAAACTTTACCAAGCGATACTATTTTTGGTCTGGATTATGAAACAAATGCGGTTGATCAATTTAACCAAAATTTCAAGGTTACAATGTATGGGTTGGCATATTTAGTAGATAAACATAATGCTAAAGGGTTTTGGTATCACCCACCTAAAAATGAGCCTTTGTCTGATTTTGCTATGCAACATTGGAAAGCATTTTTAGATAGAAACTATAAAAGAATTTGGGCATATAACGTACCTTTTGAAATTAAGACAACATGGGATCAAGTTGGTGAAATGTATCGTATGCAAGATGCTATGGTGCTTATGACTGTACAAGGCAAACGTGGGTCTTTGAAAAACATTATGCGATCAGAACTAGGTGCTAGTTTATGGGAAAGTTCAGTTCATGAATTTATGGATATTACTGAAGCCATGTTCAAGTACACTAAAAGATCTAAAAATCGTGATATTATTGAAGAGATGTTTAAAAATCATGATTTAGAAGGTCTTAGAAAGCTACACAAGAACTTTGACAAATGGTTTGATATGATCCTAGAGGATTATGAAGAAAGCGATATATTACACGCTATTGATAATTATCCTTATCCTTGGGCTAGTGTTCCACCTAATGTACTCGGCCCGTATTGTGCGAAAGATGCTGGTTTTGCATTATTATTAGTAGCTAACTATTTAACTGATGAATATAAACAGGCTTATGACTTTTATATGAACCACCCTTGGCTTGCTACTAAATTTGAAGTAAATGGTTGTCCTTGGGATGATAAAATTGCTAAACAGGTAAAATCTGAATTATCACAACAAGCTTTAGATAGGTTATATAATGTAATTATCAATCTTGATACAATTTCTCAAGAAAATAAAATGTTGGCTAGGGATACTTATTTCAAAGAGTTACCTTATGAGATTATTTCTTATACTGAAAAACAGAAAAAAGAAAGAAGAACACTAATTAAAGATAGCTTAGATAAGATCGAAGTATTAAAGAGTATTTTTAACCCAAATTCAAATACTGAAGAAAGTCGAAAATTGTTTTGGGATGCTTATTTAACGAACGATATTACTCTTGGAACTATCATGAATATTTTTATCGAGGATATGGAATTTAACCAATCTTTAAAACCTTTATATGATATTTTAGGTCATGATTTTGTTAAGACTAACAGTATTCAAGCTATTTTAGAAAAAATAAGTGATCCTGATAAGTTTATTACAGATAAGGATCTATCTAACCAATGTAAAAGGTCTTTACAAAAAGCTATATCTGAATATAAAGATATGCTAGGTAAATTTTCTACTGATTTAATTAAAAATCAGTATCAGGTGCATAAGCGTTGGTTAGGTTTAAAGATTGATGATGAAAGCACTTGGAGTAAGAATTGGAGTTTAGTTTTTGATTTATTCTTATTCAAGAAAATTACTAAAACTATCTCAACAAATATTGATGGGAAAACAGGTAGATCACTAGTAACCGAAGTAATTGGCACTAAGTGGGGAAAACCATTAAGGGGTCGTTATTGGGGTGAAAAACCTGAAGATGAGAATTGGGATGACAAAGAAACAGTATTAAATAATAGCTTTAATAGTTTAAGTGCTGACACGCTCAGATGGAGTTCAAGCTTTCATACCGTCCCGCAATCTAACCCAATTAGGTCTATTTTGCACCCTAATGAAAATGGCTATCTTATGCTTCATTCCGATTTTAGTGCGTTAGAGGTTTGTTGTGTTGCGTTTATGTCAGGTGCAACAAAAATGATTGAAGCATTATTAGATGGTAAAGATATGCACAGATTTGTTGCAAGTGAGGCTTTTGGTAAACCTGAAAGCGAAATTACAAGTGATGAACGTAAAGCAGCAAAAGGTATTACTTTTGGTTTGTTATATGGTAAATCAGTTGAATCTATGGCTATTGATATTACAGGTGGTGATGTTGAAAAAGCTCAACACTTATTTGATTTATATTTTGATGCTTTCCCAGAAATTAAAACTTGGATCAATGAAAGGCATAAAGAAATTGAGAAAAATAGAAACTTTGTGAAAGGTTACTTTGGCAATAAATTAATGATAGATGACTCTAAGAAAGGCAATGGTGCATTGAGGAATGCTCAAAATGCCCCTATTCAAAATCTTGGTAGTGCAATTGCTGGAACTACTATGTATTATTTAAGTGAGAAATTAGATAGTATAAGATTTGGTTGTAAGCCTTTTGGATTTACTCACGATGCTTATGATGATATTGTACCTGTTGATAATATTATTGAATATATTGATTACTTAGATGAATACCTTGTACAACAGCCAAGAAAAGGCTTAGGTATTCCACTTTCAATTGATACAGAGATCGGTGCTAATTCATTAAATCAGTGTTCTATCAAAATTTTAGATAGACAAGAAAAATATGTTAAAATAAAATTAAAAGGAACAGTGAAAGCTATTGAAGAAATTATTGAACAATTAAGATATGCTACTGTTTACACTGTTGAGAACGTAGAATTTGGTGAAACTGAATCTAATTATTTTGGTTGGGAAGAATTATTTACTGTTGGTAAAGCGTTGAAATATGAATGGGGAAAAACAATAGAAAGTTCATCTGTTACGCTTGATTTAATTTATAAGTAGGTATATAATGGGTAGGATTAAGTATTTAAAATCAGCTATACGATCACCTGATTTAGCACAATTTGATTACGCAATATTCAGGTTTGATAATTCGGTCGAAGTGGCTCAATTAAAGGTGAAAAATGAGATTAGAAAAGGATTTGCAAAAGTATCTTCTGTTGCAAGCCCTATTACTGATTTTTATACTTTTGACCATGACAATGATTTTGATATTATCACTGATTTTATTGATGATATTTTAGAGTATTTATATGAAAATTTTGATAATGTGAAAGATAAATACTTAGTCCTCAACTACTTGGCTTTTTTATTAGTAGATGAAGATCTGAATTTATATTACAAAGGAAATAACTTACCTATGCAACTACTACTAACTGAATTATATGCTAGTAAGCGTTCAAGCAAATTAATACTTGATGATTATAAAGACTTGGTTAGTTATTATAGGCTTAATTTAGGTAAGAAGCTATTTAATAAAATAATAAAAGAACTTAGGTTAGAAAAATGGAATACAGATTAGGTTTATTAGATGATGAGAAAGTATTAAGTCTATCTAATGGTGAAGTTAAAAATTTTGGTAAATATCTAGACCGTTTTTTAGTGAAAAAAGCTGAAATAAATGGTCTATTTTGTCAAAGGATATTCGGCCCGATTGTAGATTATACTTGTGAATGTGGTATTACAAAAAAAGTAAGCAACGGTGAAATTTGTCCTGTATGTCAAGTTCCATATATTTCTAGCTATGAGAGAAATAATAGATTTGGTCATATTGAATTAAATACAGTTGTTTTGCCACCTTTAGCTATTGATACAGTGGCTAAAATATGGGGCTTATCAAAAACTAAGTTCAAAGAGTTTATTGTTGATAATAAAGGATATATTGGATTTGTTGAAAATAGTGAAGGTAGATTTTATACTGATAATTCCAAAAGATATAAATTAGAATATTCTTTAGATAAGGGTGAAAACTTTGTAGATAACCTATACGAATTATTACTAGAATCTGAAAAATTAAGTATTAATCCTTATATGTCAATGATGGAGAACCCTAACCAATCAGCACAAATTTATTTCAATAAAGGCTTTGATATTTTTTCAATGCTACTTTCAAAATTTCCTGTAAGTCCAGCTGGAATGAGGGATAGAAAGAAAGTAGGGGAAGAATTAGTTTATCATGAAGATAACTTAATCTATCATAGGATTATTAGAGAGGCACTTAGGATTAATTCTTTTAGAAATGAAATTGAAGATAAAAAAGAATTAAGAGAGTTAATTGCACAAGAAACAAAAATAATTCAAAAGTTAATCAATGGTTTTATTTTAACAGGCTATCGATCAAATACTAAAAAACTAATTGAACCAAAAATAGATCTTTTAAACACTAAAGAGGGTTTATTAAGGTCTGAAGCGTTGGGAAAACGCATTGATTTTAGCGGTAGGTCAGTAATTACAAGCGGGCCATTTCTACCAATTGATACTGTTGGCGTACCTATGTTAATGTTGATTGAGTTATTTACACCTGATTTAATTAGAGAATTAACTAAGAAATTAATTAAAGAAAATAAAATAGGTAAAATTAAAGCATTAAGAAAAGCGAAATCACTAATTAAGGAAAAAACTAATCCTATTCTTTATGATTTAGTTGAAGATATTTCAAAAGATTATATGGTTATGATGAATCGAGCACCTAGCTTACATAGATTCAGCGTTATGTCTTTTAAAATTAAACCTACTTTTGACAAGGTTTTATATTTTCCACCTATGGCTTGTAAACCTTTTGGAGCAGATTTTGATGGTGACCAGTTAGCTTGTTATATTATCCATTCAAGGATAGCAAAAAATGAGCAAAGGAAAGCCCTTGCATTTTCATACAACCTTATGAGTACAGCAGATAAAAATACACCAAATGCTCAAATGGGTCACGAAATGATTGTAGGCTCTTATTTACTTACTAAAGCTTATGAAAATTTAAAAGAGTGGAAAAGTAAGAAACCTATTAAATATTATAATGATAGCAAAGATATTGAAACAGATTATATTTTAGGCTTTGTTAATCGTGAAGATAAAATTGTTTTAATTGATAAAGATCAAAATAAACAATATATTATATGTATAGGTGCTGGGTTAATTCATTCAAAAACAGGTATAATTGTTGATTATTTATTAGGCAAAGGTGGTGTTTCTAAATTTATTTCTACTATTGGTAATAAATATGATGAACAACCTGAAATAGCTGTTGATCTACTATCTAAAGCTCAAACTTTATTTTTTGAAACCGCTACTAAGTATGGTTTAAGTATTGCTTACCACGATTGTGAGAAATCAGAAGAATTTACTAAAATTTTAGAGAAAGCAAGATATGAAGCTGAACATACGCCACTATCTGAATTGTCAGATATTGAGAAACAGGGTGAAAAAGTACCTTTAAGAGCTGTAATTTGGGATAAGGCATTTAATACATGTGTTGAAAGATGGTTTAAAGAAACACCTCAAGACAATGCTTTGCAAATTATGGGTAAGGCTGGGGCTAGGGTTACAGACGTTCAAGTTAAAGCAATGATCTTAGGAAAAGGCTTACAGTCAACTATGGATAACCAATTAGACCCTAATGCTATTTATAAAGGTTTAAGCGAAGGTCTTGACCCTATTAGTTATATGAAAACTTGTGGTCCAGCAAGACGTGGGTTTGCTAGTAATATGGCGGTTGTTCCTAGTAGTGGATATGGAACAAGGCAATTTGTAACGTGTACTAGGGATCTATCTATTACAATAGATGACTGTGGAAATAATAGCAAAGGTATTATTCTTCCAAAAGAAAAAGCATTAAATCATTATGATTTGAATAATAATTTGATTACTGAAAATAATTTACACTTATATAATGATTTTATTGAAGTAAGAAGCCCTTTAACTTGTAACCACACTAACGGATTATGTAAAAAATGTTGTGGTGTGAATCTGAAAAATGGTAAAGATTGGGATTTAAATTTTGGAATAGGAACAGTTGCTGCTCAAACAATTTTTGAACGCTTGACACAGGCAAGTTTATCACAAAAACATACTTCAGGGTCTATAACTATAGCAACCTTTGGTCAAAGATCAGATAACTTATTAGCTGATTTTTTAAAATACTTAGGAGCAAGATCAACCCAATTAGTACCTTTATCTATGTCTTTAATAGAAGATACAATTTTAGACTTGAAAGGCGAAAGCTATGAAGAAAAAGCAAGTAACTTTGTTTTAAGATGTGATGAAATTTTAAAATCCTTTAAATTTCCAGTTATTTGGTATGAAATATTAGGTCGTGGTTTATCTAACATTGTTTTCAAAGGTAAACGTGCTATAGGTTATAGGCATAAAGGCTATCCTTGTGATAATCCTGAATTTGTTACAATGTTTAAAGCAAATACAAGTAGCCCTAGTTGGCTTAAGGGTGCTAGTTTTGGTTATACTAAAGATGTTATCAAGCAAGCGGTAGCTTTAAATTCAGGAACTTGTGAACTTATTACTGAAAAGATTATAGAAGGGAAAAATATTATAGATGACTAGAAAAAATTTAATAGAACTACAATTTAATGATAGTGATATTTTGAATTTTGGAAAGTATCTTTATATTCTTGATAATTTGAAATCAAAAGTAGAAGATACTGAAAATATCACTACTTTTGATTCATTCCCAAAAGATAACTACTTTCAATTTCATGATAAGTACAAGTTAAAGTTGAAGTTAGTTAAAAGTTCACCTAGAGATAAAATATATAAGAATGATATATTTTATTACAGAGTGTTTAAGAAAGAGTCAAATTCTAAATTTAAATCAGATAACAAGCTAGATTTTTATTTTGACTATTTGAAAGCCAAGAATAAATTTACAGATGCGATTGATAGGCTTGTTGAAAACTTGTCTAAGTATTATTATGTAATATCTGATGCTAAAAAGTGGAATTCTGATTTAGATTTAAGTAGTTTGTATCAAAATCAAAAATACCTTGTGTGTAATTCCGAAGAACTTTTTAATGTTCCTTACGGTGCTATGACAAAGTTTCAAATAGGATCATTGAGGCGTACTACTAAACCTATTTTGGTTATTAGTTTGAATAACGAAATTTTTGTAAATGAAATGATAAAGACTATAAAATATGTTTTTGAAAAAAATAGTCAAGGAATTGTTATATTTGACTAGAAGGGTAGATTATGGATGTGCTAACATTAATTGAACAGTTAAAAAAATATACTATAAAAATACCAACTTACTCTAAATCAAAGTGTAAATGTAAGAAAGGTGTAAATAATTTAATGTACCCAATGCTGTTAATGGTTTTCATAGAAAATAACAAAGTAGTGGCGGTATCTAATGTTCACCAACAATTAGATATACCTGATACTGTTTATATTAGACGATTAGCACAAGATTGTATTGACAGGTCAAATGAAATTGTTGCTATGGCAAAGTGCAATAAGATCGTTTTAGATACTAGCTTTTTATTTTCGATAAGAGAAAATGATTCAGTTGTTTTTGAAGAAGAATTAAAAAGTGAAAATAAAGCGTGTTTTACCCACCAAATTACAAAAAAAACTAAAAAAGTATCAGGGTTTATTCTTAAGTATGGTCAAAACCCTTTACCTTTAAATGAACTTAGATATATTCCTGTAGAGGGTTATTATGAATAACGAAAAGAGAATAAAAAACCTTGTAGAACGCATTCAGCAGGCTGCTACAGCATATTATAATACAGATGAACCAATCCTAAGCGATGATGAATTTGATAACTTAGTGAACGAATTAAGGGGCTTAGACGCTAAAAATCCAATACTTACTACACCGAATTGGGGGAGTAAAGATAGTGAAATTGTTAGGCATTTAGTTGAAAGAAAGCATAGCTTTTTAGTGCAAGGTTTACCAAAAGAAAAATCAACTGAGTTCAATTTAAATGCTTTACCTATTGGATCAATTATTAGTGCTAAGTTAGATGGCATTAGTGCGGTGGCATATTATAAAGAAGGGTTATTACAATATGTTTTAACTAGAAATAATGGTTTAACAGGTTTTGATATTACTGAAAAACTTCAATATTCTAACTTACCAAAAACTATTAGTGACTTATCTATTGTTTGGGTTAGGGGTGAATTAGTGTTAGAGAAAGGTGTAGCTCAACTATTTGGTAAGTCAAATGAACGTAATATGGTAGCTGGTCTAGCAAATTCAATTGATATTACTGAAGCACATAAATACATTAAATTTGTAGCGTATGATTGTGATATGGGTAGATCTATTTACACTTTAAATTTATTAAACGAATTAGGCTTTGAAGTTGTAAGGCATAGAAAAATATCAGAACTTGGTGAATATAGCAAATTAGAAAATATGTTTGATTATACCAACTACAATACAGGCTATCCATATCTAGTAGATGGTGTAGTAGTGGATCGAACTAATCAACCAACTATCGCTGTTAAATACCCTAATAAAAAATATACAACAAAAGTAGTAGCAATTCATAATCAAATTTCTGATCATGGTCGTATTATTCCTGTGATTGAATTTGAACCTGTAAATATTGATGGTGTTATTATTAAGCAATGTACAGGTCATAATTATGAAATGCTTAAATTAAATAATTTAGGTGTTGGATCAGTTATTGAAATTACTAGGGCTAATGAAGTTATTCCTTATTGGTCGAATACAATTGAAGGGGTTAATTATACTGAACCTAGAATGATTGAAGACAAACCTACTAAATGGCAAGGAGTCCACCTTGTTATTGAACCTAATAAAACTAAGGCTTGTATTTATAATTTAATTGAGGCTAAAGCACCTAAAGGGTTAGCTTATAATAGAATTAATCAAATTATTACTTATTTCAAAATTAAAGATATTAGCACGTTGGAAAGCATATTAAATCAACCATTAGATGAAAGATTATCAAAAGACTTGAAAGAAGAATTTGGTGCGTTTTATCCTCATGTTTCAGAATTCTTGAAAAATGCAAAAGAAGGCTATACACTATCAGAAATGTTACAATGTACTGTAACAGAAGGATTAGGAAAAGTGGCGTGTGATAAAATTCAAGATCAATATGGAAATGATAAATATACCTTACTTACTGATTTAGAAATGTTACAAGAATTGCCTGATTATGTTCAAGTTCCAACAAAAACAGTAAGGAAAGGGATTAAAGATAATTTAGAATTAATCTTAAGTGTTTTAAGGCATACTAACCTTAAAGCTGTAAAAATGTTAAATAAAGACCACTTGATAGCGATCTGTTTAACAGGTAAATTATCTAAGCCTAGAAGTAAATTGTTAGAGGAATGGGAAGATAAAGTTTTTGAAACGGATATTTCCAAGGCTGAATATTTAATTACTGATGATCCTGATAGCGGATCAAGTAAAAATAAGAAAGCTAAAAAATTAGGTATTCCAGTATTGACAGAAGCTAATTTTCGTGTTATCTTAGGCGAAATTTAATTGAAAAGGTAATTTAACTATGAAAATTATGATTGAATCTGATAAGGATATTACAGAATTACATATCAAGTTTGCTGAAGGTGGTGCAAGTGTAGATATGGTAAAATCTGATCCAATTCAACAACCTAAACAAAAGCCAAATTTTGTTAAGGAAAAAGATGAAGTAGTAGATACACAAAAATCTATTAAATCAACTAAAAAAGAAACAGTAGCTAAACAAGCCCCTGTATTAGATATTCCTAGTACAGAGGGTAGAGAAGTTAAAACTGTTGATACAATGAATGAAACATTTTAAGGTAGGTAAGTAATGAAAATATTTGGAGTAGATATAGGTTTTGGTGATGTCAAAGCAGTTATAGGCGATGAAACAGGTATTAAGAATGTGTTTAAATTCCCTAGTGTAGTGGGTATGGTAGAAAAGAACGAAATGGTAAACGATGAACGCTTAATACCTTATTTGGAAAAATACTTTTATGTAGGTGAAGATGCTTTACATTTGCCAACAGATACAATTATTGATATTTCTGACTATAATAAGCTAGAATATTTTGCACCTTTGTTTATTTACAAAACTTTCTCTATGGTAGAAAGTACACCTGATATTTTGGTTCTTGGCTTATCTATTGCTCAAATTAAAAATTCAGGATATTATAAAGAACGTATTGAAAAATATTTAGAACAAGCTGGTGTAAAATGTAGCATTTTTGTACTTCCACAGGGTGCTATCGCTAAACTAGCTGTAGATAAGTATGGAATTAATTTTCCTACTGAAAATATCAATTTTAATAAAAATGCGAGTTATATTCTAGCTGATATGGGATTTAATACTTTAGATGTATGCCACGTTATCAACGGTCAAACTTCTTCAAACTTAGTAATTGGGCTAGAAGGAAAAGGTGCTATTGTTATGGCTGAAGAAGTACAAAAAGGCATTAAAGAATCCTACAATATTGATTTAAGTATTTCAGAAGTCAAAGATGTATTAGTTACTAGCAATTTTAAACGTAGAGGAAAAATCTATGCGTGTGATAAGTTAGTTGCTGATGCTAAATTAAATTATCAAAATATGCTAATTGAAATTATTGAAGCTAACTTTGGAAAAGTACTTGATAAAGTAGATAATTTAATTATGGTTGGTGGTGGTGCAACATTCTTTAAGACTGAACCAACTTCATTTATGCAAGCTCCTAAAAATAAACCAGAATATTATAATGCAATTGGTTATTTTGAGTATGGCTTGCAAAAAGCTAAATAGCCAAAGTAGGTGTAAATTATGAATGATATACAAAAACTACTTGAAAATGAATGTTCTCCGTTTATAAATACTATGGCTGCTAGCTCCGCTTTAATTGATAAAAAAGTAGATACAGTAAATGCTTTAATAAAACAGTGGGAAGATTCAGATAAAGCAGCTGAATTGGCTGAAAAGAAAAAGCAAGAAGAATTGGCTGAACAAAATCACGAAAATAAACCTAAAAAATCAAAATCTAAGTTACAAAAAGATAAGCTAAAAAGATTACAAAATGCTGTAAATGATCCAAGTGGTTTTATTCCAAGATCTCCTATTGAAGTGTTATCAATGGCTGGTATTAAGTCTAGTGATTTGAACAAGATTAAGAAGATTATGTCTGAAGCCAAAAAGATTTCTGATATTGGTAGAAATTATGGCAAGGAATCTAATATTGATTTTGTTAAAAAGGTGGCTGGTGTTCAAACATTTATCAAACATAAAGGCTTAACAGGTAGTGCAAGTTGTGATGTCTTAAACTCAGTCTTTAATGTTTCAATGGGGTTAGGTAAGGCATTATTAGGGTCTATTGGTGGTAATGTTGGTGAAATTTCAGGTATGTTATCTAAAATTGGTGGTTGGTTAGACCAAGGTTTAGTTTATGGTCAAGATATTGCAAATAAGATTATGCAAACTTATTCAGATATTACAGGCTTATTAGATAATACTTTACTAGCAATTCAAAATGTAGCTAATCAATTAAAACAAGCAATTCAAGCTGAATTAGATGCTTTAAAAGAAATCTTACTATATAATTCACGCATGGCATTAGGTAGTTTATTAGGTGGCTTATTAGATGATCCTTGTGTATCAGGTTTAGTAAGTAATATTGGTAATAGTACATTAAAAAGGTTCTTTTAAATGAAAAGATATTTTGATAAATCAGTAAGTCAATCATATATTACAGTGATTGACTTAGAGACAACAGGTGTTGATACAAGAAACGGTAGCCCAATCTTAACGTATGGCTTAGTTTCGTTTAAGGTCAATGAAATAACTACAGATAAACCATTTTTGCAATATATTTATGGTGGCATTAAACCTAATGAATTTAGATTATTAGGTATTAAAGGTGATATTGCAACTCATGAATGGTATGAATCTAAAGTTAATGCTAAAGTATATGAACAAAATTTCAGTATGGCTAATAAAGGTAATTCACTTGAAGATGCTTTATTAGATATTAAAAGGTCAGTTGAAGGCATTAATATTTTAGCTGAAACAGAAGAAACTAATCATTATATCTTTGGAAATTCACCTGATTTTGATCAAGGTATGTTAAATGTTTATTTTGACAAGTTGTATATTGCTAGACCTTGGCAATTTTGGCAAAACTTAGATTTAAGAACTTTGGCTATGCTATTTCCACAAAATAACAAAGAACGCATTCAATTAGAAGAAGAGGCATTTAAAGTGTATAAAAGGGAAATGCTAAATTGTGGATACGATCAAGATTTAATTTTAACTTTTCCTAAACACACAGCAATTTACGATGCCACATTAGAAGCATTACAATTAGTTGATATTTTGAAAAAGGTGGAAAAATGAGGCAATTTACAGATACACCGTGCAAGGTAACTAGACCTATTATTGAAGATAGTGTTAAAAAAGAAATTGGCGAATTGGTTGAGAAATCTAAACCTGTAGAAAAAATGGAGCGATTAGACCAAGACAAAACTAAAGAAATCACTAAAACACTATTGACAAGTTAGTTATATTAGATTAAGCTATGTAATAAATATTTTACATAGCTTTTTTTTTATGGGGAAAAAAATTATGAACTTATATCAAGAAATTAAAAAAGACTTTCTAATTGCAAGAAAAGATAAAAATGAATTAGCAAAAAGCGTATTATCTGTTATCTTATCTGAGGCTGATAAATCACTTATTTCAAGATTGCCTGAAACTGAACAACAGGAATTAATGCTTAATGTTGTATTAAAAGCTGAAAAACAATACATTAAAGCTATTGAACAGTTTAAAGATAAACAAGAACTGGTTGAAGGCTATCAGAAAGAATTAGAGGTATTATCTAAGTATTTACCTAAACAATTGTCTGATGAAGAAATTGATGAAATTATTGAAGAACTGAGCGAAGGTAATATGGGCTCTGTAATGAAACATTTTGCACAAAATTGTAAAGGTCTATATAATCCTTTAAAAGTTAAGTGTGCATTTGAAAACTATTACAATAAAGTTCGCTATGAAAACTGTAATAAAGATATTGATTACTAGGTGAATATATGAAAAATTACCCAAGAAATGTAGAGACTTATGGCGAATGGTTTTATATTCATAACTGTAATTATCGCCTTTGGGTTTTTACAGAATACCCATCTACTAGACCTTTTGTAACATTTACTCATAAAGATAGCAATAAAGTCACTAGTGGCACTTTAAGTATATACCTGGATGACTATTCTATTATGGAAAACAGCTTATTAGTAGGTCATAATACTATTGAATACCTTAGGGAATATGTTAAAGCTATAAAACCTTGGGCTTTAAATATGTGGGGAAAATGTTTATTGTATGAGTTAGATGATGATTATGATAGAATTGAAGAGGTATTAAAGAATGATAATATCAAAAGCTAAACAGCTAAATGAAAAATTAAAGCGTAATTTTAATGAAATGGCTACTTTAAAGCCTGAAGACACTGGAATTGATGGTATAACTTTATTCTGTTCTCCTGAAATGGGATCACATTGGATTAGGGTTAAGGCTTATGATAAGGTAGCCAATGTAAATACAGTTAGAGACCCACATATTACATATAGTGTTGGCGTAAATCCTGAAGAAAAAGCCAAACACGGTAAGGTAAAAATATCAAATAAAGATGCTGCTAAGATTAAAGAGTGGATTCACGATAATCAAGTAGCTTTAACAGACTTTTGGCACGGTAGAATAAATACAAAAGAGTTCAATAAGCTTATTATTAAATATGGTGAAGAATAATGGAAATTAGAAAAGAACTATCAGAGCAATTAGTTAGATCATTATCAACTGAAACGCTATATAAAGTGTGGTGCTTTTTAATAAGTGATGAAGATACTGTTGATGAATTAGAAGAACAAGGTGTGATCAGCTTTAACTATGAAAAATGCCTAGAATTACTTGATAATGAAAGTAATTTAAAAGTCATTATGAAACATGTAAATAAAGCTAGTTTAGGAGGTGATGATATTAAGAAAACCTTTGAATATGTTTTTGACTTGTACTATTATTTAATGATTGAAGGATCTGAAGTAGCTATTCAGATTTTAGAGGCTTATACTAACATTGATCAATTGAAAGTAGTTAATGAATCTAAGGTGTTGCACTAATGAAAAAAGAAGATTGGAAAATTGCTGATAAATTTCTATTGACAATGGAAACAAAACAGTGTAAATTCTGTAACGAAAGCCCAAGTTTATTTAAAAGAGACTTGATTGCTATTTTAAGGTGTAAATGTGGTCATAGTGCAAGGGGTTATATTAATATCAATTGCATTAAATCTGAACCTGATTTACAATATGCTGTAAAAAAATTAGTAAGGTCGTGGAATGAAAGAACTTAAATTTTTCATGTTTGCTGTTGAAAGTGATAATCCAAATAAAATTGTAGAATCATTAAAAGGTGAAACTAATCTAATCTTAGGTATTAAAGTATCTGAATTAGCTTTGGCACGTTTTAGATCTAAATATATTGTAGTTCAATCAAAACTAGAACATTTTAAGTTATGGGATTGTTTGACTTTAGATGATTTAAAGAAATTAAAACGTAATTATGAACTTGTAGATGCTTTGGAAACTAAAGATTACATTGAGACAATTGCGAAAATTGATAGAGGAAATGAAGAGATTGTTGAAAGTCATAAAGTGATCCCTTTATTCAAAACTCCATACTGTAAACGCTTTGATCGCACTTATTTATCAGATACAGCTATTGATCGTTACTTAACTTCTTTATATAAGATTATTAATGAATTTGAAATTGGCGTTGGAACGATTGATTATTTAGTTAATCAATCTAATAAAGAACGTTATATGCGTAACACTAATAGATGCCAACATTTAAGCAAAGTTCATAATAAACAGTTTGGATCAACTTTCACTTTAGATTATGAACGAATTGTAGCAAAAGGTGGGAAAACTATTTTTGGTAATAGCTTAATGGGTTTTGTTATTACAAATGACAAGAATATTGAATTAGTCTATTGTACTTTAGGTGCAGAAAAAAAGGGTGAATTTGATTATCACCCTTTGATTAAAATGTTGAATAGTGGCTTTTATTTACCAAAATACTCATAAGCAATAGTTGAAATAATAACAAGGGCAAATACTGTTAAAGCGATAATTTTATCAGTATTGCTCTTTTCTTCTTTAGCAAGGCTACTACTTGCTTTATCTTTCAACTGATCTTTTAGTTCATGTTTAGCTTTTTCAGATAGTACAATACGCTGTTTTCCTGTTCTAGGATCAGTAGCATATTCTAAATATCCTTCACTTAAATACTCACCTGTTTTCTCTTTGTCAAGTTTTAAAGTTCCAACTGCCCACTTATATAGATCATTTAATATTTCTTTTTTGGCTTCAGTATTCATATTAACCCTCTATTTCTTATATTGCTCTAATTGCTTATACAAACTATCTGTATAAATAAGTAGCTGATCAACCGTATGACCATAATAACGTAATACATCTTGGTCAGTAGTTTTTTCATCAATCTGATAAATAGCTAATTCAGGCTTACTAGGTAAGATTGGTGTAGGACAACTATATACAGGAACTTCTACCTTTTCAATCTTAGGCTTACTTGGTGATGAACAAGCTACTAATCCAAATACTGTAAATAAAATAAGTAATTTCTTAATCATTGCTTATCCTCCTTAAGCTTAAGAGCGTGGTCTCTTAAGATATTAATATCAGCTTTGTGATCACCTGTAAATTTCTTGTGTTCCCATCTAGTTTTAGCTGTTTTTGCTAGTTTGTTTTCAATCTCAATTCTTTTAGCTGTTTCTTCATTTAAAGATTGCTGTTTCTCGTTCGTCAAACGCTGCCATTTAGCGATTTCACTTTCACGAATACTATCCTTAGCCTTAACCTCAATTAGTTCGTTAGAAAGCGATTCAGTGCGTTTTTGAGCTACTTTTAGTTCAGCATTTGTCTGATATAAGTTAGAGCCTAAAAGAATATTTGCAATAAGGCTAACTGTAAAAATAACTCTACTCGCCCATTTGCTCGTTATAATCTTTAGTGCTAGTTCTACCATAAGTATTACCTTCTGAATAATTGTTATAATCATTACTATAATTATCATAACGCTGATTGTTATAGTATCCATTTTCATATTGGCTACGATATTTAGTTTCTTTAATATTTTGCATTACAGCAATAGCTTTATTTACAGAGTTAGCCCCAAGCGTACTCATCATATAAATAGCAAAAATATCATAAGAAATGCCATTATTATAAGTTTGCTGAACTACTACATACGACCCAACAATTAAGCCTATAATCATTGCTAATTTTGATACGCTTGTTCGACCATCTCCTGTTGAGGTAAATAGTTCAGCAAATAGAGATTGTTGTTTTTTATTTGTGTTCGTTTGTTTTTCCTTTGCCATATTCTTTACCTGTATAGTTTATAAGGTTATATTCTATATTGTGATCTTGTTTGACAATTCTCTCTAATTCATTAGCATAAATCATCATAAGATCAAGTGAATCTTTATAAGCATTTAGCCTTTTTTGGTAGCTATCTGATTTATTTAAAGAGAAAATAGGTAATGCTGGTTTATTTAAAGTTACAGTGGTAGGCATTGTACAACTAGCTACTAATGCAACTAAAAATAGTACTAATAATTTTCTCACGTTGATACCCCCATTATTTAGATTCATTCTTAGATACTACACCTTCTAAAACTTTTCTTTTTTCTTCATTCCAAAGTTTAGATGACCGATTGTAGTCATCCATTAGTTTTTCAAGTCTTAAATTTAAACCATCAACTTCTGATTGTAAAAAATCTATTCTATGATCTTTTTCAGCAAGTTCTTTATTTAAATTATAAATATCAAAAGATTTGTCAATACTAAAACCTGTTCCAACTATTGCAATAAATACCCCTAATAGTACAGAAAATTTGCTATTTTTTTCAGCAAATTTACATAATCGTTCTAATCTCATTAATTACTCCTCACATATATCTAATATTTGGGATAAATAAGTCTCAACTAGCTCTAAACTTATTTCTAAATTCTTATTATCTTGTAGCTTATTGTATCCTAAGATCAAGACCCCTGTAATATATCTACGTTTCATATCTTTTATAGGATAAATAATAAATGTGTTGGAATAATCTAGTGATTGGTCTATTCTTACAATATTTGATCTAAATAATTGACCTAAAACATTATTATTGACTAAAGTTCCAAAAGCATTTAATTTGCTATCAGTGGTAAATACTTCATTTCCACCTACTACAATAGGTATGCTTTCATCTTCCATCTTATTTTTTATTACTTGAATATAATTAGGGTTGCTTAGTCTATCCTGTCTATACATTAAAACAAAATCTAATTTATCTTCGCAACTTACATTACCAGCAAAAGATGGTAAAGCTAGTATTAAACCTAAGAAAAGTATAAATAATTTCTTCATTTTATCTTTCCTCCGTATTTAACAAATAACTTACAATTCTATTTGAAAAATATGAAGAGGTGCGTTTCAACTCTTGTAGTTTTTCTGGGTTTAAACTTTCTGTAAGATATATTGATAGATAACCTATAGCCCTATTTCCTGATTGAATTGGATAGCGATATATTGTTTTAATTCCTAATTCGCCTAATATTGGTAAATTAGAATTAGGAATAATATCAGGCTTGTTTTCCAACTTAAATTTTTGATCTTTTTCATCGTAAATTAAAGCAACATCTTTTAAATCAACTAAAGCCTCCATAGAAGCTTTACCTGACCACATTGGAATCCAGTTTACATTCAATTCTTTTAAAAGTTTAAATTCATCTTCTTCATTTAATTGCTTAGATTTAAACGCTACTAAGATCCTACCTTGATAAGAATATTCATATCCTGGAGGTAAGAATTTAAATACAGCGATTGAATAAGTTGATTGGGGGAATCTTGGTAGATATTCACTTAAATAGACTTTTAACTTTTCCAAGTTTTCAGGTGAAATATCCATAGCTGAATGTCTGCTATATAAAAGTGTTTGTTGTTTTTGGTCTTTACTATTTTTCTTGTAGTGACTATCTACTTTTATTAAAGTATCTACTACAATATCAAATTTCCAAATACCTATTAGAATAAAGCTAGATAATAGTAGTATTGCTATCTTTTTTACATTTAAATCCCTCAACTCCCTAAGTATGGTTAAAAGGTCTGTTAGCATTTATTTTTACCTTAATTTGGTCTTGAATTTGTTACATCACTTAATTCATCTTTATTAATATACCAGAATGGTTTTTTACCGTCAGCATATTGAAGTTTTCCAAAATCACTAGGGTGTGCTCCAATGTGTGCAATTAAACGATAAATATTAGTCATATTGGAATTATCCCAAGCGTCATCACGTCTAGCTCTTAAGAATAAAAGTAAAGGTAAGCATAATGCACCAAGAATAAAACTAAGTAATGAAATTAATACGTATTCCATAAATTTTACCTATAAAAAAGCCCCAATTAAGGGGCTATTGAAATTTAAATTACCAACCAATAGAAGACCACTCTGTTTTAACAGCTTGACCACCATAGGTTAAATTTCCATCAGAGTCCTCACCAATTTTGTCTAATTGGGTTTTGTTTGAGTGGCTGTGTCTTAATTGAACAGCATTATCAATATCTGTTACGCTTGAAGTTGGTTTGCCTTCTAAAGTATCCCAAGATAATCTCAAATCCATAGACTCAGATTCAGATACTTTGAGCCAGTTAGTACCGTCCCATAAATAACGAGCTGATCCTGAAGTTACTGTACTATCTTCTGAAGCATCTTTTACAAATACTTCTGAACCAATAACTTTTTGTGGGATTGCATTACGACCATTAATATCTTCAACTACAGATAATTGACCACGACTTGCATTGAATTCAGCTAATAATTGCTTAACTTCTTTCTCACCAAATAAGCGTTTTGCTTTTGCACCTGTTGCATCAGATACATAAATTTCAACATAATCAGGTTTATCTGGTGGTGCAATAAAGTAGATTGAATATGCTTCTAAAGTTGATGGTAGGGCTGTTTCCCTAAATGTTTTAAAGATTTTATTTGACATTTAAAATACCTTTATTATTGTTATAATTACCAAGATGCTGAAGACCAATATAATAGCATTTCTGTAGCATTATTTTGAAATTCTTTTATACTAATTTCTTCAACACTTTCTATTTCTAAATCAATGACTTCATCGATTTCTATAATATCTTCATCAGTTAAATCAACTGATACTGTTTCCAATTCTTCCATAATTACCTCACTTATTCTGTAAGGTCTTTATCCAATATGATCTTACCTTTCATAATTGTTTTATATTTATTTCTAGGCGTTATCAACTGTAAATCATATTCAGCTTCTTTCCAAGTTGCATTATCAGTATCATTATGATCAAACATAATAACTAAATTACCATTATTCATTACTTTTATCTTTTTATTTTCTGTAGATAATGTAAATAATAAAGGTAGGTCTGATTTCCGCTTTAATTCGTTAAAATCATCTTGTGGTAGTTGATTGAATTGTTGTGTTCTTCGGTTAGGTAAGCCACCTGTTTGATATGCCAAGTGGTTTACCCTATTATTATTTGAAATAGTTGTTTCTTCAGTTTTTCTAGCTTGAAGAATAAATCTAGAATTCAAAACATCTAAAGAACTATTATCTTTCAATTTTAACCTAATCAAGAAGTTTTTATCATCTCCACGGTATAAGTGAAAATCATACTTCTTCATTCTTTACTCCTTATGATAAGCTGGACTCCAACCTGTAGAATAATCATAAGCAAGTGGATCAGTTGACGCCATTACTTTAGCTTTATGGATTTCAGCATTCCTATAATCGTCATCAGCTTTCTTAAGTGCCAATGCTAATACATCTTGGAATACTTCTCTAGTCATTTCAATAAATGTACCATCCATAGTCTTCCATCGTTTAGGCTGATATAATGGGCTGCTGATAGCATGACCCATCAGTGCATAGTTACGTTGTGCTTCAGAGTCAGTATGAAACCACTTTTGAAGTCTAGCATGATATACACCAGTCTCAATTGATTCAGATCTTCTTTGCTTGATTTTTTCCCATACTTCTTCTCTGATTCGTTCAAGGTATTTAGCTTTGAGGTCAGGATCTTCAGTCCATAATTTAGTATCAAGATTGAATTTCATATATTCAACCATTTTCGGACCAGATACTTTAACTTCACCATTTTCTATCCAAAACTCTCCGCCACCTTCAATAGTCTCACGAATCTGACGTTCTTCTTCTTTGGTGACTAAATACATAGTCACTCTCATATCTTCTTTTTCATTAACGTTGAAAAAGTCTTTGTATTCAGTATCAAATACTCTCATTGTTACCTCTATTATAAGCGATCATATAATTCATTCCATTCCCATTGTCGATAAAAATCACCCTTAGGACTACCTTCAACTTCAACTTTATCTGGATTCCTAGTTTTCCATTCTTCTGATTTAGCTATAAAGTTTTTGAAGAATACATCTAATGTTGTTACTTCAATACCAACAACTTTTATATCTTTACCAACTCTTTGTAAAGTTTGATGGATAACGCACTTATTAGTTTTCCACTTTTCATAGTGTTTATTTGAAGATATGAATTCTCCAGTATTACCGTTAATTAAGCCTGATAGACTGTTTGTCATTACTTCATTAGCAGAGTTACTATTTATAGCCTCTTGGCAAAACGTCCACACTTCAACAGTTTTATTATCGTCAAAGTCACTTAAAGTAAGTCCTATGTGACCACGATATGTTAAGTTTTTTACTTTTTTCCTGTAGTCAGGAGTCCAGTTACCAGCAAAAGAAATCCGATATGGAGAAAAACTATCTCTACCAAAGTCATGATAATCATAAGCATAAAAGTTATTTGTTGTTGAAGCACCTACTGGAACTTCTGATTTTTGTATTGATGCACTGTACACATAAGGAACTTCATTTTCAAGAGCACTTGCCATTCTTTTTGAGAAGGCTGAATAGTACGGATAATTTTCTCTTGTAACATAGAAATTGGGAACAGCTTTGGCGTTCTTAATAAATCTGCCTAAAATGCTTTCTGTAAAGTACCCTAACCACTCTGATAAGTCAGACTTGTATGCGTAAGTTATACAGCCCTCTTTATCTGGGGAAAACACAAGTACTGGGTAACCTGACTTACCGCCATAATACCCATAATTATTGCCATTAATTCCTCTCCCGTTATCCCCAGTACTCATAATCATTGGACTTAACTTATCTTTTAATGACTCTTCTGCTGATTTCCATATAAACTCTACTTCATCTTTAACTACGGTTTGTCCAATATCTAAGACTTGTAAGGTTTTGATTTTAGGAGAGCCTACAATTTTTCCTTCTTGTCCTGATCTAGTTCCATCGTTGACTATAAATGGCTTATAATCAGGGTGTAAAAATAAATTGGTGTATCCTGCACTTTTATCAATGATTATGAAGGTATTGGTATCTGGTGACAAATCAATAACGTTTCTTGCCTCTGACCTATTTAGATTATCATATCTAATAGACCCACCAGTTCTAGATATAATTTTAGCCTTAGACCTGTCATAGTCTAAAAATTTCAAGTTTAACTCCAGAGATACTTTTCTTCTACTACTTGAAATAGAATCTGATGATCTTAACTCGTTTCCAAAGTCACTTCTGATTGCAAGCCTGTCTATACCTGCTATTAGAATATCATCTAAGATCATATTCAGATAATAACAGTGAACACCATACTCCGCTAACTTTGTGTCTAAAATTTCTGGAACTTCGAATTTAACCTGATTTGTGGTTGTTATCGTGTACCATTCACCCTTATACGAGAACCTTACTTTAGAAGTTTCATTAGCATATCCAAGATAAAAAGTTGCAATTGCTTTTTCATTCTCTTTTGTCACTTTTACATAAAATGCTGTCTCATCATCATTGCGTGTAATTGGAACTTTAAATCCTGATAATTCCAATCCATTCACTTTCTCTTCTAACTGATTGACTTTCTTAACTAAGAATTCATCACTCCCACCTGACTTACTAGAGTCCATAGGAATCCAGTTAGCATTCAATCCTAATTGTTCTCTAGTGGTCATTTGTACCCTCCAGATTATCAGTATAAGGAATTAACATAGATGCTTTCTTAACACCACCATTAATTTTATTCAAGTTCTTATTGATAGTTTTAAGGTCATCAATATTTGTTACTTGTACTTGTTCACCAGCATACATTTGAATAGGCTCATTAACACCACGAGTTAAAGTCATTTGACCTGTACCAGCACGAGTAAATCCATCTGGACCAACTTTAGTTATATAAACTGGTTCAGTGATCATTGAAGTAAGTAGATTAACAACTACCTTATCTTTCTTCTGTAATGGTGTCTCATAAATGACTGACCTATCACCAGCTTTCTTGATCCTTACAGTACATCCTTTAACTCCGCTAATCTCAATTGAACCAACATTATTAGCGTCAGCATAAGGAACAGCAATAGTTACGCTCGGATTGACTGTAGCATTACCTTCAACAATAATCTGATTTAAGTGAGTATCGTTTAATGGTGCTGTTACGTTAGCTCTAAATGTTATATCACCCTTGATAGTCAATATTCCATTTCTAGCTTTGATCAATTCTTCTTTGTAGTTGAATCCATCATCAGTATATAAGAACTCTTTCCATTTATTGTAAATATCTTGAGTTGTCATTGCACCATTAACGACTACATTGATCTTTTCACCTGACATATTGAAAGCACAAGTTTGACTGTTTTCAATTGGTCTGTACTCTTCGTCAATCGTTAATTTAACTTCAGCAGCGATAGTTGGTGTGCCTAATGTTGCACCGATATCTTCAATCTGATTTTCAATTTCATTAGTGTAAGTCTTAATGGTTGGGTGACGTATTGTTCTTACCCAGTTTATAAATTCAGTATTAGGTAAGGTTACGCTAGTTGGGTCAAGCACTCCTGTTGGTTTTGATTCCCTAATGTTAGTTGTTACTTCAGTAAGTAAATCAATGTAAGGTATTGCTTCACCACCAGCACTTTTCTTGAGCTTTTTACCCTCTAAATAAATAAATTGAGTTGAGTAAATAGATTCTTTAGTGATAGCACTAGACTTTAATGTTCCATTAGTTGTTGTGTAAGCCCTAGCACCTGCTGGGATATCTGCTTTCATTTTGTATTGAATCTTAGCATCTGGTATGTTAAAGGATTCATTAATACAAACAAATCTAGCAGCACGACCTTCTTGACCATTATTTACATAGTTCAGTCTTAGTTTACAAGAGAAGAATGTAAGGGTATTAGTACCATTAATCCAAGCATCACAGTCTACTGAGTTTTCTTTTGGTGTACCATCATATAAACTTAATCCACGAACACCTATATTACCAGCACTCCAGTTTAAGATATTTGGACCGCAATTCTTAAATGTAATATCATTTAGTTTAACACCTGGTGACAACTCAAGACACCACATACCTTCAAGTAAATTAGGCTTTCCTGGCAACCCTCTGAAGTACCCATTTTGCACGGTATATAGAAACACCTGTTCACCAGCTGATCTTCTTCTAACATGTAAATGTAATCCTTCAACTTTATTTGCTGTAAAGTTTATACGACCGTTGTCTGGTAACACGAGAATGTTTGAATTAGTGAAGTTAACATTACCCTCTGTAACACGTCTCTGCTTAAATGAATGGTTGATAAGTATGTTACAACTATCAAACGTTACTTCACTATTTTTTCCAAAGTTAGTGTTAATATTTGGGCTATTAGTACCACGACCTTCTGGAGTAGTTATTAAGGTTTCATCTTTAAATAACACCTTTTGATTATCTTTCAGCCTGATAGTTTGACCAGTACCCGCAGATGTAGGAGGAGGTGAAATCACTCGATAGTTTGGAGTTGTCTGACTAGTTATATAATCAAAATTTGAATTATCTGTTGTTCCTGTAAATGTAATTGACATTAGCCAATGCTCCTCTTAGCGTGAATTACTGCACCGCCTAAACTTGGCTTATCTAGGATATAGTCAACATTATCTTGAATCAATCTGTAAACTACTTTAGGTTCAAGTGCTTCATTCTTATACATCATTGCACCATTCTCTAAAACTACATTAGGTTGATAATTGTAGTCAGTTATATACTCAATCCAAGATCTTTTAGCGGTAACAGGATTCTGTTGTGAAACTTCACTATTCTTCAATAATTCCCAATCATCAGGGATTGTATTGTTAGCTAGTGAAATAAAGGTCAATATTTTATGTTGTCCTTGACTTAATCCGTCAGCAGTAGTACCTTTCACGCACTGAATTAGAACTGATAATTTAGAGTCATTTAAGATACCATATTTTTCAGTCACTACATCAGCGGTATTCTGGTAGTCAGGGAAATATTTATCAGGAATTCGGTATAGTTTAGTGCTAGCTGATACTACAACTTCACCACCACTTCCTTCGGGGATATTCAATTTATGAATCATACCGCCTGTAGCATCTGATACAAATGTACTGAATCCTTGACCTTCACGAAGATAGTACACTGTATTAGGCTTAATCTCACTACCTGTTGGAAGTGAATGAACAATTTTCTCAAATCTTATAAGTGGCATATTTGTGTTCTCTTTATAAAATTCATCATATTCAATAAAACGTATCTTGCTTGGATCGTATGTTACTTTGAAATTGGTATATTGAACTTTGATTAATCCGTCTTCAATTTTATCACCGCCCATAGTGAAGGTGATTGGATTTTCATTTAATGGAATAAGTTTTAATTCAGTGTCTTCATAAATCATGAAATATAATTCAAAATTTCCTGCTACTTCAGTAGTCATTGGATTTTGATTAGGGTTCATCTTGAATAAGTGAAGTTTATACGGTGCTTCAAGTAAATCGTTAGCAGTTATAATGTTTTCCGTATTGTATGAATTCACAATATTGAACATTGCTTTGACATGATACTCAAGATAGTTTAGTAAATTGTTGCCTGCTAATGGTGAATCATAGCTCTTAATCAAATTCTCAGTCCAAACACAAAACATTGATCCAAGTACCTTATCTGTATTCTTCAATCTAGTAAATGTATTTTGATAGCCTGAAACTGACAAATCCCATCTTTCAATCAAATCTCTGCCAGCGTAAACCGAGTTCCAACTTGTAAAGTCTCTAGTATCATTAGGCACTGAATAACAAAACCAAGCTTGGCTATTCCAGATATTGTTTCCATAATCTACAATCTCTTGAGCGGTAGCTCTAGTTCTCAGCCTTTCTGTTTCTACTTCTGATCCTTTAGTTGCCTCGCCTGTAATGCTCCAGAATACAACATCAATCCTAGTATTTAATAAGCCCAGTTCAACTATTTCTTTTGTAATAAAATCGTTCCAAACTCTAGTTCTACACTTATACGTCTCTAAAATCCATAAAGACATATTATTGAAAAAGTTGCATACGCTTACTTTATTATTTTCAGAACCATATTCAAATTCATCGCCACCTAAATGAATTGTTTTTGTATTAGTGAAAGCACCCATCAACTCTGTTATTAGTTCTTTTGTTAGCTGATAGGTTTCAGGTGATCCTAAATGTAATTGATAACCACCTTCATGAGTCCTTACTGAATTCCAGTAATCCCAGTTATGCTTGAATAATAAATCCAATAATTTGTTAGAGTGTGCTGGAAGTTCAAGCTCAGGAATAAGCTCTATTCCTTTTTCTTTGGCATATTCTGATATTTCTTTTACTTCTTCTAATGATAAAATATAGTCATTAAAATCTTGTTTTGGGTGATTACCTAATACTTTTGATTCAATTGCATAACGACTAGAATCAGAAAAGTGTAATTGAAGATAGTGACCGCCATTCTCTTTCACAAAATCTATGTAGCCAAGTATATCAGCTTTACCAAAAGAAGTTCGTGCTATATCTAGCATCATTCCAGTCTGTTTCATGTTTGATACGCATCTTAATTTTAAAGCCCTTAAATAGCTGCCTGTTGCATTTTATTTTTAACTAATATAATTTATCAAGTTAAGTTAAAAAATGCGTATATAAGCGATTTAGGGGCTTTCTCGTTGATTATTTTACTTTAAATTCACCACTAACTAAAACTTTACTACCATTAACTATTTTGTAAGTGTAGTTTCCTTGTGGGATTTTAATTTGATTGGGAATGTATAAAGTTAGTGTGTTCTTATGAAAATATACTAATTGGCTTAGGTTTATTTTTCGATTTATTACTTTATCTGTAATAGTAAAAGTTAAATTTTCGCTATCTTTTAAATCTAAATCTTCAAAATCAATCTCTGTTTCTTTACCATTAGTTCTATTGATATTCTTTACAATCATTTTCTTTCTCTACAACTGAAAGATTAAAGTTTAATTTCACCTTTTGTTCTTAGGTGATCTTCAAGCCTTGCTAAGATAACTTCATCGTAAGTCTTACCTAAGTCATCACTAGTTAATGGTTTGTTGAAAATATCACTTGCATCATCGATCCAAAATGCTTTTTCAACTAATGGCTCAAAATTATCATCAGCTAAAGTACCAATTTTATATTCAACATTTGCTGATTCACCTGATTTATAAAAGCTTGTAATTGCATGTACTAATTTTACATCACGAATTGGCTTATATTGTACTGTCATATTCTTTTACCTTTTAATTAAATTGCTATCTAATAAATACCTGTATAAAGAAACAGGGCTAAATGTGTGTGGTCGTTTTAGTTTTAATGCCTCAGCACACCACTCCGAACAGAAATAACGAGATTTTGCATTACCAAAACCTAAGATTACACCACAAGCACCAAAAAAGTCATATTTACATCCTACTGTTTTGTTGTAAATAGACTTAATATCTGATACTTTAACTTTAGATTGATCAATTTCTATTAAATCCCATCTTTCAGGTTGTAGTTCCATATATTTCTTACGAACGCCACCATCACGATTAGAACTAGAATAGCAAGTGTAATTTGCATCATTCTCTTCTTGAATTGCTATTTCACAATGGCTGTATTTGCCCTTTGTGAATAGTCTAATAATCTCATCAAAAAACCTGAAATAAATGTTTTTTAATGAGTCTAATTCTCTTTTATGTTTATAAAAAGCTACATATATTTTCATAATTTTCTTATTCTTGTTATATTAATTTAAATATAGGCTAACAATATACCAGTACTTGCCATGGTTTCATTTTCATAAAGAATGAAAGTATTACCGTCTATAGCATATCCGTTACCACCTTCTTCATTTGATCGTAGTGCAAATATTACTTCAACTTTATTACCTATTTTGCGTAAAGTTATAGATGTATATTCACCCCAATATTCTTCATTTAAACCATAACCAGAGTAAATTAACTCACTACTTGGAAACATTACTAAAAGTTCTTTGTTAGGTAAATAATCCATGGTGCGATCATTATCTGAGAATTTATATATAGTTCGTTGTGGAGTGTTTACTTTAACTCCATCAAAAGAAATACCGTAGGATGGATTATTTCCATACGTGGCAGACCATCTATACATACCTAAGTTTAAAGTATTATTAATATGTCTAAAATTTTCATATCTAATAACTTTGTTACCATTCCAATTACTGTTATATATCCTAGTAGATCCCTCTATGCCATATAAATACCTAACAGAACCATCTTTGTCTAGTTTTATTTTTATAACGTCAAAATTATTTGGTAAATTTTTAAATGCTATAAAATCATAAGCACCAAATTCTCTGTTGAACTTAACTATATTATTTTTTGGTGCCCAGACATTTGAAATATTGTCAAAAGTATAATTTACACTATACTTATTTATATCTTCCCCATCTATAGTACACCCGTAAGGTTGCCTTTTTGCCTTTCCTACAAGTAAAATTCTATACCTTGCATTAAAGGATCTATCAAAATTTACATAATAACCTTCATATTGTAAACCTGCTTCAAACCTCACATCAGTATTTGGAATCTGACTAAAATTTACAGGGTTTGTAGTTCTTTTATCCCTTATCCATAAACGTAAATCATAAGGTTTAGTAGCATTAGGATCATATTCTAAATTATCTAAAGTAACATCAGATAAGTTTGTATATTTGGAATAGTTTACAACATTATTTTTTAAAATATTAGCATAATTAGGATTTATATTTCCCCTATCAATATACATATTCTCATCAAATACTTGTTGTACAATAGTGCTAGATGCACCTTGCACTACTCCATTTATTTGTAAGCCATAAGCCATAACTAATTACCTAAATAAACTTCACCCCAATCACCCTTAATATCAAAACTATCAATTAAGCTTGGGTCTGTTAAACCATCTAATTTATGTTTCTTTTGTTCAGCTACTTGAAAAATCCTTTGACCTGTAACAAAGATATGATCAGTTAAATCAATTAAATCTTGTAAGCCAATCTGAACATAAGTATTATCCATAGTCTTCCAAGTAATGCGTTCATCTTTATGTGTTTCTAAGTAAGTCTTAGCCCTATCATAAGATAATTGAGAAGTTACATCTGTGTGAAACCACTTAGGCTCACCATTTACAATCATTTTTACACCTGATTGTAATTTCCTTTCTCTTTCTTTCTTAATTTCTTCCCAAATTAACTGTTTCTTTTCTTGAATATAACTAGCTAACTTGGATTGATTAACAACCCAAGTATGTGTTTCATTATTCCAATCAGAATAAGTATTTGGTGCTTTACCTGATAATCTAAGCTGTTTATTTTCATCAACCCAAAAATGACCGTTATTGTCTAAATTTTGTTGAATTAAATCAGCCTCTTGATCAGTTATCAGGTAAGTATCTTCTGTCATTTCTTCCTTTCTGTTTATTTCAGATAGAAGTTTTGAATTAAATAAAAATACTCTCATCTTTATTTCTCTTTGTTTTTGCATAGCTCCTTAATTTTTAATGAAACAGGATCTCTTTTATCAAATTTGTGAAATACAACACTTCTAAAGTCATGATAAGTGTAAGAGCTACATTCATAAGTAATTCTAGCACCATTTAAAGTAGCTAAATGTTGAGGAATGATTTTAGCACCACAAGCAGTTAAGGCTAAAGATAACATTGCAATTGATAATAGTTTTTTCATTTTGTTTCTCCTATGTAGATTTCTATAAAAACTATGGAGACTTTAGCATATAAAAACACTAGAGTCAATAGTTTTTTTTATTCACTAACTACATTTCCAGATAATACATCAGAAATAACAAATTCACCATTTAACTTATTATCCCAACCTGTTTCTATATATTCGTAATGCTCACCTATTCCTTGACTAAAATTAATAGGGTGGTTTGAATAATCAGGGTGATATTGACCTGTTAGGTCATCAGGTAATTGTAAAAATTTATCTCTAAATTCGCTTAGATCATAAATTTTCTTAATTTCACAGCCATGAAAATTTGAATTAATATCTGAGCAAGCTAATCTAAGTGCAAATAAGCAAGGATCAATACTAAAGTTCATCTTATCGTAACTACTCCCTACTTGATTAAATGTTACCTGCCCTGATGTATCTCTATTAAAAAAGGCTTTAGCAAAAGCCTCTTTAGATTCATAACTTGCAATACTTAATGCTACTTCCCTGTTTAGAAGATCAACCTGATACGAGGTTACCACATGAAATCTACCAATATGAGAATATAGACCTCTACTAACTTTTATTTCTTTTTCAATATAGTACATTTTTGATTTACCATAATCTACCAAGTTTAACTTTAGGTACACCATTCTCCATTACTGCTATATACCTATTTTTAGCGTCTAGAACAATACCATTAGCTCTATCGTCACCCCAAATTTCAACAAGTCCTTCAGGTTTAACAATGAATTTACCATTAACATTAATTGGATCGTATGCCCAACCACCACGTATCTCAATAGCATTAGTCCTGATAACGCCATCAGATGCTAAATGAGTTCCAGTACCACCACCATTCCACCAACTAGCAACAGAACCATCACTATTCAGCCTATGTGCGTTACCAAGAACAATTTCACCAGCCCTAAGCCTACCCATATTAGAAGATAAAGCTGCTAGGTTGTTAGTTGAAATTGAGTTAGGGGTAATTAATGTTGCTGAGTCAGACCATGGAGAAGGTTCATTTTGGTGTATTGGAACTTCTTCTAACATAGGTCTAAAGAAGTAACCATCAGAGTAACTTCTGTCTCCAGCTGATGCGAGCCCAATGAATACCCTAACGTAACCTTCATGATTCTCTGGTATAGTAAATTTAACCCACTTCCTGTCCCAGTTCATTGCGTTTACATTCTCTACTGATCTAGCTTGCTCTAGTGGTATAGCACCATAAGTTGAAATGTAACCACCAGTTGGGTTGTACCGTTCAACTATACACCCAGATCTAGAGCCATATAAAGCACCTTGAATTGAGTAAATATAAGTCCTACCTGGAGTAAGCCATAAGTATTGGCTCATTGCGATAGTCCAGCCCATTTGAGCTGTGGTTCTACCTGACGCTAACTGTATAACATCGCACCTATCTGGTAATCCTTGTCCACCTTTATAGCTAGCATCACGAGTACTATTGTGCCATGACATACACATGTTTTGAGAGTCACCAATATACCCATCTTGCCATCCGTAAGGAGCCTTTTCCACCCAAGTACTGTTGTCGTAGCTGTTCTTATGAGGTGTATCTCTCCATAGTCCCGGATTCTTTAATAGGTTTACTCCATTACCAACTCTAACCAAGCTTGTCTTAATCTGATCACCATCAATTATGGTTCCAGCTGAGGATGGTACAAATGCACTTGGACCAGTGGCATTTTCACTACACTCTTCAAGCATTGGTCTAAATAACCAAGCAAACTGAGCATTATCAATACTAGTGTTTGGCAAGTTCTTCATTTCCAAAGCTACTCGTATATTTTCAGAAGTAGCCTTAAATTTAATGAAAGCTCTATCATAATTAGCTAGATCACGACCACCAGGTTTGGTAGAGAATTGAGTACCACCATAAGGTGATATAAAACTACCATCAGGTGAAATCTTTTCAACTAATAATCTGCATTTAGCCCTATGTGCTGCAATGTAGCCTGAAAGCATATACCACTTATTAGGAGTGACTGATAAATCTTGATAGAACCATCCAGTCCTAGTTTCAGCCTTAGCTGATGTATCCTGATTTTGAAGAGATATTGCAATTTCATTAGGGTACAGAGTGACGTTTGGTATCCAGTCACTTCCTTTACGTCTAAAGTTCAAGAAATTACTTTGAGCCATTACCCACCCAGTAACTGATGTGCTAGACGGAAAATTTCCATCAGCACCAGCAGGATACTCAATAGGAGACGTTAGTGTTGGGTTTTTAAGTAAGTTACTACCTCTTGTAAATGCCACTTCACCATTAAACATGATTTTCTTTTCAGTAGCATTTATAGAGAATGGAGTATAATCATCAGCACCATTAGCAATCTTGAAATTATCAGCATTAATAGCAAAGTTGTTAGTATCTCCATTTACCTCACTACTCCAACCAACAGCCTTACCTTTAGCATTCACCTTCAATCCAATCTTAGCTCGAACTTTACCGCTTGCATCTACTGCTAATTGTTTAGTTTCAACAATTGAAGCATTGATGCGTTCAATAGCTGTTTTCGCATCATAAACCAATCTAGGATTTCTAACTTGGATTGTGCCTGTCGATTTCATTTCAAGCATTAACCCAAAGTAATTCCTAGTTTCATTAGCTTTAAGTGATGGTGCTGTTAGTGATACTTGGTAAGTTCTCCATTCATCAACTAGTGGAACACTTGGAACATTACTATTTCTCCACTGTTTAGCGTTATTTACATCCTTATAGTAAAGTCTTAATATTGGATTTAAAACATTACCTTCAATATTTGACCTAGCCTCAAAAGTAAGAAAATAAGGTAAATCTGGTTGAACAGTAGTTAAAGCCTTACTTGCTTTTGGATCACTAGCTTTATCACCTTCTTTACTAAATTGATAAGCATGTTTCCAATTGGTAGTATCACCCCTTAAAGTAGCGATATTGTCTTCAATAGATTGAGTCTGAGTTTCGTCTTTAGCTTTATCAACATACCAACCCATTGTATCAGTGAATGATAGTAGATTATTTTGATCAGCACTTAATCTAGCATCAAATTGAACTTTTAACTCACTTGATTTCTCAGTAGCAACTCTACTAGCTGTAGCCTCAGTATTAGTTCTTTCATTAATAATTGCGTTACTAATTCTTCCATCTACAGTATTAGCTTTAGATTCAATGGTTGTAGTTCTTTCAGCTAGAGTCCTGTACTTATCAGATGCTGTTCTTTCATTCTGATCAATTTTGCCACTTAATTCTGTTTTAGCTGTATCAAGGTTATTTTTAAATTCAGATTTTAAGCTTTTTGAAGTTTCAGCTATACTGTTTTCAAGTGTTGTAGTAGTTTTTTCAAGCTTAGATATTTTGCTTGAACTATCATTTAATTTACTTTCAGTATCCCTTTGAAATGTAGTGAAAGCTTGTTTATCTGTAACTTGAGTAGCTTCAATCGTTCTGATCTTACCTTCAGCCTGACCTAATCTAGTGCCTTGCTCTTCTACTTTACCTGAAATAGCCTCATTAGCCCTTGAAATTGCTTGGCGTTCAAGTTTATTAGTGGCTTCTGATTGGTTATATCTAGCTGTTAAACTTTCAACTTTACCTAATACTGTTTCTTGTGCATTTGATACTAAGGTTTTAGCTTCTTCAAATTTACCATCAGCATAGATAGCAGCCATATTCATTCTTAATTCAGGCTTACTAATAATCACCGCTTGTCTTTCAGCTAAAGTATTTGAATTAGTAAATACTACTAATTCAGCTTTATCAGCACCATCTGGAACAGTTAATGTACTATTTACCCTAGTATAATCTGTAAAGGTAGCCAAATTTTCTTGTGATAAATATTCACCGTCTTTATTCAAATATCTAACTACAATCTGTGCATTAGTATTATTTAAATTGTGTGCGTGTAATCCAACATAAATCTTATCATTTGGATTTACAACTAATTGACCTTCAGGAACTAAGCTATTACCCCAAAATTTCAAATAATAGTTTGAAGGTGCTTTTGTTTTTAATTCTTGACTTTGATTATCTTGGAATGTAATTACACTAAATTTATTTTTAGGTTCACAATTCCAATTTTCTAAACTAGATACTGTCCTTTCACCTGTAATTTGAACTTGACCTTGTGAATCAAGTGTGCTAGTAACTTCAGTTTTAGTAAAAGTAGGATTAATAATAGCATTGCTTAGATCACGCTTAAATTTAGTATTCAGCGTTTCAAATTTTGCTGCATTACTTGAGCGTTCACTATTTACTACTTGGGTTAGACTATCTACTTTGGATTTATTGCCACCAACCTCACTGGTAAGGTTTTCAATTTTACTAGATTCAGCGGTAATTTTTCCATCTAATTCATTAACTTTATTCTGAATTTGCTGTGTAGCAGTGCTAAATCCATTTTTAAGCCTTGTTTCTTGTTCCCTTAAAGTAGTAGCTATACTCTCCCTATCAGTGTTCTGTGTTGTTTCTAAGGCTTTTATAAGGGCTTTATTCTTTTCACTTTCGCTATTATCTTGCATATCTAGCTTAGTGACTAAAATTTTACCACCTGTTTTAGTAGTAACAATCAATGCTGGACTTGCATACTGAGCGTGTATTGGAATTTTAGTGTTATCTGTTGTAGGCCAGCTTGTTGTATTTCCTGAAATTTGACCTTCTAAAACAACCCAACCTTTACCAGCATTAGTTTTGCTGTCAATTAAAGGATATTGTGGGCTTGTTTGAATATTAGTGATAAAGTTTTTATCTTTATCAAAACACATCATTACTAATTCAGCTTTAGTGATACCATCAGGGCATTTTATAACGCCTGTTAAAGAATAACTATGACCTTGCTCAATGCGTGTAGGCTCGTTTGAATGAATTGTAACAGGCATATTTCCTAGTGCCTGTAAAGCCATTTTCTGTGGTGCTGAATTATCTTTAGTATCTACAACACTAACTTCGCCTTGTAAAGTAGTCCACCCATTAATATCATCTTCAAAATTATAATTAGGGAAATGACTACCATTAATACTAGACCTTAACGCATTAAATCGTTTTGTACTAGCCCTATCTTTTTCAGCTACTACATTCTCTAAAGCGGTTAATTTAGCTTGAGAATTTACAGTTTTAGCATCAACTTGATTAAGTTTTTCATTTAGTGATTTATCAGCATTAGCTAAATTAGTAATTTCTTCAGTTCTACGTGTTTCATTTTGATTGTAAATATTTCTAAAATCTGTAACTTGATTAGTAATTGATTCTAATTCATTTGACTTAGTTTCTAGCTCTTGTCTAACAGTTCCAATCGCACCTTGAACTTGTGCAATTTTAGTGTTAGTTTCCCTAGCATAAGCTTCTTGTTCAGTAGCTCTAGCAACTTTCTCTTGTTGTAAGCCACTAACCGCACCTTGTGCAACAGCACTAATTGTATCGATTCTTTCAGCGTGTTCATTAGACTTGCGTTCTAAAGTAGAAATACCTGTACCATGATCTAATAATTGTTGTTTAACACCTAAAATATCTTGATCTAGTCTATCTCTTAAGCCTGAAATTGTACTGTTTATTTGTTGTTCAGTTTGCTGTACAATTGTTCTTGCACGTTCTAATTGTCTAGCTAATTGTTCACTTAATTGATCAGAAAAACCACTGTATAAATTATCAATTAAACTTCTAGCTAATTCTGTTTCTGTAATTTTACCATGTAAAATACTTAAAATCACATCAGCCCAATTGGTAGCATCTAAACTTACTTTGTTAGATGGATTACCAGCTTCATTACCATCAAAAGCCCTTACAAACCATTGAGGGTGTTTCTCTAAGTCAATATTGCTTGAACTAAGTAGATGATAGTTTTTACCTTTCTCAACTGTTGCAATAATTTCATTAAAACCATCAATAACTTGATAAACTTTTACTACATAATCTTTCTTATAACTTGGTGGATTCCAACGTAATTCAGCACCACCAATATTAGGAATAATATATAATTGACTAATATCTAGGGAAGTAGGGTTTTCACTACCTAAAATTTGTTTCTTGACAATTTCTTGAATTTTATCATCAAGACCACTACCTTCGCCTAAATCTTCAACAACACTTTCAACAGTTTCTCTTAAGTCTTTTGTAAAAGTATCTAATAATGCAACACTAGCTACTACCCTTTCTTTATCTTCAAGGCTCATATTCTCTAGTTGTTCTTTTGAACTTGCTACTTTTACAAATCCTTCGCTATCTATTGAAGGTGTATCAGAAAATCTTAAAAACTTATTTTCTTCTTGGCAACCCATTTTAAATACCTTTAAAAAAGAGGGGTATTGCTACCCCTAATTGTTTATTTTAATAATTATCAATCACTAGGATTCTGATATTTTTTACTTTTGGTCTATTTTCGTGGTGTGTTGTTTCAAGTTTGATTTTTAACCTACTTGATCCAAGTTGAACACCTTTGACTTCATATATCACTGTTTGCCAGTTATCACCAATTGGCTCACTAGATTTCATTGCTAATTCTGTATATGAACTATCATTTTTAGCATCATCACCTGATTGATAGTAAGGAATTACTTTACAACCACTTTCAACTAATTGATCTAATACTACTTGGATAGCTGCTGGACTTACTTGACCATTTTTGATTGACCATTGGCGACCTACATAGGTGCTTGGTGAAATCGCTGTACCTGTTAATAGTAAAAGACCTGGATTAATCATAGGCGAATGTGCCTGATTAGTAGTTTTTAATTCAGCAAAAATCTCAATATTGCCACTTGATTTCTTAATTGGAGTCGTGAAAACTGTTCTATTTAAGGCTAAATCAATTCTTTGACCACCTACTTGTGCATAGAACCTAACACTAGTTGATTCATTAGTTTTCACTTGACCAACTAAACGCAAGTCAGTAATGTTTTCTTGTCTAGCATTTGGTGTTAATGTACCTACTTTGATTGTTCTAGTAGATTCATAGTTTACCGCATGAAGCTTATAAACCATATCACTATCTTGAACAGATACCCAAGTTCTTTCATTCGCTGATAAGAATAGTACACCATCATCTACTTGAGTTTTAACATATTGATTGGTATTAATATCACGCTCACCAACTTTAGCAATAGCAACTTTACCTTCAAATGATTCAGTGATAATAATCAATGAATATTCTTTATCTTGTTGTAATGATACTTTGCTCTCTAGTGGGATCTTATTCCAACCAATTCTTAAATCTTTCACAGATGAAATTTCACCATAGCCTACCAATTTAAAAATATCAGGTTGTCCTGCTGTATTTTCAACAATCTTACAATACAAAATCTTAGTTGGTAATTCAGTCAAATAACAACTCACCGCACTAATATCAACAGGGGATCTAGGGATAAATGATTGTGCCACAGGGTCAGTCATTCGTCTAAATCTCCAAGAGCTAATACTACTTTGTCGTCTAGTTTCTTCCTGAGCCCTTTGTTTTGCTAATTGATCTTCATAACTAGATCTTAATCTATCAGCTTGTTCAATAGATTGTTTAGCCCAATCAGGATTCATAAATACTTTAACTTTATCAACAATATCACCACTCATTTGTAAGTGAGATAAGTTATTACCTTTATTATTCAACACAATTTGAATAATATGTGTACCTTGTGATAAGTTTAAGTTTACCGTTTGAATATTATTGTTTGTGATAGGTCTTGACCAAACAGCACGACCATCAACATAAACAAATACATCATCGTCATTAGTAACAAATGATAATTGTCTTGTAGTGCTTTCTTTTACAATAACACCCATTTCCCACATTTGTGAACCTGTGGTAGCGGTATTTGAACCTTGGTTAAAGTTGATATTACCATTAGTATATTCTGTACCAGCATATACTTTAACAAATTGATTAGGATTAGTTAGATTATTAACTCCACTTGTGTAGTGAATATAATAACCTGGTAACTGTTTAGCAACAGCCTGAATATCACCACCTAAGCGATTAATATCAGCATTAACTCGATTGAAAGCTGCTGTCATATCACTTCTTAAACGATTAACACTATTAGAAAGCTCTTGAGTTTTTTGCTCTAAATTTCCAATACGCTTACGAATTTCAGCTAATTCAGCCTCTAAATCAGTTCTTAATTGATCAATATTGTTTTGTAATTGTGCATTAATTTCAGCTTGTTTAGCTAAGTTTAATTGCGTGTAGTAGTTATTATAGCTTTCATCATTACGTTTAAGCTCAAATACACCAACAGCAATAGCACCGCTTGCTAAACCAATAGCATGTACTTCATAGCTACTATACAATAAGCCTTCAGGTAAATTAAGCTCATAATCAGCATTACCTTTACTATCTGTAGATACAGTACCTTGATCAACACCTCTAAACTTAATTTTAACTTGTTCAGAACCGTTGAATTTACCTAATTTTACTTTCACTTTAAAAGGTCTAGGTAATTCAGTGCCATCATATCCTGGATCCCACATATTACCATAAATAACGCCTGGATTTACTAAACAACTTGCAACAGGTGCTGATTGTGTAGTGGCGTAAGGGTTAATACGCTGGTCTCCTGTATGTACTGTTTGACTTGCTACATCGTATTCTAATTGCGTACCTAAGCCAATAAATTCAGTATTTAAGATTGTGCTTGTACCAAAGTTTGAACCAATATCTAAAATACCATCTTGTACCCTTGCATTTTGTGTGATACCTTTATCACGCATATTCTCATTTTGCAAGGAATCTACAATAACACCCCTTTTATTTGTTACCATATCCATTTCACGTGCTTCTTCTTTTAATGAAAGCTGTAAAATGTTGTATTGAACATCTGAAAGCTGATTACGCATTTTCTTCAATTCACTAAATGGGATCATAGTCACCATATCATCTTGTGTGATTCTTGGCTCTTGACCATACATTAGCGTTACAACACCAATTGATAATTCAGTAGCATTATCTACACTTGGTGGAATGATATTTGAAGGAGTATCAGGAATACCTTTTACTACTACTACTTGACCATTTTTGATTACAACCCTATCCATTCTTGATAAATAGAATTGGTAAGTAACAGATAGCTGTGTATTGTGTACCAATTGAGCTACATCAGCATTTGTAAGTTGTAAACGGTTAGCTACCACACTTGCATTGAATGTACTCATATATTGATATTTTACAGTATAACTAGATCCTGGGGCTGGTTCTTTACCGCTTGGAGTCCAACTAATTTTATCACCTACTTGTACATAGTCTGTAATGTTATCATATACAGTAGATCCTTGTTTAACTTCAACAATTCTTAAAACAGGTCTATTTGGTAAAGTATCTTCACCACCAGCTGTACCGCCACGGTTAATTGTTTCAGTGATTTCTTTCGTACCAACCACATTAGTAATTGCTTTTGGTGGTAAGTTCCTTAATGTATAATTTGATTGACCTTTGATAAAAATAATAGGCTCACTAGATACATTCCTTACATTTTCAGTAACAGGATCTAAAGTGATTAATTTACTAGTAGAGATTTTAGTCTCATCACCATTTACCCTAGCTACGCCACTAGTTAATTCAATAGTATGTTTACCATCTTCCCTAGTTAAGTTAGTAGGTTTAAGAATTAAGCCATCAACTACATAAGAACCATGAACGCCTTTATCATATACTGAAATTGATTTATTGATATAATCCCTATTACCGTTGCTATTTGCTGAACTTGCAATAATAGAACCATTTTCAATAGTAAAAACAGGGAAGAATAATTGTCCTAATTTTACTTGGTCATTTTTTACCCATCTACCAACTACTTTCTTACGATATGAAGTTTCTTCACGATAGAAAGGTGATTCTGGATCAGGTTGTAAAATTTTCTCATCTTCAACACCTGTAACTAATGTTTCTTCAACTAAAACACCAATTGTTTCTTGTAAGCCTGATAAAGCAATATTAGCTTGTGGCGTATAAACAGGTAAACCTTGAACAGATATAGTAGATTCATCAATAATAATCTGATTTCTATTTAAGGTTAAAATTTCACCACCTTTAGTGATAGTACCGTTAGATACTAAAAAATTACCTATACTTGAGGTATAACCTAATTGAATATCTTGCATTTCATTCAATTCGGCTGATTGTAATTTAGATCCAGCTGTAAAAACTACTGACCTATAGTTTTTGCTTGGATCATAGTTATTATATGATTGTTTTTGTGCCATTGATTAAAACCTCAAAATAAAATCACGTTTCTGTGCAACAGTTGGATCACGTACTAATTTAGGAATGTTCGCACTACAGATAAGATAACCACTATCTGTTAATTGTAGTGGATTTACAAAGCTTTTATCTGTTACTTCGCTATTAAATTTAGTACCAGCTGCTACACCTACTTTATAGATTGTAGAACTACTTGCATCTGATTGATTGTGCGTTACTGATAATAATAAACATTCTGTAGGTGTGCTAGATTCAATCCAACGATAACCACCACTTTCAATATTACCACTATCATCTTGTTTTACATATTTCTTAGTAACAATAAGCCTTCTACAAATCTCGTTGTCAAATCTTGTCTTTGTTGGATCAATAGTAGGTGGTGCATCAGTCCATTCAGTTTCATTATCGTCTAAACCACCCCATACTAAATATAAATCCTTCTCCATAAATGATTGAGCAATAGCAATTGAACAAGATTTATTCATTACTGTGTTAATTTGTGCCATTCAATTATTCCTCTGATTTTTCTTCTTGTTTGCTTTCTAAGTCAGATAAGAATAGCCAAACTCCCTGTACTTTTCTCATTAACCTACCATCAGCCCTATGAAACAGTGAACCATCAGCAACATTTTCATCGCTAGGTGGGAAATCTGTTCCATTTACATAAAATTCTGGTTGATTCATATTATTTACCTTCTCCTGTTAGTGCGTATCTAATATTTTCTAAATTGTTTCTATCATTTGTAAAGTTATTATCCATTCTAATATCAAGGGTTGCTGTACAATCAGCAAAATGACTGAATGCTTGTTCTTGGTAAGTGTCAACACTTGCACTATACCCAATTTCAACATAATGACTGAATGAATGACAAAACTTAACAACTAAATCTGAATCTAATACATTAAATCCTTGGTCAATATCCATGTTTGAATCATCTAGCCTAAAATTATTATCTAAATAATGACAAGATATATCAAAATCCCAATCCGAATCAGCTTCATTAACTTTGTCTTTAATATCAGTACAGTTTGTAATTGTTCTTAATCTTACACAAGTTGGCAAGAATTTTTTAGCTAACTTTTCAAACTTAACTAAATCCTCAACATTAACTACTACACCATTTTTTACAATGATTGTAAGCCAAACACACCCATTGCGATCCCTTAACAATTGAAAACGTTCATAATCAATCTTAATAATCTTTAAAATTGTTTCAATTGCTTCAGGTTTACCTTTCTGTTTGATTAAGCCTGAATAAAGCATAGATATAGTCTTTTTATCTATATCATCTTTAAGTAGTTCAGCAATTTCAGAACCACCTAATAGGCTTATAATATATTCAGGGCTATAATAAGGGTTGTCAGGATTATATAAATTAACTACAGATTCAGTTTGCTGTGTATAAAATTTAGCTATGCCTTTCTCTAAAATATCTGAAAAGATAATAGGTAAGGAGTCATAACGCATATTTGGAGGATATAAAGAAAGAACATCAATAGGTTTATTTTCTGTAGTCATACTCATATTTATACTCCGTATATCCCCTATTTATATCTACACCTTGAGATACTGAAGCTGTTATACCATTTGTAATATACTCAAATTCTAAACTTGCAATTCTGAAATATTGATATTCTTTTGCTTGTTTATCTTGGATAGGGTAATCAATGTAAACTCTAGCACCTGTAGGCAAGTCTAAACTTGCAATACTAGCCATAGTGAAATTAGATCCTAACTTCATACATTGAAAATTCAAATGATCTTTTATAAGCTGTTCAACACTATCTTTCATTTTAGGGTCAGGAATATAGATTTTAACCTTAGCCTCTACGTCTATAGGGCTTGGAGGATAAACATAAAAAGCTGTACCCATCATTGAGTGTTTTTCTAAATAATCTTCAAATTCCTGTAATTGTGTAGGTGTAAATTTCTGTTCATCTTGTCTTAAATAAAATACATCAACAGTACAACATTTATCTGTATGTGGTCTAGCTTTACAACTTACTAAACCTTCATAACTTGCACCAATATACTCATAATCAGAATAGCTAATTAGATTTCGTTGTGTACCATAATAACCTGGTGCCAACGCTACCATTTTATCTGTTGAATCAGGATTAGATCCTTGGTCTATAATCTTAGATTCTGTAATTTCAGCATCAATATTTAGTTTTAAATCATCAACATTGAAATTCATATCTAAAAACTTATCAGCTGGGACAATATATTCAAATCTTAATTGACTAGCTAATTCTACTTTTCGACCTTGTGAACCATTACCAAAGATTAAATAAACACCTTCTTTATGTGAACGGATCAATACATTTTCTTTATTTAATTCTTCTTGAATAGTAGTAAGTTTTATGTGTTCATCGTTGATATATAAATCATAAAACCTATTATCTACTACGCCATCAACTGAAAATGAATAATAATCTTTTGTCTCATAAATTGTTCTTTCAACTTTTACCCAATCACCAACAACCAACTCTAATGTATTATCACCATATTTTATGATAGTATCTTCAGTTAAGCAAACATTCCTACCTTTAATATTGCCAATCGGTGTGAATCTATCCCAAGCTACATTTCTTGCACTATTAAATTTAACTTTTATTCTTGGTGCAGCTTTCCTATTATACACATAACCTAATGTACTTGCAATAGTCATCACTGTACTTGGTAATGCTGAATAATCTAGCATACTATCTTTCCTAGCCATATAGCTGTTAAAGCCAAGAAAAGCGGTAGTAGCTGCTGCTATATCAATTAAGTTAGTACCTGCACCACTTTCAAAAAAGTCTTTCCATTTTGATTCATATTCAGGCTTAGATTCTACATAATTCTTCAAAAACTTTTTGACTTCAGGAAAGTTTATTGATTTTAATTCTTTTAAATTCATCGTGTAATACCTATTTCAAAATTATGTAATTCTGCTGGATTAGTTTTAATTCTAAATGCTATATTTACCCAATAAACACCATTTTGATAATCAGCCACAATATTAGATAAACCAGGCTCTACTGTTACCCTAGGCTCCCAGCGAGCTAGTGCTATAATTATTTCATTCATTAAAGCAAAACTAGTGTGATCGTCCATAATTTCAAATAGATATTTATGTATATCAGATCCGAATTCAGCATTAAAAATCCTAGTACCTTTCCTAGTAGATAATATATTTTTAATGGATTGCTTGATTGCACCTACATTATATAAATACTCACTATCAAGCGTTTGATCCAAATCTGAATATATCTGAACTCCATTATCCATATATTAAACCTCGTATTATTTTTGTTCATTTGGAATTGCTGTCGGGCCATGATGACCTTCATGCGTATGTGAATTATAAATATCACGATCCCCTTGCATTGTTCTAACTTTATCTTTGACTTCACCCGTTGATTCTAATTGTTTAGTTTCAAACTTGGCTAAACTTGGAACATTAAATACCCAAGTTGAATTTACTTTGCTTTTACCATTTCCTGGGGTAATAAGCGAAAAATTACCTTTTTCATCTATAGTAAATTCAAAGCCTGAACAGTGATGAAACTTAAATTCTTTTGTTTTTCTATCGTTATAATAATATGTTCCATTACTGTCTAAATAACCATATCTATCAGGGTAATTCTCTTTAAAAATATCAGGAACTTCATTAATATGCCATCTACTAGAATAGTGTGGCATTTGTGAATCACCTGTTGGAAAATCAATAACTAATTCTGTACCAATTTCAGGAATAATTACTTGACTAAATTTATCGCTTTCACCAAATCCACTAGGAAAAACAGGTAAGCACCAAGGTAAATCTTCAGTAGCCCCCTCTAAAACACCTGGGACTACTACTTTTAATCTACACTTTTTTTCAGGGTCATTGTTATCTACAACTTTTCCTTTTTGTGGCTTTTTTAAAGGGTCATCAAACTGATCACCCCTTATAACACTTGACATATTAATCATTCTTATTTGACCTCATTAGGGTTATCCCTACATAACGTAACTAAGCCTACATATCTATTATTGTAGATCCTATGGCAAACCCTTTTAATTAAGTATTTACCTTGCGTATCTTCAGCTTTATGTTTATCATACAGAAAAGCAATATCAGTTACATCACAAGGTATAAATTGCTCAGTAGCTATTTTTACAGTATGTGAATTGAACTTAGTTAAGCAACGCATTGTATATTCTTTTCTAGCATAATAGCTATCGTGCATATTATCTTTGGATTGATAAGATACAGTGGCAAATCTTCTACTTGGATTAGTAGATTCATCTTTACTAGTTTGTGCCAAAGTAGGAGCTTTCCTTGCTGTTACATAGTCTGATTCCTTCTTATCAGCATTATGTACAATTCTTGACTGGCTATATCCACTAAGATAATCAATAGTACCTGTATTTGATCTATATTCAGGATTTTGAGTATATACAATAGGCGAAAAACCATTAGTAGGGCTTTTTAAATCAGGAACGAACGCCCATTTACCAACACCACTACCAGCTTTTGTTTTTTCAAAAGACCTACATAAGAACTTACTATCAGGCGTAATACCTATCAACATTAAATCATCTTGGCTAGGCAAAACAGAGTGAAACCATAATTTATCTACCATAGCACGATCAGAGATATTTGATTGTACCCATTTCATTTTATCAACTGTATCATCAATATTGGTATTAAACGCAAAACCATTTCTACCAGCTATCATTGATAATAAAGCAAGGGATTTTTCATTTGTTGTACTGATTTTAGTATCTACTGAATAATTAATTGCTTGGTGTGTTAGTAGCAATTTGACATTAACATTGTTATCTTCTTCTTTTAGTTTCTTTCTACTAAAAATAGTAAAGTTACCAATAGCTAAGTTATTTTCATCATTACCAACGCCAATTGTGATTACTTTTCCTTGGTTAAGCTCATGAAATTTTTCTTTCTGTCTTAATGTAAAAACAATTTCACAACTTGGCATTATATTACCAGCTTCTGAAACCATTTTGAATGAATTAATATCATAATATGCCAAAGTATCTAAAGGTTCTGATAAGCTTAAAACCCACTGTCCTTTTACACCTATTGTTTTCATATTATAACCTTTCTATATCTACTACTGTGCTTATATCATTCAATTTAGGTCTATTGTGATTATTATCATTATTATTCAAACCTAAATATAAACCATCTAAATCTTCCCTTGTCGGATAGCGTAACACTAATCCACGTTTTAAGTCTTTAGGTAGTCTTAATTCATTAAGCACCATTAAAATCCACCAAAACTGAGTTTGACCTAATCCATAGATCCTTTCTGATATAAGTTCAGGTCGTCCTTCTTCAACTGTGACTGTATAAGTCTTATATTTCTTAAGATTTTTCAGCTTTCTTAAAAATTCACTATCAATAATATCAAAGTAAGCATATTTTGAATTTACAGGTGCATTGAACTTCATTATATCAAACTTATCAATATAAGATTGATTTAAATTTAGTTTAAACGTTGCCATTGCTACCTCCTGTAAATGTTTTAGCTATTTCAGTAGCTACGTTTTTAGTTGTATCTACTACACCGCTAACAGCATTCTTAGCTGTATCTACTGTGCTATCTACTACTGAACCAATCCAACTTTTACCTTTGCCATTATTATTAAAGATACCTGCTATTGATTTAGTTGCTTGGTCAGGATTTCCTACCACACTTAATCCAGCTTGTCTTTGTGTAATATAGGTAGGTGTTTCATCACTATATCTTAACCTATCTGTAATGAATGAAAAATTTAACTGAACATATAAAGGAGCTGTTGGTTGATCTAGATTATTATAATTTCTTGGATCACCTAACCTTACTGTCTCTTTACTTACTGTAATTCTAACACCTGTACAAGCTAAATGTGTAGCGGTAAAGTGATTACCCATTCTGATAGCCCAAGTATTCTGTGCATGACCTCTATCAAAAGTTTCAGTAAAGCCATATAAATAACCACCTGGTGCTTCTAAAATATTACCATTAAAAGTTGGACTAGTTAATGCTAAAGCTGTTTGTGCCTTTTGTAGAACATCTGTATCTTCATTTAAAGTGTACATTGTAACAGTAACATCAAAACTATTAAACTCGTTTCCTTGCCATAAGTTACGTGTTTGCAAAGGGTTTACAACTTGACCACCGCCATCACTATTTGTAAGTACACTAGATGCCATGTTAGCACCTTTAGTAACTAAATCCATACCTTTTCCTAGCATACCACCAAAACCAGGCATACTGTTATTATATGTGGATTGGTTAGCTATTTTAGGGTCTTCTTGCAAAAACCCTGTAAAGATATGCGTTCCTTTAATACCACTATAAATAACTGTGCAAGATAAAGGGGAACCAGCATCCCCTTGTATCATATTATAAAATTGATTTACTTTTGACATACTTTATTATCCTAATTGCATACGATTAAACATAGACAATCCTACATCGTGGATAATATCATCAAAATATTCCTCACGATCAACTGATTGACCTTGACCTACTGTAGATCCACTTGAAACATTGTTTTGTACATAGTTTGGAGCTTGTTGTAATGCTCTTTGTTGTGCTACTTGGATCTTAGTTTGTTCTTTTGCGGTAGGTGTTTGTGTAATAAGTTGTGGAATATTTGATACAACGCTATTAATAGGATTAGTAACAATATCAGATATGCCATTTATAGCCCCTGAAACGCCCATAGACAAACTTTCTAGGTTAGGTGTAGGATTACTAGGGGTAACCTCAGAAAGACCTGCCATGCTTGAATTAGGGTTATTCTCAACGTTTTTTATAGGTTGAGGTGTAGGGTTACTGTTAGAATCATTGTTCATCTGGTCAGGAACTTGTGTATCCCCAGCACCAGCTAAACTTGATTTAGCAATAGATAAAGGTTGAATATGTTGTCTTTCCATAGGGTCATTTGGCAATGGTCTATAGAATCCATATTTTTTCAATAACCCCATTCTTTCAAGTTCTTGAGCTTGATTAGGTTGAATATCTACCGCTAATCCGTATTCATGTAAAGAATATCCTGGTTTATTAGCTTTATAACCAGCTGCTTTTAATTTAGCTTGTTCTTCTTTAGTTCTGAATGAATTAGTTACTACAAATCTATTACCTGTTGTGGCTTGATATTCATGTGCCATCATATTCAAGTTTTGATAAAGCTGAGGGTCAAGTTTAGTGACATCGTTTTTACTAATTTGACCTGTTGGAGCTTGGAAATAACGTTGATTAGGGTCATATCCTGTCATTCCTTCAGCTTTAAATCCTGTTTGTAATTTTAACCTACCACTTTCAATGGCTTGTTTTTGACTATCACTAACCTTAGTACCTTTTATGCTATCTAAAACACCTTGCATTTGACCTTGTGGGGTTGCTGAAAATGCTTGGTTAGAATTAGATTGTGGAGCAATTGGACTAGCAACACCATCAATTAAATCATTTGCTGCGTTTAAGTAAGATCTACCTTGTTCTAAAGCTTGGATACCATGTGTATTAGTTGTTACATTACCTAAGATACCAGCACTAAATGAATTGAAGTCTTTACCATAAGATCTTTCTTGCAAATAAGCATCAGCAATTTGTGCTGCTATATTAGGATCACTAGCTAAATCAGGGTTACTTTCTAAATCAACACCAATCATCTTACCATATTTACGATAATTAGATCTTCCTGTTAATTGAACTAATCCCCTACCACGATAACGCCAACCATCGCCTTGTTCGGTGTTACCTAGTTTAGAACCATTGTGATCAGAATAAACAACATTAGCTAAAGCTTCAGGATTATTAACTAAAGAATTGACATCACCACCCCACCTACGAATTTTAGCACCATGTACTTCCATAATTCGTTCAGCGGATCTGTAGTTCATATTCTCACCAGCTGACTTAGTAAAGCCACCTGTTTCCCTTGCCATATTAGCTAAAGCAAACTGAATATCTTGTCTAGACCTACCATTTTTCTTAGCAAGTTCAATATAAGCATCTTTAGCTTGTTTTGCTGCCCCTGTTCCTTCAATAGATTTAGTCACTTGTGGCATAGGTAAATTGCCATAACTACCACTACTATAACTACTGTTACTACTTGGCTTACTACCACCTGTAAAGATACCTGAAATAGCACTTGTAATGCCACTAAACATTCCACCCATTAAACCAAAAGAATTCATTGGGTTGAACATATTCATTACTTTATCAGCGGTAGATTTATCTATATTTCCACTAGTTTTATCTTTAAAGAATTCACCAATTCCTGGTATCTGTGCCATATAGTCAAACATATTTTGGAATCCGTTTGCTAATGGGTCTAATTGATCTTCAGGTGTAAGTGAATTATAGGCTGAATCTAGATTATTTACTTTCTGTGTTGTTGAAGTTGGTAAAGCATCAGCTGACTTACTATCTTTAACAGCTTTCTGTGCATCTGTTAATTTTTCATCATCCTTCTTCTTGTCATTGAACCAATTTCCAATACTATCAAAAGTGTTCATTACATTGTCAAAAGGATTAACAACAGCATCAGCTACTTTACCTAAAATGCTATCTTTACCACCAACAGCATCAATAATAGCATCGTCTAATTTATCTTTAAACTTAATACCACTTGCAACAGTATCTTCGCCAACTAATCCAAAACTAGCACCACTTAATGCACTAGCAATAGAACTGTCAGCTTTTCCCTTTACTGTGTTACCATCAAAACCTAAAGAATCAGCTTTATCTTTATCATAACCATCATAAGCATCAGATAATGCCATACCAGCACTTATAGCTAAACCTACAGGGCCAGCTACTTTTGCTACGCTACCTAATCCTTTTAAGCCTGATTTTGCTATTCCACCTAATTTACCTAACTTAGCCACTTTAGGCGATTTAGCTTTTACTTTCCCTTTCTTTCCTCTACGTTTTCCTTTCCTACCTTTACCACCATCGAACATATCAGTAAGGTCTTCTAATAGTGAAGTCTCTTCTTCACCGTCTTTACCTTTCTTACTGTTCAGGTTTTTCAAGTCCTCAGCTAAGAATTTAAACTGATTTCCAAGCTTTCTGATTTCTTGAGTAGAGTCTTCTATTTTGTCAGCTACTCTATCAATGCCACTAACCATATCTTTAGATTTATCGGTTAATTGCCAAAATCCTTCTTCTGTAGCTTTATGTGTATGTTTTAATGTATCTAAAGAGTCTTTTTTGTATTCTAAATCATCATTTAAACGATCTTTGTAATCTTTATCTTCGTTTTCTGATAATTTTTTCAAATAATCCCTAGTTTCTTCTTGGGTTCTACGATCAAGTTCTTCTTGTCTTAAATCCCTTAATTGCTGTCTATGTGAATCTTTACCATTTCTAAGGTCTTTAAACATATCAGCCATTTCAGATCTAGTTGTACCACCTAAATTTAAGGCTAATTCTAATACACCACCGCCTAAACCTTTTGCACTATTTTTAATTGAGTTCTTTAAATTTCCTGTCTTAAAGCTATCTCTTAGGAAAGTAGGTGAACGCTTAAGTCTGTTTAATAAACTTTGATCTTTTTCTTGGATTATTTGTTGTATTTTGTTTAAGCTTTCATATTGAATAGTTGTTTTTTCATTGGTATCTTTTGCTACTTGTTGTAGAAAATCAAAAATCTGATCATCATTTTTAGATAGCAACTGTTTAGCTTCTTTTTCTTTACCAATAACTTTCAATAATTCAGCTAATTCTTTCTTTCTTACCTTTTGTTGTTGTCTAGTGATATTCGCTTGTTTAGCAAATAAATCTTTGTAGTCGCTTATAATATCACCAGCTTTAAATGTTGTATTTGTGTCATCAATATCATCTTTATTTTTAATAATGGTATTGATCAAATCAACTAATCTAAGTGCTTCAGCTTTTGTCAATTTTAAGTCTAAATCATATTTCCCTGTTAGGCTTAAAAAATCCTGTTGAGCTTTCTTATCTAAAGATAATTTGTTTGCTGTTCTAAGCACTTTAAAAACAGTTGTAAATTCAGTAATTATTGAAGAGGCATTATAAGTCCTTTCAATAATTTCTCTTGAAAAGTTAGCCCTATCTAGTAGTTGTATTTTTGCCATAATGCCTCTTGGGTAATTATTGAGATTGATTTTGCTGTTCTTTCAACATTTCTACTAAATCATCCACATAAAATTGTAATTCTAGCCAATCCATTTTTTTAATGTGATAAGCATCTACAATATTATTTCTTGCGAGAAATGATGCTGTCTTTAAGAGATCTAACCTGCTTACGAAATGGTTCAGCTAATGCCGATACCCCCGCAATCGGAATTGTTACAGGATTGTTACATTCAGTGCAGTTTACAGTAATTTTCTGATTGCCAAAATTTAATAAAGTATCAAGCTCATCTAGAATCTCCATATCGTCAATATTAGTTGAATCTTGAATGTATTTTAATGCTTCATTAAAGTTTTTGTTTCTAACTTGTAATGCCAATCTAATTAATTTACTATCTTCAAGGTTTTCTTTCTTAAACCTTAAATAATCAGAAACAGTCATAGGTTTAAATTCTAATACTGTTTTATCTGACATTTCAACTAATACAGGGATTTCATCAATTAACTCTAATTCACCAAATTCAATTTCTGATAATTCAGGTGTAACTGTAGTAGAATAATTACAATGCGGACATTCAAAAGCTAGTTTAAATTTAGGTGAATTGAATGTAGATAATTTACGCAACATCATAATATAGTAGAAATCTTGTAAATCTAAATCTTGAACTTCAAAGCCCTCTGTTTTAATGCCTGATAATGCTAATTTAATTTTATCTTCTTCACCTAAACTTGTATTAGCCCATTGTTCTAATTCACCATAAGAAAAAGTTTTATAGGAAACTTTGCTACCTTGTGGATAAGGTAAGAATTTGCTAGGCAATTCTTCAACAATAATATAAGGTGATAAAGATTCAATAGGTTTAATATCTAAAGGTTCAGATTGTTTAATCTGATCCCTTGTAATAATTCTTACTTGATCTAATTGTTCTTCATTCATTTTCTATTTACCTTTATTTTATAATTTCTTCATTAACAATATCTAAATCCACTTTGATAGTGCTTAACCCTGAACTAGAATCTCCATCAAAAGTTAATCTACCTGTAGGAATGCACTTATAAAATCGGTGCATTACCGCCTCTTTTTGCCTATTTAACCAAACTACCTGAAATTGGATAATAGACTTTTGAACAGGTAACACACCTGCTGGACTACTATATATTTGTTTATATTTTTCTTCAAACCATTTGAATAATGAACGATTATCATCATCGGGAATAGTTAAAGTCATAGTTGCACCACCGTAACTTTGTGGAATTGAAAAGCTACGATAAGGGGTCTCTATTGAATAGGATCTAGTATCAAAAAAGGTAATGTTTATATCAGTGGCTGGAATCCACTCTTTAAAATATGAAGGTAGTTCAGTAGAAGACCCATCATCTTCTAACTTTATATCCCACATATAGTTGGTAGCCCAATTTATCTGTCTTAATTGGTTCTGATTTTTTAAAAACATATTCAGTAAAAACCTCTAAAAATAGGGGTATTGCTACCCCTTATTGAATAATTAACGTAAGGCTTTTTCGCTAAAGTCATCATAGCTGAAAGTCATAGTTGGTTTAAGAACATCAGCACCACTTGAGCCAAGTTCACCACCTGGTTCATATTTATCTAGGAATACGCCCATAAAGGTATATTCATAAATTTCATTATGCTCACGATCCATACGCACTAAACGCACACCAAACTCAACATCCGCTTTAGTTTTAGCTTTACCTTCGCCTTGGGTATAGTTCATTTCTACTAGTTGTTGAATACCTTTACTGATTTTGTTATTTACAGTTTCAAATAATGTAACAGTAAATTCGCCATCAGGAATATATAAACCTGGTTGATGAACAGGTGGTAAGCCCCTTACTTGTACTGATACTTTAGTACCGTCACGTTTAGGAATTGCTACCGATTCACAACGTAAGTTAATATCGTCAGAATTCAAATCAACGCCACTTGGAATAGTGGTAAACTGAATATACCAGTGAACATTGTCAGCAAAATCGCCTAATGCCCTAATCTGATTTAACTTAGGTCTCATTGATTACCTCTTATAGTTGTTGTTGTGCTAAATCAAATGAAACAGTTTCATTGATTACCGCCATAGTGAAATTGATTAATTCTACGCTTGCATTCGGACAAACGATCAAATCAACATTCATAATATTGTTTGCAATATCAGCTGGTAAGTTATTAGTTTCATCACATACGCATTGATATTTAGTTACACCACGTCTAGCTAAAACACGATCCATATAACTATTTACAATAGCTAATACGCTTGCACGAGTTGGGCTATCATTGAATTCAAATAGTTTAGATCTTAATGCTTTAGTTAATGCTGGACCAATAGTGATAAGTAACAAACGAACATGAATACGGTCTAATTTACTTGGTTGTGATAATAATGTTTTTTGACCCCAAATTTTGATACCCTGACCAGCATCAAAAATAATTGGGTTCACGCCATTATCATAAAGTAAATCTTGATCGCCATCTGTAAAGTGAACTTTAGTATCTAAAGCACTTACAACACCACGAGTATTACCTGCTACTGGATACCAAATTTCATAGTTTGAAGCTGTATCAATCATAGCTTTAATTGCAAAGCCATCAGGAGAAGTCCAAACTTCACGATCATTAAACTCATCATAAACTTTTAAATGTGGTGCATATAAACCAGCCCAACTTGAATTTAAGTTCAAGTCATATTTACGATAGTTCACAACTTCCTGTGCTGCTGTATCAACATTTGCCTGAGTAGTTAAAGGTGCTGATAATACCGCAAAAGCATCACCACGTTTCTTAACTAATTGCTCTAAGCGTTGTTGATATGCTGGCACAGTATAACCACCATCACCAATAAACTTAAATTGATATTCGTTTGTATTTTCAAAGTAACGTAATGCTTTAATCATATCACCTGTAGTGATTGCTTCACCGTTGTTACCTTTATCTAAAGCTGTAGGAACAATTACATCAGCTAACTGTAAGCTACCTTCTTGTAAGTTATCAGAAACTTCAATGTATTCACGATCACGAATAACATCTTCAATATATAAGTTATTACCATCTAAATCCCTTGCTTTTTTATCTTTAGAAACGATATAAGTTTTTAATGGATCATTAAGGTTAGATTTGTGGAATACACGAATACATGAAGTATTAGGAATTTTTGTATATTGAGTTGCTGGTCCAACAAAGAAATCACCTTTGGCATACTTACCAACTTTGATCGCTTCACCTGTACCATCAATAGCATCTTTTTGTTTTGTGTAGAATTCATACTTGCTATCTTTTGCACGAATAAAGTATGTTTCATTTGGGTCTAATTCTTTAGGTAAAACCCTTGAGAAAAGTTTTACAGGGAAACCGTTACCCCATTTTTGGGTTAAAGTTAAACTAAATACTTGTTTATCTTCAGACTCTTTGGCTTCTAATTCAACTTTCTCATCTTCTTTGTAGAAGTGGTTAGTAATATAAAGGTCGTTACCCCATACACCTTCGGAACTTGCTGTAATAAGTACACTTGGACTATTTGCAAATTCATAAGCTTGTGGGTTTTCAATACCTTTAGCTACTGCTACTGGTGCTGTATCTTTATACAGTTCTAAACCTGCACGTAAAGAGCCTTCAGCTTTTGGAACTACTACAAGTAAATTGTTAGTAGCTTCAAGGATTTTCAAAGCTGACCAGAAAGCTACGTTCATACCAACTTCAACTTTATTATTTGGTGTGAAAAGTTTAAGTAACTGTGCTTTACTTGTTACGTTATGTACTTTGTTTCGTTCACCTTTGAAAGCTGGTAAAACAATTGCTGCACCATAACTTGTACCAACAGGAGCGTAAGCACTTAGATCCCTTTCACGATAATTGACATAAGCTCTACTCATTTATCTATTACCCTTTGATAGTTAATTTAAATACACCGTTTGGCAAATCTTCTTGTAATTCATCAGCATTACAAACTACTTCGCCCCTTGGTGAAATACAGAATTCTTGATCACGATATTTAATGAATACATCATAATCATTCCTGTTTACTAATTTAATTTTAGTAACTTCTTCTTTTGTAGGTTTAATAACCTCTTTAATTTCTTCTTTTACTACTACTTCACTAACTTGGTCTTCGTTAGTAGCAATATCTTCAGTTGTCTTAATTTTTGGCATTTTTTAATAACTCCGTAATAGGTTTAAATGAATCATCAATAATCTCATTTCCATCACAATCATAAACACTAAATCGTATTTCTTTTATTGTAGGTAACTGATCTTCAGGTAAATTTATAAATGATGCGAAAGAACCAGATATTTTACCTGATCCTGTTAATGACTTGTAATAATTTTGGTCAAGAGAAAAGTTTATACTTTGTAATTCATTTTCCCAAATAATAGAATATTCAAAAGGTGGGATAGAATCTTCTTTTGAAGTGTATATCTTTATTGTTGCGATTTTTCTTAAACCTAACTGTAAATTCCAATCTAATTCAAACTGTTCAAGCTCTATCATATTAGTGGAATAATAAGTAAAGTTGAAAGTAAACTCACATAAGGCTGTACTAAAATCAGTATTGCCATGTACATCACAATATAATCTATTAGGTCTGCCATTTAATGCACTTGGAATTAAGTTAGTTCTATTCCACGCTAACATAGGTAAAAGCTTTCTATCTTCAAAAATCTTTTTCTGATCTAAATCAATAGGCTCACGATAAAATTGCTCAACTCTACCTGCTGTGATAGCCCTTTCATACATTTCTTCGGGGTCAAATACAAAGCTATGGATCGTTTTTCTACATTTAGCTAAAACCGCTTGACTTAGTGCGTGGATTATATCTGTTGGAGTTATGGAAGTTTTGCTAGGTGTAGCCATCATTACTCCTGTACGTTAGTTATTCTAAATCTATATGCACTAAACTGATAATTACCAATCAATTCAGGATAATAGACTTTAAATTTTATTTGGTGCGTATCACTATCAATCAACAATACATCACCATGCTCAATAGGGATTTCAGCTATACAATAAACATAACCTGGGTCATCAGTTAAAAAACTTGCTGATTGATTACTAATAGCTCTCCATTGCATAGTATTTAATAACACCCTAACCCTAACTAATTCTTCATAAGAATCATCAATTGATTGTTCTAAATTTAAATTAGTTTCCTGACCTATGTTGTGTTCAAACAAATCTACATCATCAATATTTTCAGCGGTAATTGGTTTATCATAAATACTAGTTGATGGGGTTCTTGATAAATCTGAACCACCATAAATGCCATAAACTTTGTCTGTTACCCTATCTTTATTTTTTCTATATAAGATACAGTCAATGCCTGTTGCTTTAATTGATGATATGATTAGATTATTTGTATATTTAGTTGTAGCCCTTTCAATTACTTCATAAACATTTCTATTTCGCATAACTACATCCTAATTGCTAAATGATAAGAACTTGTTTCTCGGATTAAGTCCTGTGTAGCCTGTAATAGCTCTTTTCCTTCACTTAACAAATCAGTGGCATTAGTTGTAATAGGTATATCATTTAATACAAAACTAGCCCTACCGCTACCTATAGCGATCATAAATCTTGCAACAAATAGATCTACAAAGTTAGAACTAAAATCTAATGTTTCAATCCCTTCATCTTTGTAAGTATGAGGTGCATAATAATCTACTGTGTAAATATCTTTAGGATATTGAAAAGTTAGATAAGGTGCAACATAACGCCACCTTAAACTTGTTGCAAATCTACCTACGCTTGCATTAAATAAAGGGTAAGCTTGGTAACGCCTACGCCTAATGTTTGTAATATTCAATGGTATAACGCCATCACGCTCTACAGTAAATTCTTTATCATCGTATAAAATAAAGTCTTTTTGCTTACGAACTGGATTATACTGACTAAACCATTGCAATTCTGATTTTATAATAAGTTCTAATCTATTTTTGTCTATTTCAATATCTTCAATATCTAAAATATATTGACCTGTTCTTAATAAGGCTGTTTCAGTTAATTCTTGATAAGTTAGCATAATCCAATTTCCTTTATTTAGTATGTATCAGGCTTTTTCTACGTTTCATAGATATTTGCCTATTGCGTTTTGTACTAGATTTATTCGCTGATTTCTTAGCTGCTTTCTTTCTATTCAAAATTTCCTTTTGGGTCATTTTAACTAACTTCCCATCTTGGACTTTATAACCTTTAGGAACATCTTCGTATTCCCATTTCCAAACAACTTCTTTCTTACCATTGCGAATACGTTCTTTTCTTACTTTCTTTTTCTTAAATTCATAAAGGAATAAACTCATTATTTCCTCCTAGTCATTTTAGCAAATCGATCAATAGATTTTTTAGGTCTAGATAAATAAGACTTAACCCTTTGATCAGCTTTTAACATTCTGATTGAAATAAGTTTCTTAATGAAAGTAAGTAAGTGTTTACAGATCCCTGGGATATGTAATGGATTTTTTTCTGGGTAATGTGTTGTTTTTCTTACATAAGGAATACGCGGGCCAAGTAAAGCTTTTTTATCGCCTAACCACCAGTGCCACTGAAACCGATAGTCGCTACATCCGCAACGAGTTAAAATGTGGTGTTCGCTAGTTGGCTTTTGAATGAAATAAATTGAACCATCTAGATCTTTATATTTCATTGTGCATTGTCTAGTACGCTTATCTGAACTTAATATACCATTGAATACTAACCTAACTTGGTAAGTAACGCCTTTTTGTGATCCTGATGCAACTACCGCTTGCATAAATAGCTGTTTATTTTGTCTAACATAACGCATAGCATACTTAAGAACTTTACCACTAGGATATTGCATATTCCTTAATTTATCTGTTTCAATTATTGCATCTACTAGTTTCATATTGTTACTTACCTATTAAATTATTTGTCTTTTTTGGTTGCTTTTTTAGGTTTAGCAACTTTTCCTTCTTCAGTTTCAGTGCTTTCAGTTTCTTCTACTGTATCTTCAGTAGTCTCAGCTACTTCTTCAACTTTTTTAGGTTGTTCAGCTACTTTTGCTTTTTCTACAACTTTTTCTTCTTGTTCAATTGCTAAATCAAAGTCTAAAGTATCTTTGAAAATATCTAATACTTTTTGATAACCTTTTACTAACTGACCATTTTGGAATACTAAACTAGATTTAGGCTCTAATACTAAAGTGTAAGCTGTAATATTATTTAAAGCTAAACCACCTTCTGATTTATTTGTTAATTTCATTATTTTACCTTTCTTTTAAATTAAATACGTAAAAAAAAGGGGAGAAGAGATTTTAACCTCTCCTCCCCTTTAAAGGTTAGACTAACTTAAAATTAAGATTTTTTAATTTTAACTTTTAAGCCTAAGTTTGGATTCACAGTTTTAATACCTGCCCAAACACCAGCTGCCATTGTGTTACGGAATGGGTTGTTAGCGTGTTGAACAGTATTAGTAACCATTAATGGCATAAATGGAGCATATACTAACGGAGCATTGAAGTAGTTGCTATCGTTGTTGTTAATACATACCATATCACCATCTTCTACGCCTTTAACATTAGTTGCACGGATTACAGGAATACCATCATAGTAACCGTAAAGACCTACAGCTACACGAGAAGCATCTTCATCCATTACAAAGTCAGGCATACCACGTAAGGTAGCTGCTGCTGTTGAACCAACGATAATACGGTTGATTGCGTTAGCACCTGATGCTTTATGTAATGCGATTTCAGCTTCAGCGATAGTATCTACGAATGATAACTTCAAATACATTATATCTTTCAATATAAACTGGACTATATCACACCAATTTCCTATTGGTCGTTCTTGTTACGGATTTCTCCTCTTAGATAATTTACTGTTTATTTATCCATACAGTATTATCAATTTAGTCTCTGAACCCGAATCTTATTCATTTTGAACTTAGATTCTCGGCTGCTGATTATCCAATCTTGACATTTTTCTAACTTTCACACTTACCTTTTCAGGTTATGTTGTAGTAGTCAAGCTCTAAGGAACTCCCAGCAATTAAAGAACGTTTAAAGAGCACAAGTAAGATCATTCGTAAATCTTATAGTCTATGCTCTGCATAGCTCACACCTTGTGGAGCAGTACGATCAAACTCGATAGTAGTTTGTTTAGCTGTAGTTGCTAATTCAGTTACCGCACGAGTGTTCATTACACGAGTTAATTCTTGTGTAAGGTCAGTCGCTACTTCATCAATCGCTGTTTTACCAAAACGATTTTGGAAAGCGAAAGATGCAAAGTGACCCATATCGGTCGCTAACGCCATAACTTCAGCTGTAATATCGGTTGTTTGTAATTGAGTTTGAACTTTGGTGATTTCGTTTGCACTATCTACATCACGATCAGCGATAATAGTAACAACTTTATCACCTGTGATAGTTGCTGTAGGATCTACAACGATTTTGTAAGCACCAGTTTGATAATCAATTGTACCTTCAAAACCAAATGCTACAAAGTGACCTTCGCCATCATCTTTACCAAAACCAACACCGTCAATACCTACTTCAACATAGCGTGGACGAAGTGGTAAATATTTAGAATCAATGTTACCTTGTACTGTTTTAACTGTGCCACTTACTTTATTTGGTAAAGGTAATTTAACACGAGCTGCACCTAAAGTACCATCACCTGGGTTATCAAGATCACGTGGATCAGAGATTACGCCTTTAGTATTTTGGTAAGTTTTATCGTTAGTAGTAGTAGTTTTAAAGTAAACGATTGTGTGTTCTTCTTTAACAGGTTGTACACTTGCTAAAAGTGGAATAACAGAGTTAGCATTTGCTGCTACGATTACTTCACTAGCTACTTGTGGAACAGCACCTAAAGCACCTAAGTTAGACATAGATTCTTGGAATTTACGATAATCTTCAAATTGGTCTAATTGCTGACCAAGTGCTGCGATTTCAAAAGAGCTTAAAGATTCACCAATGCGAGTTTTTTGAGCTCCTTTTTCGTATGCTTCAACTAATGTTTTATATTTTTTGTGATAGCCTTCAGCCATCAAATCTACTGATTGTTCGTTTAATTCACGATTTTTAGACATTCTTAATTCCTCTAGAGTTTAAGCTTTAATAAGTTTACTAAGTAAACGATTAGAACCTGCATTTACATTACGAGATTCTTTGAAAGATTTTTTACCAGCCATTTTACGGTTGCCTGATTTACCTTTGCTTTCAGCAATACGTTTCATGCGAGATAATCTACGTAAGGTTACAGAGCTTAAAGATTCACCGATTACTTCACCATCTTCATCTTCTTCATCACCTTCAACGCCTTCTTCATCTTCGCCATCTTCTTCAGTAATATCAACATCAGCATCACCTTCAACGGTAGCAACGCCATCTAATACTGTTTCAATTTCTTCGTTAGATAAACCTTTAGCTTTAAGTAAGTTGATTGCTTCAGGATCAGCACCATATTCGTCAGCTAATTCTTGTAATTCAGCTTGTTCAGATTCTTCAGCAAATTTCTCAATTTTAGCAAAAGCATCTTTGATTTCATCAACAGTACCTAATTCACGGTATTGATCTAATTCTTCTTGTACTTCTTCTACAGTACCTAAAAGATCACGGATTTCTTCTGCTGAACCTAAGTCATCAAACTCAGCTAATTGAGTTTTAGCTTGTTCTAAGTCAGTACCAGCTTGATCATTTTCAGCTACTTTAGCTTCTAATTCAGCTTTTAATGCTTGTAAACGTTCAATTTCAGCGGTTAATTCTTCGATAGTTTCAGCACCTTCTTCTAAGTTTTTCTCTAAGTCTTCAGGTTCGCCTAATTCTTCAAATTTTGCTAATTTTTTAGCTGATTCTTGTAATTTAGCTAATGCACCTAATGCACGGTAGCCTTCTAATTCAGCTTGTGATTTTGCCTCGTTTACTTTAGCTTCAGTTAAAGCCTTTTGTAATTCTTTAGCATCTTTAGCTGACAAACTATATTGTTCAGTCAAGAAAGATACTTGTTTTTCTAATTGTTCTGTAATTACATTGACATCTGCCATTGTATTGTCCTCTTGAGTTTTATTTTCTTTGTTGTGTTTTTGTTCTTGTAAAATCGGTTTAGCTTGCTTGTATCCAGGATCGATAACAAAGTCGATTCTTTCTAAGCTAAAATCAGTCGGATCAACAATCTCCGCACCTGTAGGTGATTTATCTTCTTGTATCCCACCGTAAGCCCTAGTTGATACAGAAACCCTACTACCAGCCCTTAAAAGCGTATTTAATACTCTACCAGGTTCTGTGTTTAAGATTAAGTATTCAGCCATTCCAATATTATTCTCATCAATCCAAACTTTGCTTACAATGTGAGAATGAATACCATTTCTAACTTCATTATCAGTCATTTCAGGATCATGACCGATTGTACCGAACACTAATTTATTCTGTAGTCGTTCTTGAAATTCAGGATTGTTTATTGCATTTTCCCAAGCTTCTCTAGGATAATGAACATTATTTCTAGAAGTAGTATCAGGGAAAAAAGAAGGGCCAGATACCCTAGCTAAAATATGAACACCATCAACAACTGAACTGCCTTCTGATTCTTGTAAGACTTGAAAGCCTGAACCTTTTTTACTTTCCCAAATCGAATTAAAATAGTTCTTTTCAGTCATTTAATATTATCCATTATTAGTAGTAGTATTAAAGCGTTTCAAAATATACTGTAAAGATGCCTTGCGTGGAGCTGTGATAACTACATTAGAACCTTCTAATTTAACACTTGCCTTGCTTGAGAAACGAGATAATACTTCTTTCCTAATCTTAGCAAATTTCTTACTAGCATTTTCTAATGTAATAGTCTGTGTAGCATCGCTCATTTCACGATTCAACGCATCCACGGTAGAGGCAGACTCTAACAATGATTTAGCTTTATTTAATGCTGTTGCATACTTCTCTAATTTCATTTAGATTCCTCTATGTTATTTTGGTTAAGATCATCAGCTATTTGATTTGCATCTTTAGCGTTTAGATCCACATCTTTCTTTTTAAAGACAGATAAGAACGGTGAATTCGCCGTTGATAAAGTGTCTTTGATAGTCTCGATTATTAAATTCTTGTCAATTTCATAATCTGAGCCTTGTACAATATCCTCTAATCCATCTAATAAGGCTTTCGTATTTTCGATTGAGGCTATAACTAAGTCTTGTGTTTCTAAATTTTGTAGCTCATCAACGTTTAAATTATTCCTTAATTGAATATCAAGATCGGATATTAAGATATTTTTGTCAGGAAACTTTTCAGAAATATGCAATAATGCAATGAATTTCAAAGTCCTAACAATATTTTTAGAAATACGTTTCACCTTTTTGGCATAACGCACTGCTGTTTTAATGTTCTCTTTTGATTCAATTGAACCATCGAATAACTCTTTGCTGATACCTAGTGAATTTAACAACCTACCTAATGAATCTTGTACCGCTTGTAGATTAGAAGCATTGTTGGAAATATCACGCCCTGTATCAATCATAGTTGGGGTAGAACGTTCACCAGCAATTGGAATTACTTTAACACTTGCTAATTCTTGTAAGGTAACTTCAAGATTTTGTAAGTTTTGTGTTTTGGTAAGGTTATCATTCAATAAGTCATTATAAGTCTGTGTAATTTCAGCCAACTGATCAACACTATAAGTTTGTGGCAATGGAATACCTACCATTTTTGGGGTAAGTACATCACCGATAGAACGATATACTGTGTATTTATCAAGTGCTAATACCTCTTTTAATTTATCCAATACAGGATAAATAAAAGATTGGCTTGTACGAACTTTTAATGACCTAGGCAAAATCTTAGCTAAAAAGTCAGGAGATTTTGATTTTATTGATTGTGTTTCGTCTTCAGGTAGTAATAATTTGCTAAATGTTAAGTCAATACTGAAATATACTAATTCAGTAATATCCATGTATTGATAGCCATATTTTTTCTTTCTACCGTTGGATAAGTAATTTGTTTGATTAGTGTACCCATAACCTTGACCTGCACTAAACGTGTCAATATCCATTACTTGATTGTTTACATAATAGAAAATCGGTTCATTTTTAGTATCAGTAATTGCTATAACTTGGTTAGGATATAGATCATCAACTAAATCAATAACGCCTTTACCTTCAGCAATAATAGGTCTTAATGGATATACACCATAATGCAATAAGTCAGGCATAATTGATTGTAGAATCTCTACAATGCCTAACTTATCAAATAATTTTTTAACTTCTCTCTCTACTTCTTCGTCTTTAGATACCGATACGATAACAGCATCAGCTGAACTTGTATCATTTAGAATATCGTTTGAAAGAATATCGTAAATCGCATTAACAATGTAATTATTGCGATATTCAACCAATTCTTTAAAGTATCTATCTCTTGTTTGAACTGTTGAACTTAAAGTAGAATTTAAGTAATTTAAAATAGATTGCAAAGAACTTGTACGCTTAAATTGAGCTAATTGATTTAAACCTGTAGCTAGTTCTTTACTTAGCGTGTTATCTGCTTTTGACATTATCTACTAGCTCCTAATAATTTGTTTTCAAAGCGTTTAAACATATTTGTACTTCCTGTTCTTGACATCATTCTAATACTTGTATCAAGGTTTTGAATATTTTGAGCACCTGCTGATTTACTTAGATTAGTTGAACAAGTCCAAATTGAACCACATAGACTATCTAGAATATCTTTTGAAGAATCAGGGGGATGATCAAACTTCTGATCCAATTCCTCTAAATCCCTAACCTCTCTTTTCAATTTTTCAAGATTAGGTGCTTGTAAACGACCTTCTAAAATAATATTTCGTAAGTTGTTATATGGGTCTTTTGTTCTATCTACAGAAACTAAATCAGTAGTAAATCCTTTCAACATTAAATTTTGTCTTAAGTTAGTTGATTGGTAGCCATCAGTTGTTATCATTGCGATAGGATAACCTAAGTCTCTAGCTGTAACGATAAAGTCTTGAATCTTATAGATTGGCACTTCATGACCTGGAACAGCTCTAATTTCCATACACCACTCCGTAACGAACAATGGCACTTGGTCAATAGATTTTTTGCCTGTGATTGGGTCATAAATTTCACGTGTATCAAATCCTTTAAAGTAAGAACATGACATACCTGTACTATCTGATTTAATACCTAAGTCAATGTGTATAAATCTTGGTGAACTATTGATATAAGCCAATTTCTTAATATCAATGAACTTATCTAATGTTTGATCTTTATTAAAGAAATCTAATTCAATCATTTCCTGCTGAACAGGGTTAGGTTGATTAAATACTTCGTTGATTGTTTGTGCTGAACTAATAAACGAGAATGTACTGAATGTTGATACACCAGCCAAATCCCTTAATGCCTTAAGTATATTGAAATGAAATGCTTCCCAATGCTCCACTGGTACATCAATAATCCTTTCAGGACTTTTTACAGTCGCTAATCGGTATTCATTTGTTTCATCTACAATAAATGGATCGACATATTCATCCCCAGCATAAACTTTAAACATTTTACCACTGTAAGCCCCTGTATGCCATTTTGCTTGCCAGTGAGTATATGAAAAGATAGTAAAGTCTTTAACGCCTTTTTTACGTTTTTCTTCAATCCTAGCATCTAAGAATGATCTATTACCTTTACTTGAACTATCTAATACAATATGACCAAATATTTCTCTATTTGAAGTAGCAAAACGTGAAGCCCTACGAACAGCGATTGTATCTAAGTTATCTTCAGCTTGACCACCTACTACCGTCATATCATTGATTTCTGAAAAAATTGCTCCAATCGTTGCTTGACCTAAAAAGTTTTCACCCCTAGAACCAACAGAAATATCAATGTTATTAATAAAATAAGTTTTGCCTTTTTGCTTACCTTTGGTCACTAATACCTTTGATTTAAAAAATGGACTATTTGCTACCCAATCCTCAAACTGTGACCACAAAACACCTTTTGCTAGTTTCTGTGTGGCATTTACTAATGCAATTGAAATTACAGTAGATTCAACCAAACCATAATATTGGTGTGGGTTTTTTAAACAAAGTAATTTACATAAATCATACATTGAAACTAATAAAGCAAATGTTGATTTACCTAAACCGATACCACCTGATAATACTATTTCACCAACAGGTGAATGATAAGGTGTAGGAAATACTTCCCTAGCTGCCTCTTTCCAAATTGGATAAAGCGTATCACCTAGTGATTTACCTAAATAATATGGGTCATGTATAAAATCATCTATATCAGGCACGTTCTCTTGAAAGCCTGTTAATTTAGCTAAACTATGTAAGACATCAATGCTTACTGTTTCGCCATTTATTTCATAAGTTCTAACTTTTTTATCTTCCATTCTTTTCTTTAACCTCTAATTTTCAGTAAGTTCAATTAGATTGATAAAGTGGATAGAACCTACTTATTCTTTATTTCTTATTTAGGGAATAGACAAATAGGAAAGAAAATGAAGGATAAAATTATTAAGGGAAGAATGAAAAACCTTAATAATTAAAAGAACCTAGTTATCTACTCTCTAAATAAGAAAAATAGGGATTGTACTTGGAGAATCATACAATCCCTGACTAGCCTAACGTATTGGCTACAACTGTTTATCGTTTTATTGTTATTGTTATTTGATCGGTTTAAATTTAGTAAGTAAATCTCTAGCTTGATCTTGCATTTGTTTCTCATCCATGTGTTCATCAGTTTGATTAGACTGTGAATTTTCCAATAGAATGATTTTACTTTGTAGATCATCAATATTGATTGAATCACTAGTTGTCTTAACATAATTTAAACTTGCTTGTTGTGTTTGAATCGCTAGTTTGTAGCGTTCCATTTGTTCTTCAGGTGTAAGCATTTCAAATACTGATTCGTCAAAGATTAAATCTTCTAACGCCTCAATACACCTTGACATTTTTGCTACTCTTTTTACTTCCCTTTCTGCTGTTGAGAAAAGAAGTAAATTCAAACCTATAGATTTAGCTTTCAATTGATTAACATCAATTTTCTTTAAGTCTGATACCGTTGCAACTTCCATACTTGACATAGTTTTACCTTTTTTCTTAACCAAAATAATATAGGGAACGAACCTAGCATTTTCTAGGTATTTTACTCTTATCTATAATATACTTATTTTGTTAAAAAATTTTGCCTATCGTATTTTAGCGTATAATGCCCCTAAATCGTTCATATTCGCTTTATTTTTGACAAGATGATTTACCCTACATACTCGATAAAAAAGTTCGTATATGGGCTTTATATTGCGTTTTATGGCTATATGTTTTTATACAGTTTTTAGACTTGAATAAATTTTATACTTTTTACTTGCTTTTTTCTTAGTTGACTATACAAATCTATATAAAAATCATAAATCAATTATAACCTATCTAAATCAATCTATATTGCAATATTGTTTTTAGGTATATGATTGTATAGATTGATTGATAAAGTTCGTTAGAATTGATTTTAAAGCTATTCTCATTGATATTTGAAAAGTAGTATTGATTGAATAGATTTCTTTCAATCTAAAAGTGGTTTTTGATCCTTTATGATGGGGTGGAACGAAGTGTAACCCTCGTTATAAAGGAGATAAAGATTGATAAGAATTGAAAGATTAGTTTATTTTACTTAATAAGTTTATAATGGTGGAAAAGCCCCACCCTCAATAGTGGGGCTTTTCCCAAGTAATGTAATTCTTTATCTTCTATTTTGATTTGAAGAAATTAATTTATTAGACTTTACTTATCTTTTCTTGCGATAGCAAGGATCTTATAAGTCTTTTCTAATCTTTCAATTTCTTTATGGTGAGATTGGGTGCGAAGCCCCAATCTCCAAAATCATATTAAAAATCTTTAAAGTATTCTTTTCAATTATACAATTCATCTCCTTGGGTCTGGGGTGCATTGGTGCGGTAGCACCCCTTGACCCAAGGATCAAGAATTAGGTTTTTATGTGTTACTTTTTTTTTAGTTTCTTAGTATTTTATATATAATAATAAAAAAGATACACATGGTAACAACACAAATTCAAACTAAAAAGAGATTGCTAAAAAAAAGTAACATGAGAAGTATTGACAAAGTTATTTTTATACACTAAACTAAGTTCAACTTAACTGAGTAATCCTCTCTTGGTTAAGTTGAAAGAGGAAAATGTATGATAAAAATTGAAAACTTTAAAGATCACCAATTCTTGTCAAAGATGTGTGATGAAAATGGTTGGATTTTAGACCAACATACAGAAATTTTAAGAGGCGTTGAAACATACTCAAAAAGGCAAGTTTTAGCTTGGGGATGTGGATCAGGAAAAACCTCTAAACTAGCTGTAAATTGTGCTTTTACTTCAAGACCTACACTTGTTGTACTATCTACCAACGAAGAAGTAGATAGATTAGTTCAGTTAGTAAAAGCGTTAAATAGTAGTTGTTCAATTATTGGTCTTCACAGTAATAATGAAGAACTGATTAATAAAGTTAATCAAGACCACAACTATTTAAAACAATACAAAGTGCTTGTAACAAACAATTATCGCTTTTTTAATACCGCTAAAACAATTTTATTTGGTGTTAATAATGATTCTCTAATTAGGGAAATACTAGGAAAATCAACTCAGAATAGAGAAGTGGTGTTTTTTGATGAATTTCCAAAGCTATATAGTAGTTATAGCACAACTATGAAAGATATGTATTTTGCATTAGGTGTTAGCTTTATGAAAATGAAGTATAGCCCTGATCTTAGTTTAGGTAGATTTAACTATGCAAGTGATCAGTTTATGCGACATATTGATTATTGTTTAAATGATAGTGAGTTCTTAAGAAATGCTTTAGGTGTTGAATATGTTCCAGATAATTCTAATTTTTTACTACGAAGATCCTATCAGGAAAAAGTAGGAAAGTTATTAGATTTATTTTTAGAAGACCCTGAAGATTTTGATAAAGGTAGCAAGCCATTGTCAATTATGGAAACAGTTGAGACAATTGTACCAGATAATGCTAAAGTAATTATACTAGATGCTACCGCTGATATACTTTTCAATACTTCTAAAAAATGGGAAATAGACACAAAGTACCCTAGTAATGCTAAAGTGGAGAAAGTTACACTATTAGATTTAAAAGCTAATAGAAATAATAGGTCAAATTCAAGCTTATCAGACGACGAGTTTATGATATTAATCAATGAAGATATACAAATATTGGATAATTATTTAAAAGCTTATCCAGATAGGAAACATTTTATTGTAACATGGAAGACAATAAATGATGGTAAAATTGATTATACTCAATACTTAAAAGACAAATTAACTTCAAAAAATTATATGATTACTCATTATGGTTCAGGTAAAACTAGGGCTACTAATGAATTTATATCTTGTGATTCAATTATATTTTTTGGTGATTGGGCTATGAATAGAGGTAATGTTGAAACATTAAACACTATTTCCAATTCTGATATGAGTGTGACAGATTACTTACTAGCTGAATATACACAAGCGGTGTTTAGAACTTGTGCAAGGCTAAAAGATAGTAAACCTATTTTAATAGCTTTTGGATATGGTTATTCTAGTGGTGATTTCGATGTAGTGGATCTTAAAGATAGACTACTAGTTAGAATTACTACAGACTATGAAGTAGCAATTTGGTTAAATAAATGCTTAAGGGTAGCTAAACACAATTTAACTAAACCTACTTTTAATAAAGTGAAAAAAATTATTGATCATTTCAATATTATTTCACCTATTAAAACTAACATTGAGATAAAAGCTTCTGAATTAAGGTCAATCTTAGGTATGAACCTAAACGTAAGGTCAATCAGTAAGTTTAGACCATTAATCAAAGCATTAAAAGATTATTTTGATATTACGTTAGTAGTGAAACCAAAAAATTAAGTAATAAAATTAAAGGCTAGATAGTTAAAATTTCTATCTAGCCTTTTTCTTTAATCTAAATATCAACGAGAGTACGCCTAAATCGCTTGTATTTGCATTTTCTTTCTTAAGTAGGGTAATTAGTAGGCTTAAAATAAAACCACTAAAATACCCCCTTATTTTAGCTTAATGATTGTTTAACATCAGCATTCCATTTGTCAAATGCCAAAGTCAATTTTAACGCTTTAATTGCTAGTTCATCAGGTGACTTAGAATTATGCTCTTTAGACACTGATAACTGTTTAAGCATTTCAAAAGCCCTTTCATCAAAACTTTTCACACCATTTTCAGAATTAAAAATAGTTGCATTAATTTCAGAAATAGATTGTGCGTTGAATGTTCTATACTCTAAGCCTTTTAAGTTTAAAGATTTACCCATATCTAGTACATATCCTTTTTCCTGTTCAATATCCCATACTGATAACACTTCAGGGTTTAAACAATGCAATTTCATATATATTAGAAACCTTGATTGGTCTAATTTAACAAAGCAATAAGAATTATCTGTTAGTTGATCGTGATCAACTACTTTATCCTTATGCCTTAGACTAGCAAATTTCCAAGTTAGCAAATTAGTATAAACTTTTCCTAGTAAATCTGAATCTAACAAACTAGGGATCAGCTTAACTAATAGATCATTTTTATTCATATTACTTACCCAACAAACCTTTTAATTGGTCTTTAAGCGTATCAGGATCAATATCTTCACCTGTTGTAGAGACTTTAGCTTTTAGTTCTTCTAATCGTTTACTTGTACCTGTTGCCAATACTTCTTTTACTTCATTAATTGTACTCGGCCCGATTCCTTTTAATGCTTTCAATGAATCAATATCATCAGGTAAATCAGTTGCACCAAATTCAGCTTCTAATTTTTCTTTAGCTGAATGAAAGCTTGCACTTCGATTCGGTTCATCTAATTTGTGATAATGCTCAACTAATAAATCTAAATGTTTTGATACTACTTCAATTTTCTTACTCATATCTTGTTTCTCCTGTTTATGCCTACATACGTTAGGCTAAAAGTTAATCATTTAAACAAAAATTTTCAAAATCCTTTAAAAATTTGCTATACTAAAGCATTATTAAAAGTATAGAACAATAGAAAAAGGAGGTTGAATGAAATTCACCTATAAAAAGGTAAAAGATAGAATACGCTATGTTACGATAAATTGCAAGGATAATTTTGAATATGAAAACCTTGTTAAGTTTCTTACCTATAAAGAAAATGTAAGAAAAATGAATTATAGGACAGGACAGTTAATATGGGTAACAGAAGATAAGTTCAGTGGCATTAGTAAGAATGATGATAAATTACAAGTAAAAATTAAGTATGGTTCAAGTAAAGTAGTTGAATCTTGGTTAAAAAGTTTAGATTATGAATACACTACTGAAAACAAACCTGAAATATGCGGTATAAAGCCCCTAGAACGCTGGATAACGCAATTTTCTAATCACCCTAAGCCTGAGTATGGGGAGATACAAAAAACTACAGCACGATTGATTGAGGGCGTTGATTATGGTATTATTTCTATTATGACTGGTGGTGGAAAAACTGAAATAATGTTATCAGTTATAGATTCTTACTTGCAAAATTATAATGGTAATGCTATGATTATCACTTATTCAAGTAAAGTGATTGATGAAATTAAATTAAGGGCTGAAAAGTATGGCATTGAATCAGATAGGTTAAGATTCATTCAACCTAATGGGTTTATGAAAAGAAATGAGGCAAGTAGTAAAGAGTTTATTAATTTTTGTAAGAATACTGAATTACTTATTGCTGACGAGGCACATCATTTTACAGCTAAATCGTGGCAAGACCTTTTTAATTTAATTTTACCTAAATTTATGTATGCGTTCACAGGTAGTGCCGATGTAAGGAATGGTAAAGAGTTAAATTATAAGGCTTTAGAAAAAGGTAATCTTAGTTCACAAGCTAGTGAATTGATGGCTTATTGTGGTGAAATGATTATCCACAAAGAGTTACAAGTTCCAATTAGGGTTTATCATGTTTATAAATCCTTTACAAACCCTGATATGTATGAAGATTATCTTGAAAGTAATCCTGATGATTTAAATAAATTGATACAATTTACTTTACAAGACCCTAGGTTAGCTAGTACAATAGCTGAAATTGTGAAAAAAGCTATACCAAATGATTCAATGGTATTTATTCCTGAAATCTCTTTAATTGAAACAGGGGTAAAATTATCAGATCAATTGAATCGGTTAGGCATACCAACGGTCTATTATTCTGGTTCTTATGTAAATAGTCCAGTAGGAAAAATCAAGATAACGCTTGAAGAACTTAAAGAAATGGCCAGACAAAGGCATTTCAAAATCCTTATTTCAAATACAGTAGGGGTTGAGGGTATTGATATACCTAATTTAAGTTCAATTATTCCATTAACAGGGGTAAGTTTTAAGTCAGTTATTCAGCCAATAGGTCGTAGTGCAAGGTCTAGTCTTGTTCATTGTGTATTTATTTGGGATGAAACAAACCCTTTATATATGCGACAGAACAAGGATAGATATAAGATAGTACGAAAATTAAACGTAGTATCTGAAAATAAAATAAGCCTTTAATTAGGCATTGATCTTTAAAAATTTGGAAAGAAAATTAGGATATAATAAGAATGAGCAGTATTAAATTACAATCCGAATTATCTTATTTAGCGAGTTTATTTAATAAGGATATTTATTTAGCTGTTAAATATATGTTGAATGACTTCCCATGGAAAACACAAGTCAGCAAAGCTGTTTTAAAAAGTGCTGATGGTGGTAATCTTTATGAATGGGATACATCAACTTTAAATTCAGTTCTTAGTTCTCAAATGATGGAAGAAGAACGTGGGGCATTTATTGAATTAGTTGAAGGTTATAAGAAGGATAAGACCAAAGCTGAAGTAAATGCTATCGCTAGTTCAATGTTCGATCATTATAGAAATACTAAAATTGCTGATACAGTAACAAGGTTTTCTGAAAACCCACAACTATTATTGGATAAATTGAAAGAAATACCTAGTACATTTAGTGGTGCTGATGGTGTTGAAATCTATCCATTAGGTAGCAAACCAGCTCAAGAACTAATTGAAGATGAATTAGGTGATTTAAGTAGGGTATTTCCTACAAACTTTAGAATAGTGGCTGATGCTACACCTTATAAGGGATATTTACCAGGTCAAGTAGTTATGTTTTGTTCTATCCCAGGTCAAGGTAAATCAGCAGCAATGTTACAAGAAATTGCATTGATTTTGACTGATAACTATACCAAGTTCCACAATGGAGATACTGATAAAAAGTTAAAAGTTCTTTGGTTGGCTCTAGGTGATTTAATGAAGTTTGACTTTGTAACTAGGTTTACTTCAGTTGTAACAAGAGAAAATTATTTTAACGTGGTAGCGAATCCTGATAAATATTTTACTGAACCTGTTAGAGACCTAGCTAATCAGTTGCATTTAGTAACAATTCCATCAAAGAAAATTACAACTCAAGAGATTGTTGATTTAGTAAATAATGGTGAGAACTATTATGATATTGTTGTAATTGACTATGATAGTAACGTTAAGACTAAAGAAGAAACAAATAGCTATGATGCTGGTGGTGAATTGTATGATGCACTTTCAGAAATCGCTAGACCTACTAACGGTCAATTGGCAAGATTAGTTATGGTAGCAAGTCAGCCAAAAGTTATGTATTGGTCAAGCGAACATATCCCATTAGAAGGTGCTGGTGAAAGTTCAAGAAAACAACACGCAGTAGATATGATGATCACTATGGGTAAAGCAAACGGGCCGAGACCTTGTGGCATTATGACAGTAGCAAAATCAAGGCGTGGTACAAGTAATGCTAAATCACCTTATATTATGACAGAATACGGTCATATTGAATTAGTGGAAACAGGAAAATATTCTTTATTTAAACAGTCGGTAGCATAAGTGGGGTAGTATATGGAAAATTTTGAAATTATTATCCCAGTAAAGAAAATACCTTCTGTTAATGCAGCACATAAAATAGGTAGATCTGGTAACAAAGTATGGATCTATTTAAGTAAAGAAATAAAAGATTTACAAGAAAAAGTAAGAATAGATTTACTTAAAAATAATGTACAAGATTGGGCTAAAAATTTGACAAGTGATTATATTTTATATGTTGATATAATTTATTGCTTTAATAATCGTTTTTGGCTTAGAGATGTTACTAACTTAAATAAGTATGTAGAAGATGGTATTGCTATGACAATAGATTTTAATGATAATAGATCCTTAAAGTTCAATAGCGAAAAAGTTATGAATGATTTAGGTAAAGAGGAGTTTATTGTTATTTCTATTCAACCAAAACTTTTAAATTCTGTAAAATATAAATGGAGTCAATTTATCAATGAATCTTAGTAAAAATATTACAGAATCCGATTTTGAAAGTTTAGTAAAAATAGTTTCTCAATTGCCTGTTGGTGGTAAATTTGAAGACAGTTTTTTATTAGTTGAAAGATTAGATCCTTATCATTTTATTATTAATGTGAAAGCAGATAGAGAAGAATATAAAGATGAATCCGAGTCTATTGAATCAGTTTTATTTGGATAAATACTCAAGGCTTTCATTTATTGAGTTGATTAAAGAATTAAATGAAGTTACAAACCCTAATAAAATAACAAAATGCTTGATTATAAGTACTAGAATAGTGTATTATATTACCCAACTTATTGGGGGTAGTGGGTTTAAAAATAATTTAGACTTACAAACATCAGCAGCAATGAGCTTGATCTTAAGGCGATTGAAAAATGATAAGCCTATTAAATTTGATGAAGTAGAAAGCATTGTTAAGACTGAAATTAATTTTGTATCAAATTTAATCTTTAATTCAAAATCAACTAATTTTACAGATATTGAAGGTTATTATGATAATGATTGTTTTGGTGAATTAGTATTAGAAGAGCTTAAAAAAGAACTAATAAGATACGTTCCTGAGCATTTAAAATTGTCAATGTACAATTTTATAAAAACATCTATCATAGATATTGACAATTATTCTGATCTTGATAAGTATTTATTTTATTCCAGTTTATCCTTAAATGGGTATGAGCTAGATATGGAAGCTAAGAATTATCTTTTAGAGCTTGAAACTGTAACAGAAAAAGCTCTATTTTTAGAATTGTTAAGCAAAGAACACCCTACTTTATTTATTTTATTCACAAGTTTAAAAAGTATGAATGAACTTATTTTGCTTTCTAAACTTGAAACCTTAAATTTACCAAGTCCATTACAAATTATGGGTATATTTAAGGAAATTTATGATAAAGTAAGGGAATTAACAGGTCAGGTAGAATATAAAAATCTACCTAAATCAATGATTCAATTTTCAAAAGAAATCGTTGATGATGAAAGTGGAATTGAATTATTAGACCTAGTTAAACGTGCAATGGATAAATTGTATGATAACTTTGATGAAGTAGCTGAAAGTGTAACTAAATCAGCTGAGAATCGAGGTAATCTTGGTATTGTGGCACAACAATTGAATAAAGAAGTTGAGGCAAGCACCAAATTTATTCAAAATGTACAAAAGATTGCTAAAAAGGCAATTTAGCTTGACGAGTGATTGATTCAGATTAATCACTATAATATATGATACCGTGGAGAACACGTTAAACTCTTTAAATTTAACATTTTAATATAGGTAAAAATTATGGCATTTTCAGTAGAAAATTTAATTAATAAAGTAGATGAATATAACGCTAAAGGACAAAAAGGTAGTGGAGAATTTGCTAAAACAGCATTTCTACCTGAAGGAAAACATAGAGGTCGTTTTATTGTAGATGCAGCTGGTGAAGCTTTTACTAGCTACTATGCTTACGGATATTTTAATAAAGGTGTACGTGATCCACGTAACCTACCAGCTAACTTACTACCTGAAGGGTTTGTTGATGAGTTAGCAACAATTGCACAAACTTTATCAGATCGTGGTAAATTTCAATACAAAGCAAAAGAAGTATTTATTGTTCCATTCTATCTTGAACAAACAGACAATCAATCAGATAACTGGAAACCAAATACACTATACTATGTGATCGGTAATAAAAAATTCAGTAAATCTTTAACAGGATTCTTAGGTAATATTGCTAAAGACAGTCCTAATGAAATTCAACGTATGTTAGATCCTAATCAACCATCTGTACAAGTTGAAATCCAAATGACTAAAGGTACAAGTGGTGGTTGTAATATTGGTGTAGCGTTCCCACAAAAACAATCACCAGCAGTGGACTTAACAAAACAAGTTTATGTAACTTTAGAAGAAGCTTATATTCGACCAGGTTTTGATATTGCAAAATATAATGCTTTATTAGCACAAGCCAAAGAAGAATTAGCTAAAACTCCTGAAAAAGTAGAAGATGGTTCACAAGCTGAAAATCAAGCTAAAGAATTTAATGCACAGCCCCCTGTAAATGCAACAGAGCAGGCTGTAGCAGGGCAAACTACAACAGGTGGTACATTTACTAACACTCAAACTGTAAGTGCAACAGCAGTTGATTCTCAAAGCGTAGCACCTACACCTGAAGCACAAGCTCCAGCTGATGACCCTTGGGCTAAATTTAAATCACAAGCATAAGATAATCAGTTAAACAATTAAGCCCTTTGTTGAAAAATGAAGGGCTTTTAATTTATGGGGGAATAGATGAAAGATCTATTTGTAGTAGATGGCACTTACTTTTTAAGGAGATCATTTTTCGTAAAAGATAAAGGTTTTGTTGAAGTAGAAAATGAATTAACAGGCGAAATTGAAAAAGTACAAGACAAAAGGGTAGTTGTTATTGCTTTTTTCCAAGCTTTATTGAAAAAGATCAGGGAGACTAATTATAAACCTGAAATTGTGGTAGCTTGGGATAAAGGGAGTTGGAAATATAGACCTAAAGACAAATTCAAAGAATATAAGGCTGACAGGCAATATGATGAAACATTTCAGTGCTGTTGGGATGCTAATGATTTAGCTATTGAGATTTTGAATGAACTAGGTATTAAATCTATCCAAGTTCCTGGTCTTGAGGCTGATGATATTGGTATGTTCTTTGCATATAACGCTAAGAATGTTACCCTTTATACAAAAGACGGTGACTGGAAACAAGCACTAAACCCAAATACTGTACTTGATAACACAAAACAAGTTATCACTTGGCAAGAAGTAGTTGGTGATCAAATTAAGACACCATTAGATTTAGCTATCAAGAAAGCAATTGATTCTGAAGGTCATGATAATTTAGCCAAAGTTCTTGTAGATGATGAGCATTTAACCAATGCCAAAGGTGAAAATAAATTACATAGAATTATACACGCTTACAAGAAAAGACAATTGCCACAAACTATTCTAGATGCTATTGATAGAAATTATATTCTTGCAAGAATGGATAATGTGTTGTATGATCAAAAAACCATAAATGAAATTATGGCACAATACAACAAACCAAAGCCTAAATTAAATAATCTAGGCATTATCACAGTATTGAATAAATTAGGCGATTACCCAGCTTATTTTAATGGTGTAATCGCAAAATATTTAAGTTTACATTAAATTGGAGAATAAAAATGGAAGTAGTAGTTCCTTATAACAAAGTATTAGTAAAACTTGAACAAAGAGAAAATAAAACTGAATCAGGTCTTATTCTTACAACTAAATCAGAAAAACCTAATCGTGGTGTAGTTATTCAAACTAATCAAGGTAGAGACTCAGAAGGATTTTTTGATCCTTTAGTAAAAGAGGGTGATAATGTAATATTGACAAGTTATGCACAACCACAACTTTATAATAAAGATGAAAATTTATGGATTATCAACTGGTCAGATATTGCATTAATTGAACGTGAGTAATTATTATGTCTAAGATTTTAATTACAGGCGATATTCATATTTGGAATTATGCTGATTATAATTTAGAGCCTGATTTTCGATTGAATCAGTTTATCGGATTAGCTCATAGGTTGGTTGAAATTGGTCAAGAGCAAGGTTGTGATTATATTGTATTAGCTGGGGATATTACACATAAAGCGATTATTCCACCAAAAGTAGAGCATACAATTAAACAGTTTTTTGATATTTTGAATAGTAGGTGGGATAAAGACCACCTACTATATATAATCGGGAACCATGATGTAAATTCAAAGCAAGCCGAGACTATAATTGAGCAAAGTTCAATCCCTGTTATCGCTGACAACAAAGCTACATATTGTCATAAACAAATTAAAACAATCGGTGGTCGATCAGTAGCTTTTATGGATTGGCTACCAAAACAGGACTTATCTTGGATTGATAACCAAGTTGATTTATTCATAGGACACGTAACAATTGATCCTATGTTTGGTCAAGAAATTGATCATAGTAAATTTAAGTTAGGTATTGCTGGGGATATTCATAGACCTATTAGCCTAAATAATATTCACTCAACTAGTGTACCAGTCCCGCACTACATTTCTGATGATCAAGAAGGTAAAGTAGTAGTTTATGATTGTGATAGTGGTGAATTTGAAAGGGTAAAAACAGAATCATTAAACTTTAAGCATTTAAAGATTTATTATGAAGATGCAAAAGTTGATTTTAATGATCCTTATGTGATGAAAGTTAAAAAGCCTACAAAAATCACAAGTGCAACTAGCGTATATCGTGGCATTGATATTGATTCAATTATTGAAAAAACAGTAATTGGTGAAGGTCTAGAAGAGTTGCATAAAGACTATATTTCAGCTTTATCTAATTTAGATAGTAAACCTATTGACTTGAATTTTAGTATTAAGAGATTAAGGCTTAAAAACTTCCTATCTATTTCAAACTTAGATATGGAATTGCCTAATGGTTTAATTACATTATCAGGGGCTAATGGTAAAGGTAAATCAAGTTTAATTAAAGCGATTGACTTTGCATTTAGACCACCAAGATCTGTAAAAGATTATATAAAATTAGGCGAGAAAGAATTAGAGCTTGAAATTGTATTTGATTATAAAGGGAAAACGCATAGGATTGAAAGAACTTATGGCACACAAACCTTAGTAACTTATTCAATTGATGGTGTAGAACAAATTGGTGGTAGTATCGCTGAAATTAATAAACAGATTGATGAAAATCTAGATTTCTTACAGTTGTTTGATATTTTATATCGCTATCAATCAGCACCTTATTTATTGAGTGGATTTAATTATGCTCAACGTATTGATTTAGTCAGTAAGTTATTAGGTTTAGGAAAGGTCGATTTGGCTTACAAATTAATTCAAAAAGACTTGAAATTAGCCAAAGATAACTGTTCAAAAGTAGAATTGGAGCTTTCAAATAAACAAGCCATTATTGAAGAATTAGGTAGTATTGATTTGTCTATCTTAAGCGAAAAAGATAGCACATTAACTGCTATCAACCAATTGAATGAACAAAGCCAAACACTATCTAGCCAAGTTCAAGAAATAACAGCTTACAATCAACAAGCCACTGAAAACAATAAAAAATATCAAGAACAGAAAAGCAAGATTGAATATTTAAATTCTAAAGTATTATCTGATTCTGACCTGAATGATATTAATAGTGCTATTGTTGATTTAAGTAAGAAAGTAAACGATGGTGATCAATTGCTTAACAAATTCAAAGATGACTTAAACAAAGTAGCTGAAGATATTTCTAAAGTTGAATTAGAAAAACAAAAAATTCAATTAAAAGTAGATGCTAAGAGAAATGAATTGAATAAAATCAATCTATCTAGCAAAGTATGTAGTGCTTGCGGTCGTGAATTTGATAATGCTGATGAAATTCAAAAGCACTATGACCAAGCTAAATCTGAATATGAAAAAGCTTTATCTGAACAAGTGGCTTTAAATAGTGACTTAGATTCACAATTACAAAATTTAGGCACTATGCGAAATTCACTATCAGGCAATATTCAAGCCATTAGTGATATGTTAAGTAAGTTTAAATTTGAAATAACTGAAAGACAGAATATTTTGAATGAACAAAATTCAATTAAGGATCAATTGATTATATTAAGCCAAAATGATATAATTGAGTTACCTTTAAAGGATAGTGGTGATCTGTTATTAAAACAACAAGAGATCAATACACAATTATATCCATTATTGGATAAGAAAGCTAAAATTGATTTAGCTGAACAAAACAAATTAAAATTAGAACAACATACTGAATTATTAAAACAGTTAGAAAAAAGCGTAATAGATAGCAAGTTGAAATATGAACAACTTGAAAAATACTTACAATTATATGCACCAACAGGGTCAATCGTTAAATCGGTATTTTTAACTGTAGCTGAACTATTAACTGAAGATAAGTTTGTTGTGCGAACAGTGAAAACATTAAAAAACGGAGACACTAGGATCGATTTTGATGTTGATTATAAAGTGGGAAATTTACTTATCCCTTATCAAAATTTATCAGGTGGTCAGAAAGTTATTGTTGATATTTTCTTTATGTCTAAATTGTTTAAAATGAGTAGTCAAGTTGGTTTATTAATGCTTGATGAAACGTTGAAGGATTTAGATGTAGATAATTTAGAAAGGGCTGTTAGAATATTACGTGAAGCCCCTATATCAACAATCTTATTAGTTACGCACGTGGAATCATTTAATTTCTATGATTTAAAATATAATGTAGAATATAATGATGGTTGTTCGGTTTATAAATTAGAAGGTAGTTAAACGTAACTAGCCTAGATATGTAGTTTATTATCTAGGCTTTTTTATTTATGGTAAATAAAAATTTATCATCATAGGTATTTTAAATGGATAATATTTTTATTAAGAAAAGAGATGGAAGAGAAGAATTATTAGATATTGAAAAAATGCGTAAAGTTATCAGATGGGCTATTGATGGCATTGATAACGTTTCTCTTTCACAAATTGAAATGAAGTCTAGAATTCAATTTGCGGATAAAATGAAGTCTGAAGATATTCAAAAGATTTTAATTAAGACAGCAGCTGACCTTATTTCAAAAGATACACCAAACTATTCAATTGTGGCTGCTAGGCTTAATATGTTTGACCTAAGAAAACGTGCTTATGGTCAATTTGATCCACCTAAGCTTTATGATCATGTTGTAAAAATGGTTAAGCTAGGTAAATATGATAAAAAATTGTTAGAATATTATACAGAAGAAGAATTTAATGAAATGGATAAATTCATTGATCATTCAAGGGATTTAGATTTCCATTATGCTGCTGTAAAACAATTAGAAGGAAAATATTTAGTTCAAAATAGAACTACAGGGGAAGTGTATGAATCACCACAAATGGCTTACATTCTTATTTCAGCAATTTTCTTCCAAAGATACAATAAAGATAAGAGATTAGGCTTAGTAAAAGAGTTCTATGACTATCTTTCAACAGGCGTTATTTCTTTACCTACCCCAATTATGGGCGGTTTAAGAACACCAACTAGACAATTTAGTTCATGTGTATTAATTGAATGTGGTGATACGTTAAATTCTATCAATGCAACAGCAAGTGCTATTGTTAAATATGTTTCACAACGTGCTGGTATAGGTATTAATGCTGGGGCAATTCGTGCATTAGGTAGTCCTATTCGTGGTGGCGAAGCATTTCATACAGGGTGTATTCCATTTTACAAATACTTTCAATCAGCGGTGAAGTCTTGTTCACAAGGTGGTTTAAGGGGTGGTGCAGCAACTTTATATTATCCTATTTGGCACTATGAATTCCCTGAATTGATTGTATTGAAAAATAATAGAGGTGTTGAGGATAATAGGGTAAGACACATGGATTATGGTGTACAAATTAGCAAGTTATTCTATGAACGCTTAATTAAAGGCGAGAATATTACTTTATTTTCACCTAGTGAAGTTCCTGAATTATACAAAACATTCTTCACTAACCCTACTAAATTTGAAGAGTTGTATGTAAAAGCTGAGAATAACCCTAAGATTAGAAAAAGAGTAATTAAGGCTGTAGATATTTTTAGTTCAATTATGCAAGAACGAGCATCAACAGGTCGTATTTATATTCAAAATATTGATCATTGTAATACTCACTCAGCATTTAATCCTGAACTTGCACCTATTAAACAGTCAAACTTATGTGCAGAGATCACCTTACCTACTAAGCCACTGAATAATATTAGTGACCAAAACGGTGAAATTGCATTATGTACTTTATCAGCTATCAATTTAGGTAAGATTGATAAGTTAGGCGATATGGAAAGACCATTAGAGCTAATTGTTAGGGCTTTAGATGAGTTGCTTGATTATCAAGATTACCCTGTTAAGGCAGCTGAAGTTTGGGGATTAGCTAGAAGATCATTAGGTGTTGGTGTTATCAATTATGCCTATTATTTAGCTAAAAATGGTGCTAAATATGGTGATGAAAAAGGTTTAGAATTGACACACGAAACCTTTGAAGCATTTCAATATTACTTATTGAAAGCAAGTAATAAGTTAGCTAAAGAGGTTGGTAAATGTAAAGCCTTTGACCAAACTACTTATGCACAAGGAATTTTACCAATTGATACTTATAAGAAAGATCTTGACCAAGTATGCAATATTCCTTTACAATATGATTGGGAAAGCTTAAGAAAAGAAATAAAAGAATATGGTTTAAGAAATTCAACACTATCAGCGATTGCACCAACAGAAACAAGTTCACAAGTTTCTAATGCAACTAATGGTATTGAGCCACCACGTGATTTTATTTCAGTCAAAGCAAGTAAAGACGGTATCTTGAAGCAAGTTGTTCCTGAATATGAAAGACTGAAAGATAATTATCAGTTGTTATGGAGTATTAAGGACAATAAATCTATTTTAAATTCAGTAGCGGTAATGCAAAAATTTGTAGATCAAACTATTTCTACAAATACTAACTATGACCCTAAAAATTATGAAGGTGAAAAAGTTCCAATGAAATTATTGCTATCAGATTTATTGTATGCCTACAAAATGGGTATTAAAACCTTTTACTACCACAATACTAGAGATGGTGCTAGTGATAAGCAAGAAGATATTGAAGACGAATGTACTTCTTGTAAAATTTAAATAGACTATTAGCCCTCGTTTGAGGGCTTTTTTGTGGAGAATTTTTATGGCTTATTCAGTATTTAATGATATTAAAAACGACCAATTAAAAGAACCTATGTTCTTCGGTCAAAACATTAATGTTGCAAGATATGACCAGCAAAAGTATGAAACTTTTGAAAAATTAATTGAAAAGCAATTATCCTTTTTCTGGAGACCTGAAGAAATTGATGTTTCAAAAGATAGAATTGATTATGCTAATTTACCTGAACATGAAAAGCATATTTTTATTTCAAATCTAAAATACCAGACCTTACTGGATTCTATTCAAGGACGTGGCCCGAATGCTGTTTTATTACCTATTGCCTCTATCCCTGAATTAGAGACTTGGATTGAAACCTGGTCATTTTCGGAGACGATTCACTCTAGGTCTTACACCCATATTATCCGTAACATTATAAATGATCCATCAATTGTATTTGATGATATTGTAGAAAATCCTGAAATTCAGAAACGTGCTAAACCTATTGCACAGTATTATGATGATTTGATTTTAGAAAGCCAACTATATCAAATTCATGGTAATGATGTTTGGTATAGACAAAAAGAGGATGGTTTGGTTGTAGTAGCTAACAGTAGAGATGAGCTAATGTCAGGTGATTGGAAAAACGTTACTTTGTTTGAATTGAAACGCAAACTTTATCTATGCTTACAATCTATCAATGCACTTGAGGCAATTCGTTTTTATGTCAGTTTTTCATGCAGCTTCGCTTTTGCCGAGCGTGGATTAATGGAAGGTAATGCAAAAATAATTAAACTCATCGCTAGAGATGAGGCTCTTCATTTAACTGGTACACAGCACATTTTAAACATCATGGCAAGTGGTATTGATGATCCTGATTTTGCTCAAATTGCTGAAGATTGTAAAGAAGATTCTATTAAATTATTCCAAGACGTAGTAGAACAAGAAAAAGAATGGGCTAAATATCTATTCAAAGATGGTTCTATGGTTGGTTTAAACGAAGAAATTTTAACCCAATATGTAGAATACATTGCAAATATTCGTATGAATGCTATTGGTTTAGGTACTCCTTACGAAACTAAAAATAACCCTATACCTTGGATCAACGCTTGGCTAACTTCAGATAACGTGCAAGTAGCACCACAAGAAGTAGAAATTAGTTCATATCTTGTAGGTCAGATTGATGCACAAGTAGATACTACTGAATTTGGTGGTTTTGAACTTTAAAAAATAGGCAAAGAATATTGCCAGTATTATAGTAAAAGAAAATAGCAAAGGGTGAATAAACCCTTTGCATAGGTAAAATGAATGGCAAGTTATACAAATTCAGATAATCAAAAAATTGAAGTGACAGAGGAACATTTAAGCACCGCTGTTGCTTTATATGAAGAATTAAGAAAAACTAGCACAATCAACGGTATTAATTGGAAAAAGCATAAGAAATTAATGGAACAAGAAGGCTTTAATGATTCAGATTGTAACGAAGCCTACCGTTGTTTAATTAAGCGTGAGAGAAAGCGTTTAGGTATTTTATTAAGCCCTGAACAACTATCTACCTTAACAGTGGAAACTAAACTAGATACTATCAAAGAACAATTAGGTAGGATCTATAGCACTAAGTTTGAGGCTAGGGAAGAGTTAAATTCACTTAATCGTGCTAAACGTGAAATTACTAGAGATGTTTTATTAGTTGAAAGTATTGTAGATAAGTTAGACCAAATTCAGTGGCAAGATATAGTTAAAGTATTGCCTAAAAAGCCTACTGAAAAAAGGGCTAGTAAAGAAATGATTGCTTGTATTACAGACTTTCACTATGGCTACGAGGGAAAAACACCTTATAGCGAATATAACCCCAAGATTGCTGAACAATTATTAGATGATTATGCTAATGAATTGATTAGACTAATTGATAAAGAAGATATTCAACACGTAATTGTAGCTAATCTTGGTGATTTAGTTGAAGGAAATTTAAGAAACCAAAGTTTATTTGATACACAGAAAACATTAAGCCAACAAGCGATTGATGCAACTGAATTAATTATTAAATTCTTAACAAAGTTAAGTCAATACACTAGCATTAGTTATTGTGGTATTGCTGGTAATCATGATAGACTAAATCCTAATGCCAAAGAGAATTTAAGGGGTGATAGTGTTGTTATTCTATCTAATGCAATTATTCAACAGTTTGCTAAATATACTAATCAAGTGAAATATATTGAACTTGAAGATGAGTATTATGGGATTTTGAATGTTGGTGATTATAGGGTAATGTTAGTACATGGTGATAGAACGCCTATTTTCAAAGATAGTGTTTTAGCTGATTTGTCTATTATTCATGGTGAACTAGATTTAATCTTAGCTGGTCATTATCATAGGCATTCGGTTAGGGAAGTAGCTATTGATAAGTATGTAGCTATTTTTGGTTCAATAAAAGGCATTGATAATTATAGTTTAGAAATCAATAAAACAAGTTCAAGATCACAAGGTGTTGTGATTGTTGATAGTTATGGTTTCGAGATTAGACAGGTAAAATTAAGTCAGTAATTACATAGGCAAAGGGTCAAATGATCTTTTGCCTATTTTTTTTTCAAATTATCTATTGACAAGTATATTTTTAAGGGTTAGTATTAGGTTGAAAGTTAATAGTAGCTAGGAGAAAATTATGCAATACTATGTACACGAAGATGAACATGAAGTAATTTTAGATTTAGAATTAGACAATATGGGTGAAGAAAAAAGATTAGAGATTGCTTTAAAAGACCCATATTTAGATGGTAGCTGTAATCAAGTTTATACTAAATTAAACAAAAAAGAACTAGGCGAGTTTATCTTGGCTTTAACTGATTTATATAATCAAATGTAAGGGGGCTTATCATGGTATTTTATGAAAACAAAAATTTAAATAGCGAATTAACTGTAGAAACTGAAACCAAATTTGGAAAAACTAAATGTAACATCCTCTTAGAAGATCCTTGTGGCACTTATGGTGAGTATTCAGCATTATCCGTTGAAATGGATCGCCAAGAATTAGAAGAGTTTATCTTTGCACTATGTAAGGCACGTGAGGAACTACTTAAACACCAATAGTAAAGAGTAAAACTAGGTTTAACTGACTTGTATAATTAAATATAAGGATTTTTATTATGAAAACATTAGAACTTATAGGTGACAGTGAAGAACTTATTCTTGAAAAATTTAAGGATGGCTCTGTAGAATTGTCTATTGAATATGAAACACCTGATTGGGGATCACCAGACAACCCAGCTTTTGTTACAGCATCGTTTACTCTTCCAAAAGATCAAGTCGCTTCTTTGATTGAATTTTTGACTGAAAGTTTAGAAGGAAAATAAAATGCGAGAATTAAGATTTAAGCCCAAACGTTTTCGATATGTACATGAGAAATATGAAAATGGTACGCTATATAGAATGACTGAACAATTTTATCCAGGTAGTAATTTTGTTTGGGTTAAGGGTTTAGGTTTAGATTATTGGTCTTGTATCAAGTTTAAAAATCATGATGAATTTTTGAAATGGAAACAAGAAGAAGATAGATATAATAAACGTATTGAAAATGAAAATCTAAGGGTTAATCTTTTAAAAAATGCTAAAGAACTAGCAAAATCCAATCCTGAATTATTGGAGCGTTTAAAATATGCTTAGTACAATCACACTTATTAATCTTAATAAAATTGTAGGTCAAACAGGGCAAGTATTAAAGTTTAATGAACTAGAATCTTGCCTATCTAGTATTGATTATTATGATACAACGCTAGAAAAAGTTTGCTGTATCGGTCGTGCAATTGTTTTTAATCACCCTTTCCAAGATGGAAATAAACGAACTGCTAATTGGTTAGTCTTGTCATATTTGAAAATGTGTGGTAAGATAGAAAAACTAGATAAACAGCAAGAAGATTTAGTATTCAATTTTGCGGTAGATTCAGTTGTGAAGAAATATACCGTGCAAGATTGGGTTGAATTTTACTCAAATTTATAGGTGAAATTATGTCAATTAACGTAGCATCACAATTAGCGGTACAAGCTATTCAAGTCAATTATTTAGTTAAACAATTGTTTAAAGATGTTGTTGGAAAGCCTGTAACTGACCACGTACTTAACTATGTGCATGATCGTATTAGAACCTTACAATATGATTTGCAAGCTAGATATGATATTAAGAATGAACACCTTATTAGATTTGTAATAGAAGTAAATAAAGGTGATATTAATATTAGAACAAATTTAAAAGAATTGCTAAAAGTAAATAATGTGGAAGAGAAAACAGCCGAACATATTTTAGGCTTATTAACAAGTTAGGTGTAATATGTCAGAATTGGAAAAATTAATTTTAGAAGATAGATTTAATGAAGTGGAGAAACTAGTAGAAGGTGTTGAATTGCCATCGGTAGTTATTCCATCATATAAAAATCGTGAAAAGTGTAATATTAAAAACTTAGTTGAAAGTTCACCTACAACTAAATTTATGATCTTTGTGTATGTAGATGACTTAGACAATTATCAAGAATACTTAAAATATCAAAATGTGGAATTGGTAAGCGTTCCATTAGATAAAATTGAATATCGTGGTATTACACCAAAACGTAAATTTATTATCAATTATTTACTAGAGCGTGATTATCATAAAATTATTATGCTAGACGATGATACTAGCACTGTATTCAATCGCACAATTAAACAAGAAGGCAAAAGAGCAGGTAAAAAAGTTCCTGTAGATATTTGGACTTCTTTCAAAGTATTGATTAAAGCATTAGAAGGGGTTGATTATGGCATTGGTGGTTTTTATCGTGATGATTTTGTTAATTTTTGGACTAGGAAAGAAATTTTAAGATTATACACTAAACCTTTAAATGCAATTTTAATCAATTTAGATAAATTGGCTAAATATAAATTAAATTATGATCCACAATTTAAAACAGGTGAGGATTGTGATATTGTATTGCAATTATTTTCAAACAACATAAATACTTATTGCTTAACATTCTTAGCCAATGTACAAACTATTCGTAGCGGTGGTGCTAATTCAACCTGTGGATCAAGAGAAGATTGGCGTAAGGATTGGATTAAAATGTTTGCTAAATGGAAAGGCTTTTTAGATTTGAAAAATTTCCCTGGTGAAGATTATAAAATAAAAGAAAATTATAAAAAGATTTATGCAAATGACCAATCTTTTAAAGACGAAGAACATAAGCATAGATATGAACTAGCTAAACAGTGGAATGGCTAAAGGTGGTTAATATGTTTTCAGAATTAGATAGTTTTGAAATTGAAAAAGCAAAGAAAGCACTACAGAAAGAAAAGATTATTGCTAAAGTAGATTTAGACGGTACTTTTGTAAATGTTGCGTTAGATCCATATCTTGTAGAAATGTATGGTGAAGATTATGCTATTAGATACGCTGTAAATCATTCAAACTTTGTGGGTGCATTTTAATGAGTTACCAATGTCAAGATGATGAAATATTTGTGTTTGGTAGTAATTTAGCAGGCATACACGGTAAAGGTGCAGCATTAACAGCTAGACAGTTGTACGGTGCAAAATTAGGTCAAGGGTGGGGATTGCAAGGCAGAAGTTTTGCTATTCCAACTAAAGATAGTAATTTAAAACCATTACCACTTTCTAATATTGAGAAGTATGTTAATGTGTTTTATGATTTTGTTAGGTCTAATCCAAAAACTAAATTCTTTGTAACAGCTATTGGGTGTGGGTTAGCTGGATATAAACATTTTGAGATTGCTCCAATGTTTTTAAAATTTAAAGACTTGGATAATGTAAGATTACCAGATGTGTGGATTTACTTGTATAACGCAATAGAAAGCTTATCTTAGGATTATAAATTTAAGCAATACAATTTATCAAATAACGTTAGAAAATCGCTGTATGGCGTTCCTATGCGTTATTTTGGCTATATATGGAATAAAATATAAATGAATAAAAACAGAATTAAATCACCACTAAATTATACAGGTGGAAAGTATAAGTTATTGAGTCAGTTATTGCCTTTATTCCCTAAAAATATTTCAACTTTTGTTGATTTGTTTACAGGGGGTGGAACAGTGGCATTGAACGTTGATAGTCAAAGAACTTATGCTATAGATAACAATTATAACGTTATTAAATTGCTTTCCTTATTCCAAAAATTAAGTTTTGAAGAATTGCTAGAGAAAGTAAAGGAATTGGAAAAGCACTATGGCTTAAGCAGGGATAATAAACTAGGCTACTTGGAACTTAGAAAGTATTTCAACAGTTATCAAGATCCTGTTGCATTGTTTACTTTGATTTGCTATTCTTTCAACAATATGACAAGGTTCAATTCAAAAGGTCAATATAACGTTCCTTTTGGTAAGCGTATTTTCAATGAAAATATTAGAAAGAACTTGAAAGAGACAATTAGTGCTATCCAAAGTAAAGAGATTATTTTTGCCTTTTCTGATTATAAAGAGGCATTTAATCTTATAGATTCACAATTAGATGAAAATTCATTTGTCTATTGTGATCCACCATACTTAATTACAGATGCTGCTTATAATAGTCATTGGGATAAGCAAGAATTTACTAAACTACTTATTTTACTTGACCAATTAAATGAGCGTGGTATTAAGTGGGGGTTAAGTGAAGTCATTTTTCATAAGGGTAAGGAAAATGATGTTTTAAGGGAATGGATGGATAAATACAAGGTGCATTATATCAATAGTGATTATTCAAATTGTAATTACCAAACTAGTGGAACCAGTGTAGAAGTTTATGTGTATAATTATTGATTGGAGTAAGTTGTGAAAGAAGAACTAAAAGGATTGAAAGAAGCATTTCTTTTTTATAAGAAAGCTTTAAATGATAAAGATGCAATTGCTTGTGGATGCTTAAAAGATGCTGAAGAATGGTTGATTGATGAGCTTAATAAACTATTTGAAGAACAGGAGTAATTATGGGGCTTTATCAAAAATATCAAGCTTATGTAAATCAGCTTGAATCAATGCAAAAAGTTGAAGATGAAGAAGTAAAAAAGATTGCTACAAGCGATGAGACTTTAATATCTTTGCTTAATATTACTGAAATGAATTTAAACCTTTTCAAAATTATTAAAAGCCAAAAGTTAGATGAAGATGTTATTGCTGAATATTTGTATAAGCAAGAAGTTAATTTAGGTATTCATAGTTGCATTACTTATATTCTAAGTAAGAAAGGATCTAATCATTTAGATGAATTATTAAATTATCTTTGTGATGGGTCTGTTCACACTTGTTTAAACCAAGCTGAACCTAGAAATTTAACCATTGAATCTAATCCTAGGTTTGAAGTAGGCATTGAAAACCGTGATTATTCTATCTTAATTGAGCAAACTTATAATGGCTATCTTGATATTGCTAGGGGAACTATGTATGTCAAATGTGATAATTTAATGTGGATGTTTTGTTATGAAATGTAAAGAAGTGAAATATTTTAGATCAGGTGATGAGTATTATGTAGCATTAAATAGGGAAAGTTGTATTAACTTTATCTTGCACCAATATGATGATCTTTATTATAGTGAGATTGATAGTATGCTTGAGGAAGTGCCTAGCGATACTGTATTAAGTTATTTAGTCTATGAAAGTTTAGAGTATAAAGGTTTAACTTGTTATGCTGAATTTAGAAATATTACTCTAAAAGAATGCTATGAAAATCTACACGATGGAGATAGTAGTTTACCATTACAGATTGTTTTTGATCTATAATAAAGGAAAAGTATGAAATACGAAATATGCTATGTGAATAAGGCTGATAATAACGCTCAAAAGTTAGAAATCTTTTCAGATTTTCAAAAATTTAGAAATAGATACATAGACTTAAAAAGTAAGCGTTGGTTCATGGTGGAAGGTGTATCTGTTATTAGATCAGATAAAGATGAATTACATGAAGCTGTATTTATTAACTTAAGCGAAGAAGTTTTAATATCCTATAAAAGTACGGAGCTTGGGGTAAGCGTTTTAATAGATAGCATGAAAGCATCTGGTTTCAGTTTATTAGATAGCTCCATTTATTATAAAGTGTATAAAAGTAGTGGAACGGAATTGTAAGTTGTAGTATAATGTGGGAAATTAAGTGGAATTGCTTAATTTCCTTTTTTTTGTTATGGAGAAAATTTATGTTAAAAACATTATATCAAAATGGTTCACAAAAAATCCTTTTTGATGTGAAAGGAAAATGTATTAAATTTGAACTTCACAATGCTATAGGTGATACGCCTTATACAACTAAAGATTGGTCTTTATACAAGGCTACAACTGTTTTTGTAGATGACCAAAATAAGAAATGTGTATATGATCACGTATCTAGTTTATTTGGTATTAAAACTTATGCTATTGAGAATTTAATATCAACAGTTGCAAGTGGAGAATATGTAGATGGTGAATAAGATTAAAGAAGTAGATATAGATAGGTCTGACAGTATAACAGAAAACCATAATAAGTTTGTGCTATCAGATTATAATAAAAGTAACCAAAAGTGGCTATGTAGGTGTTGCGGAGAATACATTTTTTACACTAAAATTAGAAAACACTTACTAGATTTGCATAATTTATCTATTGCAAGCTATTATAATCAATATGTAGATTCAAATATAAAATGTTTAGTCAAAAATTGTAATCATTTAGTTGAAATGAATAAACTAACTAGAATATCTAAATCTTGCGAAAATCCAGAACATAAAAAGATTTGTACATCTGCTATTCAATCTAAAACAATGGAAAGCCAAAATAAAGAATGGTGGTCTGATCCTGAATACAGAGAAAATAAATTAAAAGAAATGAAAAAACATAGTTTTGATTCAGAAACCGTATCAGCAAGAAATAAAGAATGGTGGTCTGATCCTGAATACAGAGAATGGATGCACAAGATCCAAGTAGATTCAAATGAAAATCCTAAATATATTTTAAGCAATGCTAGAAAAATGAGAAAAATAGGTTTAGACAAAAAGTCTAAGTATGCTGGAAAGTATAAAACTAAGTGGTTATATTGCTTTAAATTAAATAATGAGTGTATAAAAGTAGGTACAACAGGATCAAAAAGTAGGTTAAAAGCAATATCTTCAATCTCAGATATATTGTTATTTAAGGTATTGGGAGAGTCTTCAAAAATGATGGAAATAGAAGATTTAATTTTAAATAATACTGAGGATTATTTTATTTATTTTGATAAAAACTCAGAAATATATAAAATTGGTGGTAGGGCTGAAATTAGGGATATAAAATGCTTACCATACATATTGAAAACAATTAAAGATTTAGGATTAGTTTATGACAATGACTGAAAATATTGAAAAACTAGAGTTTCCATACTCAATTAGAAAAAGACCAGGTGTATTTGGTGCTGATTTAATAACGCCTAACTTGTTATTAAGAGAAGTGCTAGATAATACAGTAGATTTGGTATTAAAAACTAGAAAACCAATTGAAGTTACAGCTTTAACTAATAAATCAAATTGGAATATTGTATGTGATAATGGTAATGGTATTCCTGTTTATTTAGACAAAGATTATGATGTAGCTTTGGATAAGCCTATCATAATCGATCTATTATCAAAATTAAATGTAGGTTCAAATTTTACAAAAACACAATATAGTTTAGGTATGCACGGACTAGGGTTGAAAGGTACTAATGCGTTATCTGATTATTTTAATGTGTATGTCAATGTAAGAAAACAAGAAGGATCAAATTTACCTGAATTTGTAAAAAAAGGTTTGAAAGACAATAAACCTATTTTTGTAATTAGATTTGAAAAGGGTTTATTGCAAGGTTTTGAAATGATCCCTAAAAGTGAAATCTTAGTAGCGGAAATAAACTCAGGAAAACTTGTAGATAATCGAGATATTACTAACTTTCTTGAAAATCTATCTGATGATTTTGGAACTATTGTAGCGTTTAAACCAGATGAAGAAATGCACGAATCAATGACTGTTTCTTATCATGGCTATCCTGTAAAGCTTATCAAGTCCTTATTCAAATTTGATAAAGATTTATCTAAAATTGATTTTAAATTAAATTTAAATGGTAAAGAAATTGAGCCTTTAGATTTCCAAAAAATGTTTTCAGATAAATTGATAAATGATAAAATATTTAGTCAATCTGTAGATATAAAAACAGATGAACCTTTACCTATTAAATTTATTTATCAAGTGGCGTGGTCTATTGATAAGTTTAATTTTGATTGCGATGGATCTGTAAACCTTTTACAAACTCCAAGCGGTAAGCATATAAACCTAGTTACTAATGCTATAAGCCAAGCTTTCAGTAAATATAATAATTTAATAAAACCTAACGATACTAGGTTAGGTATGAGATTATTTGCACTAGGGTTAATGCTAGAACCTTTATTTAATTCTCAAGACAAGACTAAGCTATCAAAAATAGAAGATAAAGGCTACAACGAAAAAGAAGTAATTAAAACGTTGGCTGATTCTTTCTTAAAACTAATGAAAGAAAATTCTGAATATTTTGATTTATTATGCGAAAGAATTATTGAGTATAAACGTGCAACTGAAAAACTATCAAACATTGAATTGCTTAAATCAAAAATTGTAATGGGCGATGAATCAGATAAAAAGCGTATAATGTCTGGTCAAATGTCTGATGTTTATGAATGTACAAGTGATGATTTTAGCAAAAGGGAATTGTATATTGTAGAAGGAAGATCAGCTATGGGTGGTATTTTGCAAACTCGAAATAAGCTATTCCAGGCGATAATTCCATTGAGGGGTAAACTTTTAAATACTTCAACTTTAGATGAAGAAAGATTAGTAGATAATAAAGAAGTGTTAGCCTTGATAAATACGATTGGTTGTGGGTTAGGGGGTATTTGTGATCCTAGCAAGTCTAGATATAGCAAGATTATTTTGGCAACTGACAGTGACCAAGATGCTAAACATATAACTAATCTGATACTTACCCTATTTATCCACCACGCACCTGAAATGATTAAACAAGGTTATTTGTATCAAGTAGAAGCTCCATATTATAAAGTAGTAGATGGTAAGAAAGTTAAATATTATTATTTAGATGAAAAAGATAAAGTAGATTTTTCAAAAGATGTAACTAAGCTGAAAGGTTTAGGTTCTTATACCAAAGAGGAAGCTAAACAATTTTTAATGGATACCAAAGAACGTAGGCTTATCCCTATTTTATGGAATCCTGATATGGAGTATGAAACACAAGAGGCTAGTAAGCTAATGTATAGTGGTTTAGCTAGGAAGAAATTAATGGTTGAACGTGGTATTTTTAATCAAGGGGATATTTTATAATGGCTAAACAATTACAATATGAAATACATAATTTAATTCCAGATAATTATGCTAGTTATGGTGGCTACATTAATTTTGAGCGTGTTATTCCCTTTGAAGATGGTTTAAAGAAAGTACATAGACGAGCCTTATTAGGAATTAGACAAGTTGCAAGTGGAAAATTTACAAGTACAGTAAATGCTATCGGTGCTGTAAATGTTATTCATCCTTTCGGGACTGCAAGTTTAGAGCAAGTTATTGCTGATTTAGTTAGAACAGGGGAATTAGAAGGTCAAGGTTCTTTTGGTATTAAGCTAATGGAAGAAGTCCCGCCATCAGCCCCAAGATATACCAAACTTATGATGAATAAGTTAAAAGAAGATTATTATTTCAAACTACTTAAATATGCCCCTGAATGTGAAGGTGAAGTTGATATTGAGCCTGAATACTTAATCACACCTGTTCCATATTGTTTAACAGTTGGTGCATTAAATTTAGGTTTAGGTATTCAAGGAAGAACGCCTGCATTTACGTTTAAATCACTTGTAGCAGCATTTTTAGCTGATGACCCTACATTACTAGAGTCTAATTTTGGATATAAGCTCAACAAGAATGACAGCGATTTACAGGTATTATGGGAAACAGGAAAAGGTAAATTATCTTTATCAATGGCTGTTCAACGTTTAAGTGACGATGAAATTATTATTAGTGGTAGTGGTGAAGTATTTAAGCCTGATTTAAAAGCGTTTAATGAATTTACTAAAACAGGATCAATTTTTATCAAGAATGAAAGTACAGATAAAATTGCTATTAGAATTGAAAAAGCTAAACGTGCTAGGGTTGATATGAATGAAGTGTTTAAAGTAGCTCAACGTGTAGCTAGATTTAAACGAGCCTACAATATCTTGGTAGTGCGTAAAAATCCTGAAGGTAAAAACATTATCCAAACAATAGGTATTAAAGAATGGCTAGGCTTAACTATCAATCGTTATATTAAGACTTATGAACAATATAAATTAGATAGAGTGGCTGAACTTGAATCTGAAGTACAGGTATATAGTTTAATGCCTGAAGTTGGTAAGTTATTATTGCAAGATAAAACTGACGATGAGATTATCAAGAAAGTGAAAGGTTTAGACCAAACAATCTTAGATAAGATTAAACGTAAGTCATTAGGTAGCTTAAGGAAAGAAGATTACACTAAAGAGGTTGAATCGTTGGTTAGTAAGATCAATAATGTGAAAGCTGAAGACCCAATCAAGGAAATTGAAAAATATTATTGACCAAGTATTTAATTTAAGGTATAGTGCTTATTGAAAGTGCTATACCTTTTCTTTATGGAGGAAATGAAAATGAGTCGAGGAATGCTTACAGAAGAAATTAAGGCTAAATCGTCAGAATTATTTGGCTATGAAATTAGTCAACTAGAGCTTAGATTAATGCCTTATGTTCAATATTGCGTATTGAATAATAAGGATGTAGATGCTCGAAAAGTAAATGGTGACGAACGTCTTGCTCTAGCAAAATGGACTAATCTTGGATTTATTAAAAGCCCTTCAACTGAACTCCAAATTTCAAAAGAGTTTTGGGATGGTATGAATGAAATCCTATGGCTAGGCTATGTTGAATCAACAGGGAGAGTACTATGAGTAGAGCAAAAGAACTAAGTGAAAGATTAAATAGGAAACTACAAGAAATGTCCCCTCAACGCATTAACTCTATTTCTGACCAAGAAATTGATGAAACACTTGAAATTATCAATGGATACTTGGAAGAGCATGATGAAGGGAGCAGTGAAGTCAAACTAACTAAGATCAATCGATATATCTACGAGTTAAGATGCGATATTGATTCTTACTTGGCTTATATATCTGACCCAACTAAGCCTATTGAATACTTTTCAATCTTGCGTAAAGTTATGCAAAGAAAAGGATTGCCAAGTAATGCAATTTATCAAGCCTTAGTTTGGCGGAAAGAAAGCGGTAATCCAACAATCCGTGCTGGTCAAATTATGCGTGATGTTATCTTGCCTAAATATAAATGTGTTGTAAGTGACCAATATCAAACATTAAAAGGCGAAAGAATGTGGGATACTTTTGTAGAAATTATGCTAGATAAAGGCTACAAAGTTAGGGTTATAAATTTTACTTCAGGCAATTATTTTGAAGTAAAAGATTTTGAAGAGTATATTGATTTGAAAGATGAATTTTATGGTAAAGATTCTTGGTTTGCTCAATATAGAATTTGTATTTACAAGTAAGGAGTAAATATGTTACATTACCCTTGGGATGATCAACCACAACATGATCAAGAAGTAGTAGCTATATCAGATGAGGGATTAGTTTTTAGTGCTTATTATGACTATATAAATGGGTGCTTTTTCTCTAATCCTGGTTATAAATTGATTGATAAGAAAATTATTGCTTGGAGTGAATTAGGTGAAGGAAAGTATATTCATGAACAAGTATTAAATAGTGAAGTAGTTCAATTTAGATTCAGTGACCTTGCAACTAAGGTAAAACATATTTATGCTACTATTGATCCAAGTGGATTAGTAGGCATATCATTTTTACCTTATGCTCCAATTGAAGAAATTACAATTAAGGTAGAACAAGATGAAAGTAATTAGAAAATCAGTATTTGAAACAAATAGCTCAAGTTGTCATAGCTTATCTATTGAAAGGTCAGTTAGTGATAATGTGCTGAAAAAGATTAAGTTAGAGCAAGACCCTGAATTTTGCTCTTGCGTATTTGTAGGGAATTATAATAGCTATTTAGATCCTTTCTATGAAGAGCATGAATTTAGCTTTAAATTAGGTTATGTTTTATCTGATCTTATTTACAATTTAGGCATTTGGCATAAAACAGATTACTATGATCCTGAATTTCCCTTAGAGATTTTAATTCAGGAAATGAAAAAGTCAGAACAGTATCAAATTTTAAGATTATGGTTATTGGATTACGATATTAAATTAGATTGGTGGGTAGAAAATATTAGACCTTTAAATAGTAAAAGATATGATATAACTACTTATGATCAAAATTATTTTGATAGTAGCCCTAGTTGTGGTTATAGTGGAAGATCAATAGAAAGTTTGTGGAATCGATCAGATATGTTATACTTTCTATTAAATGATGAAAGTTATATTGAAAACACAGGGAATGATTAATAGGTAAAATAGAATGAAAATTGTAAGAAAAGGTGTTTTTGAAACTAATAGTAGTTCAGCTCACTCCTTGACTTTGGGTCATGAAAATAAGAAAAATCACCCATTTGTAGGAAATACTTTACTAGATTTGACAAGTAAGTATGATGAAGATTTTTATGATTTATTGTTAAGTATTCCATTTAAACAAAATGAATGCTGGAATTGTTTTAATGAACTTCATAAAGGTCATTTTAAAGCAACTACACCTATTTCTAAATTCTGGTTATTAATTGGTGTGGTGCTTTGGGAAAATTATGATTTAGTTGATAAATTAGCTAATAACCCAGAAGAGTATAAAAAGTTAACTTATCAAATACTAAATACACACTCATTCACTAAAAATATTCCTGATGCCTTTTTTGAAAATAATACATGGGAAGATTTGGCAACGTGGGAAGATATGCTTGAACTAAATGGAACTGAAATTGCTAACTTTTATTCAGGTGAGTTTTTATATGACTTAGATAGTATTTTTAGTAGTTATGAAGAATTTGCTAGTGAATTATATCCGTGCATTGGTAATTATGGCTATTTTAGGTTAGAAGACGTTATTTGGAACTACTTATTAAATCCAAAATGTGAATATACTTACTTTGATCGAGATACCGTAAATCAAAAATTAGAAGAACTTATCACAACTGAAATCGAGGAAAAGAAAGATGAAGATGATTAGACAAAGTGCATTTGAAACTAATTCAAGTTCAGCACATAGTTTAGTATTGAATAAAAATTGTAAAAGTAGCAAGGTTAAAAAAGAATTGAGCAAGTTCAGTCATTTAGCTTTATGGCTTGGGGATTATGGTTGGGAAGAAGGTATCTATGATAATATTATTTCAAAACTTGAATATATTGTTACAAGTTTATTTTATGTAGGTGATTTAGGTAAGCTGAAAGAACTGTTTACAAGAATTGTTGATATGGGGTCGCTAGATTTATCAGTAGATGGCTTTAGGTTAAGTGATTATGATTCAGTTAATGATTTTGTTGATAGTCTTTATAATCTTGTAGAACCACAATTAGATCATCAATCTAGTGACTTATTGCGTGATTTATCTGTAGATGAATTGTTAATGTTGGCTTGCTCAAATATTTCATACATTCATACTTCAAATGATAATGGCGGTTCAAGCGTATTTGAAACTTTACCTGAATTTGTTATTAAAGCTATCAAGAAAGAAGTAGGTAAAGACAAGTGGAAAGATTGGGAAGAAAATCGCAAAAAATATTCTTGGTATAATGATTCAGATAGTGATACAATAGCATGTAATATATCTAATGATGAAAATATTTTCTTTAAAGGTAAAATTGAGGATTAAATTATGAGCAAAAATAATATCTTTATCTACAACGTAGATCGTGTATGCAACCATAAAGCACAAGATTTAAATTTAGACAAAATTAAAGTTTATCATTTATTACCAGGCTTTAAATTCTATTTCCAACAGGCAGATATTTTTGGTGTGTTTAAAGGATCAAAAGTAAAAGTGCTTAAGTCTAGATTTAAAGATATTGAAGAATTTTCAATTTGGAATAGACTTGACATTATGAGTATATTGGAAACATTACAAGAAGAACAAGTTCAATTGGAGAAAGAAAATGCGTATAGTAAGAAAATCAACGTTTGAAACAAATAGTAGTTCAGCACACTCTTTAACGTTCAAACGTGAAGATATTAAAAAAATTCCAGACTACCAAGGTAAAGAATTAATATTAGATTTATTGGAATATGCTAACAAGTTTGCTGGTGAACCTGATCGTCCTGAAATTTATACAAGCTTTAAAGATCGGTTAGCCTATTTATTATGTAGTGCGTTTTCTTATTTTTCATACCCTACAGATACTAGAGTTGAAGTACCTGTGGATTATGTTGAGTTCTTGAAAGACTTATATGAAAACAATAAAAAATTTGGTTATTATGATAACCTTTTAGCTGATATAAAAGAAGAAAACGGTAAATGGTCTGATAATTTTCAAGTTTTTGAACTTAGTTGGTATGGTGGTATTTATTTATCTGGTCTTGTTAGATTCTTAAAAGATAAAACAAACTTAGAATCGCTAAATCTGAAAGTACGCAAAGAAGAATATGCTTACAACAAAGATTGGAGTAATGAACAAGATACAAAAGTTATTAAATATGGTGATAGTGGTGTGTTCAACATTAAAGAGCTAGAATCTTTTGGAAATTACATCTTAGATTATCCAATACCATTACCTTTATTATATGATTTAAATTGGGTTGAAAGTTTTCTATTTAACCAAAGTACACAGATTTGTATATCTAGTACGTGTAATCCACTAAATACAAAGCTTATCCCTAATTGGGATAATAAAAAAGACGGATTTAGTCTATATCCAGACGATAGAAACAATATAAAATTAATTGACTTAATCAAGGCTTATGATATTGTTTATAATAGTTGTCAATTAACTTTAGATGATGATGGTTTAGCTAAATTTGGCACAGGCAATAGGTTAGGTAGCTAATATGGATCAAGGTTATATTATTTCAATCAGTAGAGTTGAAACAGGTAAAGTAAAAGCTGAATCTAGTTATTATGTAAGCGATACTGAATTGAAAGCATTTAATAAAAATATAGGATTAAGAGTTATACAAGGTAAAGTTGAACGTGCTTTACTTGATTTAAACTTTAATCAACTTTATATGGAGTGTGCAAATGAAAGTAAGTATTAGTGGTCATAGTGATGATATTATTTTAGTTCAAGGTGATTTATTTAAAGAATTTAAACTAGAAGATATTGGTGAAGGTAAAATAGTTGTATTATGTCCTATTGATAACACTTACTTAGAATTCCATTTTTACACAAGCGAAGATGGCTTTTGGAAAGTAGGTCAATTATCAAAAGAAAGTGATTATCTAAAAGCAACTATTTTTACTGATGATTGTGGCGATAGTTTTGTTGAAATTGAATCTCTTGCTACTGATTTTGATGTTTTAGTAAAAAATTAAAAAAAAATCATATTTTGCTATTGACAAATAAATAAAGGTTAGTTATTATGTCCTCGAAAGGTAAGGGATTTGATAACTAACCTTTTTCAATTTCCATTCAATTTTGTTCAATAAACTAGGAGAGAAAATGAACAAGTCAATTAAGAAAGGTAAAGAAATTATTGTTGAAGTATCTGAAGGTGTTTTAGCTAAAGGTAAAGTAGTAACAGTAAAGGGTGATAAAGTTTTAGTTTCATTAACTAATTCTTTAACAAAATACTTTTCTATCAATCAAGTTAAATAAGGATCAAATATGAAAACTTACTTAGCAACTTTTGAAGATCAAAACTACGAAAAATTGGAAGTTAGATTTAATGTAGCAAAAGGTCAGCACTTTGAAACACGCTTGCACCAAGTAGAGAATAAATATTGGGGTTGGTATCTTATCAATGTAGAAGAAGTAGTAGACGGTGAAGATTATGAATACTAAATTTTATGTATTTGATCAAAACAATTCAGGTGGTTATTGGGATAAGGTTTTAGGATATAAAGTTATCATTGAAGCTGAAAATCCTAGACAAGCAAATAAACTTGCTGAAGTTATGGGTATCTATTTTAACGGTGTTGAAAATGGAGAAGACTGCGAATGCTGTGGTGATAGATGGTGTGAAGTAGATGAATATGATGCTATTGAGCCTGAAAACCTAGCAAAAGAACTAGAAGATATTAAACAACGTCAAAAAGACTGGGAATTAAGCAGTACTATCCGATATGCTAACGGTGAAATTAAATTTGTTATCTAATAAGGAAATAGAATGAAATTATTACACAAATACAAAAATGGTAACGCTACAATTGAAATCTTCTCAGATGGAACACGAGTTACTGAATGGCCAGATAATGAACCTTTAAAATTAGAATACCCACTTAATGTAGATATTCGATTAATGACTAAATGTCCTTATGGTTTAAATCCAAAAACAGGTAAAGCGGTTTGTAGTTTTTGTCATGAATCAGCTACTACAGATGGCAAAGAGTGTGATTATGATGCCTTATTAAAACAATTGGAAGGATTGCCTAAAGGTGCTGAAATTGCTATTGGTATGAATGATACTACTGAAGGCTTGTATAATTTTCTTTTCAAATGTAAAGAGAATGAATGGATTGTAAATGCTACAGTAAATCAACGATTGGTGGCTTATGAATCAGTAAGGAATATGATTTATTCTTTTATTGAACATGACTTAATTAAAGGCTTAGGTATTTCTTACCGACCTGAAGGCTTTCAATATGTTACTGATAGAATCAAAAATTATGAAAATACAGTATTTCATGTAATTGCTGGTATTGATGATTTTGATTTAGTTCGTGAATTATCTTTCTATGGCGTTAAGAAGATTTTAGTTCTAGGTGAAAAAGACTTTGGATTAAATAAAGGTAAAGTTAATTTAGACAGTGAATCGCATAAAACTTGGAAAGCTAGAATTATGGAGCTTACAGAAAGATTTGATGTAGTAAGTTTTGATAATTTGGCATTAAAACAATTAGGTATTAAAGAAAAATTAAATCCTAACTTATGGGAAGAATTTTATCAAGGTGAACATTCTTTTTATATCAATGCTGTTGATCAATATTTTGCACCAAGTTCAAGATCTAACCTAATGATTAAGAAATTTGGCGAAACTACTTTACAAGAGTATTTTAAAGCATTAGAATCAATGCTAATTGATGTTAAGGATGTTAGTAAATGAAACAAACAGTAAATTTATTAGCTTTAGATATTGACGGAGTTCTAAATAATCGTGATACTCACGATAAGTTAAACTCTATACCTAGTGATATTAGTATAGAAGAACAAGTAAAACTAGGTACTAAAATTGGTTTAAAATTATTTGTTGATGTAAATAAGACGTATATTATCGGACACGTTGATATGAATAAGTTAAATCAATTAAGTGAATATTGTAAGCGTAATAACGTGAAAGTCTTAGGCATTAGTTCATGGTTTGCTATGGCTAATACTGATGAAAAATTAGATAAGTATAAAGACTTTTTAAATATGAATATTGTAAAAGTAGGTTTTTCAGGTGACGGTCAATCTAGATTGCATCAAGTAGCATCAGCTATAAAAGAAGGATATGATCCTCTTGATTTTAACGTAAATTTAGTCTATATGGATGATGACTGTAGATTTGATGCAACTTATAAATATGGCTATGAAAGTTTAAATTTAGATGCTTTCAAATTTCTTACTTCTGATTGCAATACACTATTCTTGTTTCCTTGGGCTAATAAAGGTATCAGTGAAAAAAGTCTTGAATTAGCTAACAAATTCTGGTCAATTAATTATTGACAAAATCAATCTTACAGTGCTATTATTAGGCTGTAAGATAAATCACATAAATAAGGAGTTAATCATGACTATTAAATTCACACCTGAACAATATAGAAAAGCGATGGAATTAGCTGAACAGGGTAACTATGGTATTAATACTACTACTATGTCAGAATTTGTAACTTTTAAGTATTTAAAAGAAGATGGTCGGACAAAGGTTTGCTTACATATCTCTATTGATAAAGACTCAAGTAAAGCAACTATCGAAGCCGAAGAAGAAAATTACATTAACTTTAGTTACCCTTTCGATGTTCATCAGGCTAGAATGCTTGTCACTACAGCCAAGGATAACTACAAATACTTAAACCTATTACAACACACTATTGATACTGCTTTTGCTTAAATAAGGAGTTAATTATGCTTTTAATTTTATCATTATTAATTACATTGGGATTATGGCTTTTAGAAAAATTGGGTTATGCTCAATTTACTACCCAGGAAATGCTATATCCAACGTATGCTTTCATTGCGTTCTTCTTTATCCAATTAATTATAGCGTTTATTACATTGCTATTCTTTGGGCGTAGAGTGAACAAAATTAATATCAAACTTTAAGGGTTTAAAATGAAACAAGCTACAATTATCATGCAAAATTCACACGGTGAAAAGAAATACTTTGAAATTTCTTGTAAGACTGAATCACAGATTGCAAAAGAAGTAGAAAAGTATGAAGATCATAATCCTGATTACTATACTGTTGAAGTAGTTAATGGTTGGGTAAGTGAAGAATAAGGTAGGTAAAGTATGGCAGCATATTGTCGTATCGAAGAATTGAACAAATATACTATTAGAGCGTTTGTTCGTGATTTTAACGTGACTTATCGCATTACAAATAAACAGAATGGTGCTGTTTATGATATTGATAAGCCAAACAGTGCTTTTTCAGTTGATGAAGAAGTGGAAAAATTAAAAGTATTATTAGGAGATTAAAATGCGTATTGTAAGAAAGAAAGCATTTGAGACAAATTCAAGCTCTTGTCATAGTTTAACTTATGTAAAAAGTGATAACCCTTTATCTTATCTTGAGGAATGGAAACAGGAGTGTAATTTAAGAAAATTAGTTATCACGTTACGTGGCTACTATGAACAACCTAACGCTTATCGAGTTGAAGACAAATTAAGTTATATTTTCTCCGATTTTTTAAATGGTAAAGAAGATGAATTTGTAACAACTGAACATAATGATGATTGTTATAATGGAGGATTTAGCCAATCTTATATTAATGCTTTTTCATCAGGTGCTTTTTCAAAGCATACTATTCATAAGGACGTTTTAGATGAATTAATCAAAAAAGAACCTAAATTAGTGAGATTGATTAAATTATTGAAAAAACACGGATTTGAATTAGAATTTACAGTTAAAGGTTCTGGTTGGATTGGCGTTGATCACGAATCACAAGGTTTAGGTAGATCGGTTATGAGATATACTGATGATCAGATTCTTGAGTTTTTATTCAATCACAATAATTACTTTGAATTAGGAGTATGTTAATTATGTCAGATTTAGATATTGGATTAGTAGGGCATTTATTTTTCTTTCTTGCCTCTATTGCATTAGCGTTTAATGGATTTCTAATGGTAGGGAAGTTATATGATATTTGCTTATTCAATTTGGCAACAGGTAAATATATTCGATTTGTGATTGCATTCTGGTTAGGTTTATTTTTCTTAATTGGTGCAATTGGAATTACTATCTTTGCCTTTGGAAATGCTATAGTGCATATTTATAAATTGACAGGAACTGATTTAACTTTATTATCAGATCCTTTAAAATGGGCTTTAAGATTAGGTATGTAGTATGTTGAAAGCTTTCAAATTATTGCTAACTTTGGGTGTATGTGGTGGGTGCTATAGTTTGGCTTACTATAACAATCAACCTTTCCTATATTTCCTATCTTTTGTAGCCTTTGTCACTTTCTTTAATTTATTACAAGATTAGGCGTTAGCCTAATCTTACCTTGGAGAAATAAAATGATTTCAGTAAATGGTTATCCTATCTTATATGCCAACTATCCAGCTGGTGAAACAAATATCAATTTTAGTGAAAAAGTATTAAAGTCTATTGAGAAGTGTGAAGCTGAAAATAAGGCTGTAAAAGTTGTTTGGAATTATAAAGACGATAGTGAGTTTATTCCATTAGCCTTTATCGCATCTAAATTGAATGATGATTATTCAAGCTGTGATAAAGACTTATATATTCCTTATTTACCACACGCAAGAATGGATAGAACAGAAGAAAAAGGTCAATTCCTAAGTGGTGCATATTTCTTGAACTTATTATATTCTTTATGTTTTACTAATATTATTGTTCGTAATTTACATTCAGATAAAATACTTGAAGAGTCTCAAGTTCCTAATGTATATAATGAAGAAACAATTGGCGAACTTACTAAATCTTTTATCCGTAATGTCTTGAAAGATGACTGGAGATATGTTATTGTATTTCCAGATAAAGGTGCAAAAGAACGTTTTAGCTCACAACTAGATCCTATTTCAAAATATCAGATTATTTGTAATAAGGAACGTGATTTTGCAACAGGTAAAATCAAAGGTCTAACATTTGAAACAAGCGAAGATTTTGTAAGTAGCACTGAAGATTATAATTTAATTATTGTAGATGATATTTGTTCTTATGGTGGCACTTTTGATTTAGCAATAACAGAGATTTCTAAAAAGTATAAATTCAAGGCAGCTTATCTTGTTGTAAGCCACTTAGAAGAAGTTTATACAAAAGGAAAATTAGTGAACAATCCACTATTGAAAGGTATTTATCATGAAAATACAATGGATTGGTCAATTGATAAACCTAATTTTATTGAGGTGAATAATGAGCGTAATTAAAGACTATTCAATCCCTAGCTTGTTGTGTGATTTTTACAAAGTAGGTCATAAAGACCAATATGTAAAAGGCACAACTAAAATCTATTCAACTTGGACTCCACGTTCTAATAAGTATTTTCCAAGAACTGATCGAGTTGTATTATTTGGCTTACAAGGGTTTATTAAAAAATACCTGATTGACTATTTCAATGATAACTTCTTTTATCAAGATGAAGACGAAGTAGTTGATCAATATGTTCAATTTGTGAAAGAACATTTAGGCACTGATACAACAGGTGAGCATATTCAAGCTTTACATAAACTTGGATATTTACCTATTTCAATTCGTGCGGTAGCTGAAGGTAGTTCAGTTAGTATTCGAGTTCCAATGCTTACAATTGAAAATACACACCCTGATTTTTATTGGGTAACTAACTATCTTGAAACATTATTAAGTACAATGTTATGGCAACCTTGCACAAGTGCTACAATTGCAAGAGAATATAAACGTATTGCTACAAAATATGCAAAAGAGACTTGTGATGATTTATTACACATTCCTTTCCAATGCCACGATTTCAGTATGCGAGGAATGTCAAGTTTAGAAAGTGCTGAAATTAGTGGTGCAGGTCATTTAACTAGCTTTATTGGTACTGATACTATCCCAGCTATTAATTATTTAAAAGGTTGGTATGGTAGCAATAGTTTAATCGGAACTAGCATCCCTGCCACGGAACATAGCGTAATGAGTTCGCACGGTTTGAATGAGCTAGAAACATTTAGATACCTAATTGAAGATGTTTACCCTACAGGTTTTGTATCAATCGTATCTGATACTTATGATTTTTGGAAAAATGTTGCTGAAACATTACCAACATTAAAAGATAAGATTTTAGCACGTGATGGTAAAGTTGTAATTAGGCCAGATAGTGGTGATCCAATTAAAATTATTTGTGGTACAACTAAGATCCACCACCGATCTTATGTACAAGCTCTTGTGTCTGGAACAATTTATTATCGAGATACAGAGGGTAAAGTTAAAAAAGCTGTTAAAGGTGAAAATAATCTTGAAATTTCAGATGATGATCGTACACCTGAACAGAAAGGCTTGATTGAATGTTTATGGGAAACTTTTGGTGGAACTGTAAACTCAAAAAGATATAAAGTTCTTGATTCTCATATTGGTGCAATTTATGGTGATTCAATTACTTTAGACCGATTTGAAGAGATTTTAAGACAATTGAAAGCTAAAGGTTTTGCAAGCTCTAATATAGTGGTTGGGGTAGGAAGCTTTACTTACGCCTATAATACACGGGATACATTTGGATTCGCTGTTAAATCTACTTACTCAATTGTGAACGGTGAAGAAAGATTTTTATTCAAAGACCCTAAAACAGACGATGGCACTAAACGTTCACAACGTGGTATGGTAGCTGTTTTAAATAACGGTACTGAATTTAAAGATGGTTTAGGCATTGTTGGCATTACAGATCTTTATCTTGAAAATGAATTAAGTCTAGTGTTTAATAATGGTGAATTGAAGAAACATTTTACCCTAGATCAAATTCGTGAAAATGTTGATAAAGAACTTGAATTACAATAAGATTTAAAGTAGAATAAAGGCTAGGTTAGATTATCTAGCCTTTTATTATATGGAGAATAGTTATGTTAGAATTAGAAACAACAGGGCAATTTACAAGGTATGAGTATCTTAGAGTAGAAGAATCAGATGAAGGGTTTTGTATAAAGGTATATGTAGATGAATGTGAAGGTATTGATTATGACCGTAACTTAATTCATTTCGCAGAAACAACTATTGACAGGGAACAAGCGAAAGAATTGTTAGAATATTTAAAGGTAAAATTAAATGAAAAATAAAGTTGATCAAGTAACAAAAAATTACGTAGAATGGGCTGTTAAACGAAATATTGCAAGTGGTTTATCTATGCACTCTCAATTTGTGAAATTGACTGAAGAGGCAAAAGAGATTGCTGAAGGTGCAAAAGAATTATATACAGCCTTAAAAGATAATGACAAAGAAAAGCTTAAAAAGGCTTGTGATATGATTAAAGATGGCATTGGGGATACTGTTGTTGTAGCAAGTATTTTAGCTAAACAATATCAATTGAAAGATGCTGTTGGTAGTGAGTTAGTAAGCAGTAAATTCTTTGCTTTAGCAAATGTAGAAAAAGACCCAGTTGTAGCAAGTGTGTTAAGTGGAAAAATTGATACAGATGCTAACCACGCTTATTTTATTGCTACCCCAATGAATATGCTAACTTCAAACCTACTTATCAATTTAGGTGCTGTAGCAAGTGATGTAGCACGTGGTCGTAATCCTGTTGGGTCATTGAAATTACTTTGTGCTAATATTGAAGTGATTGCCTCGTTCTTACAATTCAACTTGGCTGAATGTTTAGAAATGGCTTGGAATGAGATTAAGGACAGAAAAGGCTTAGTGGTGGATTCTATTTTTGTTAAATATGATGATTTGACAGAAGAACAAAAAGCTTTATTCAATAATCAAAAATAAAGCCCCTAAATCAAGCATACAAGCAATTTTATAGTTAGCTTGATAAATTATATAGCTAAAATATACAATGCAATAGAAAGCGATTTACGAACGATTTAGGCTATATTCTTTTATTGGGGCTTAATGTGAAAAGTAGGTGAAGTATGGCTAAATATAATCGGTTTATTAAATGCAAAAACCTTAACCCAGCTACAAGTGATTTGCAGGATATAATTATCAATATAGATAGTATTGAATTAATTTATCCAGCAAATATAGTTGGAGCTCAATATGAAGAATACGATGCGGTATTCTTAAAAAATCGACCTGTACCTTTTTATATTTTAAGTGATTCAGGTTTATTTGAAGTATTAAAACGTTTAGGAGATCAAATCCATGAAATTTAAAGAACTAGAAGAAGACGAAGAAATTGGTTATTCTGATGATGTTTATTATGACCTTTTTGATGGAGGATATTTAAGTCCTCATCGGTTTTTAGATAATCAAGAAGATATTGAAAAGGTTGAGAATGCTATAAGTATTATTAGACAGTACTTAGATGGCATGGTTGATAATGGCTTAATCGAGTTAGGTTAATTCATAGGTTAGTGGGTAGGTTTGTTTTATTTCACTCCTACCTTTTATTTGGCTTTTATTATAAGGTAAAAAGAAAATGAAAGAAGTACAAGGTTTAAGTTCAGTACAAGTTGAACATAATCTAGCACAATATGGTAACAATAAGCTTACTGTAAAAGAATCAGCTACATTCTTAGAAATGTTTGTTGAATCTTTTAAAGATAAGTGGATCTTAATTTTACTTGGTGCATTAGGTATTGAAATGTTATTCAATACAATTAAAACACTATATCCTCAAATTGGTGAAAGTGAGTGGTTAAATAGCTTTAGTATTGCTATCGCTATTTTATTAAGTACAGGATTCGCAACAATCTCTAGTTATAGTGCTGAAAAGAAATTTAATGCACTGAAAGACCAATCAAGCAAAATTCCTTACAAAGTTTATCGGAATGGTAAATTAGTTGAGGTTATGGTTGATGATATTACTTTTTATGATTTAATTTTAGTACAAACAGGTGATAAAATCCCTGTAGATGGTATTTTAATTGATGGTCATTTAAAAGTTGATCAAGCTAGTTTAAATGGCGAATCAGAAGAGGCTAAGAAAGTAGTAGGATCAACGGATAAATTTAAACCAGATGATTTGTTTAGTGAATATAGCGTATTTAGGGGAACAGTTGTTACAGAAGGTGAAGCTATTATTCAGGCTTTAGTTTTAGGTGATAAAACGGTATTAGGTAGCATTAATAGTTCATTACAAGAAGATAAAAAACAATCTCCAAGTAAACATAAACTTGAAAAACTAGCTGATGGTATTGGTGTAATGGGTTATAGTGCTGGTGGATTGTATTTTGTAATCAATATTGTTCTAGGTTACATGGCATTACAATCACAAGGCTTAACTCAAGATTATATGGCTATTGCCTTGTTAGTAATGAAGACTTTAATGTTTGCTGTTACAATCGTTATCATGGCTGTTCCTGAAGGTTTACCTATGATGTTAGCTATGGTCGCTAGTATGAATAGTGGTCGATTGTTGAAAGAGAATATCTTAGTGCGTAACCCTGATTCAATTGAAACAGCAGGATATACTAATATTTTATTCAGTGATAAAACAGGTACATTAACAAATGGCGTATTATCTGTAGTTGATTTTATTGACGGTGAAGGTGGTATTTATCAATCCTTAAATAAACTTAATTCAAAATTGAAAGAAGAATTTATTTTAGCTATGGGATTGAATAATGATGCTCAAGTGATTGACGGTAAGGCACTAGGATCGAATGGTACTGATAGAGCATTATTACAATATCTAATTGACAATGATTTATTAAGTGGCGTAGATAAAAGTAGGATTGTAGATAAAGAACAATTTACTAGCACTAATAAATATGCAAGCGTTACAACTGATACAGGTATTAAATATTTGAAAGGTGCTGCTGAGGTATTGTTAGCTAATTCAACCCATTATATCAAAGATGGTAAAGTAACAAAATTAACTCAAAAACACATTGATAAGTTAAATGAAATCAGTATTGAACAAGCTAATCGATCAATGCGTTTATTAGCATTACAATATCAAACAGATGAACAAAAAGTACTGATTGGTATAGTTTGTATTCGTGATAATATGCGTGATGGAATGGCTGATACAATTAAAGAATTAAATCAAGCTGGTGTTCAAGTTGTCATGGTTACAGGGGATAGAAAAGAAACCGCTATTGCTATCGCTAAAGAATGTGGCATTATTCAATCAGAAGATGATGTAGCTTTAACTCACGATGAATTAGCTCAATTATCTGATCAAGAAGTGAAAAATTTAATGCACCGATTGAAAGTTGTAAGTCGTGCTTTACCTATGGATAAAAAGCGTTTAGTTGATTTAGCTCATGATTTAGGTATGGTAGGTAGCATGACAGGGGATGGCAGTAATGATGCTAGTGCGTTGAAATCAAGTGATGTTGGTTTTAGTATGGGTGATGGTACTCAAGTAGCTCAAGAGGCAAGTGATGTTGTTATTGTAAATAATAGTTTAAGTAGTATTGAAAAAGCTATCTTAAATGGTCGAACAATGACAAAATCAGTACAGAAATTCATCATCTTCCAATTGACTGTAAATGTGGCAACAATTCTAACTTCAATTATTGCTCCGTTAGTTGGACTCCACGAACCATTTACTATCGTTCAAGTATTGTGGATCAACTTAATTATGGATACGTTAGCAGCATTGGCATTTGGCGG